ATTATATTGACATGTATTATTTCTGGTGTTAATATGGTTATAAAGAAAGCAACCCACATATTTAATTGATCCATATTGGAATCTAAAGTATATTAATAATATTTTTAGGGTAATAGTGGAATGTTAATTTTATGAGTAAAATAAACAAAAAATGACATTTTCATATGGGTTGTTTTTGCACATAAAACTACAATTTTATCAACCACAACACATTGTGTTTTGAAATTTATATAAGAAGAGGTAATATTACTTTGCTTTAATTAAACCGTAACATAGGATGTTTTGAAGCCTATAAAAGAAATGAAATTAGTTTATTTCTTAATTTAAACCGTAACGCAAGGCGTATAACTATCAATTCACACAGAAAAGGAGTTATACAATGTTTTATTCAGATAAAAAAGAAAGAGATGAATTTTACGAACACATGAAGTTGGGCGGTAAGATTGATGAGGAACCAGAAGCAACAGACCGAGAGAAAGTATTATGGTCTCTCGGTTTTTTGAATTGTGCTTTTCAATTAATTAGCACACGCTTAAAGAAACCATATCCTTTGATTCTAACATCTATCGAACAACATGCAAATATGACATGCATGACCAATATTCGCAAAAATGTTATGAATGAGTATCAAAAAGCCAATAGGTTTATGAGGCATGAATCATCACAGCATGTATTCCCTGGTGATAAGATTTTACACGGAATGATCCTTTATGCATTTTCATATAATGACGATCATATGAAAAGGAAAATCGCAAAAGTTGATGAAGATTATTTGAATTATATTATGGGCGCACAATATGCATCTGAGAAAGTTCCTACATGGAAGAGAAGTTACACCATACAAGCGTAAAGTATCGGAACGGAGAAATAATATGGCATTAATTAATCAAAATGACACTCATATTATCTATGAAAGCTTAGAGCTTATAGCAGATCTAGAACAAGATATTTTAGAATTTGGAAATGACTATATTGTAGCAGTTTGGTACAAAGAGATTGACGGAGTAACAATTTACACAAATTACGACTTCATTAATGAAGATTCTCCAATAGACCAATCAGAACTTCAAGAGGGAGAAAAGATCAAACCAGTGACAATGGGTGCATTATTAGTAGCACTCGAACAACAAAGCTCAATGTTCTAAAATCGTAAAAAAATAGGGTACATCAGATTAATTTCTGGTGTACCCTTAAATTTTAATAATACTCCGAATATCCTATCCAGAGTCTCTTTGTTAAATTATAATGTTTGCTTTTAAATTCAGGAAAGGATACAAACACAATTTTCATTGCCAGCTCAATCTGCTTCCTCGCATTGCCCCGTTGTAAAAAATACAAACTTGATTGCTCCCCTGAGCCACAATCATTAAGAGCGATTTCTTTATCACTAACAAACAAAACTAATAAAGAAAATACCGACTGATCGCCAGATCAATCATAACTGTTTCTTGTGTCCTTTAAATAACTCTTCAGTCTTCCTACAAGACTTCATAAGCTCTTCGCTTACAAGATTCTTGTTCCATTCTTGCAGAAATTCATTGGACTTTTCTGGTTTGACCACTATCATCTTATTTCTTTTCATACTCTTTAACATTTCTTTGTATAAGACAGTTTAATCCAACCATCTTTAGTTTTACCCCAACCATTCTTAACAGCTTTGATTGTAACTGTTGTGCCTTTCTTATAGGCATCTTTGGCAATAGCAGCCGTCGTAGATGGAGATTTACGCACCTTAAGAGCAGAAGCAGTTACTTTTACTTTGTATGATTTAAACTTAGAAGATGCTTTTGGTTTTACTACTGTAGAACCAGAAATGTCTGCTTTGAATTTAGCCCACTGTTTATTATTTTTTCCACACCAAGGTTCTGGGCACTGTTTTCCCGATACATCATTGTGCCTTAGAACATGACTGGCAGGAATATTGTATTTTTTCATAAGTTTTTTAGTTAGACTAACAGCATTTTTATATGTAGCCTTAGGAACACTTCCTACAGAATTAGCCATTTCAATGCTTAGACTGTTTGCATTAGTACAAATCTTATAAAATTTTGCACCTCCATTAGCATTTGTAACAAATCCTCCAACTGCCCATGCTACTCGATTAACAGGAACAGATTTCCATACAATATCTCCCTCATCAATGAAATAGTGTGCCCCAGCAGCTCTCGTATTACCAGTGGCAAAATAATCTGCATTGTTCTTAGCGGAATCTCCGTCATTCCCTGTGAAATGGATTACAATAAACTTAATAGAACTCGTGCTACGTTTACTTCCGTAGCTCACGCTCTTTGCCGTTCTTGTTTTAAATTTTAATGCCATAAATATCAGGCTCCTTTCTTTTATCTAAAAAGAGCAGTCACCATAACAGCAACTGCTCAATAACTAATTATTCAATAACTAATTCATCACTTAGCAAATTATCCAACAATGTCGTCAGACTCTTTACCCTCTGCGACATCGTCTAATTCTTTCTCAAATAAATCTTTATCAACTTTTACAATTACGTCTTTATCTGCAACCTTTTCCATGATCTGATCAATTTCATCGGCAGTTAATCTACCATCACGTAATGCGTAAGCAATCTTATCTCCTGTTTGTGCAAACCAAGTAAAGCTATGATTCTTCCAGTTGCCATAAGCAGAAGTACCAAATACAAATACCCAACCTACAATCTGGTTAATCACATCTTCATGTACGTCAATCACAGGTTTACCTGCCGCAGTTAATCCCATATTGATCCACGCTAACACCTGTAAAATCAAGCTCACAACAGTATGTGGTTTAACTTCACTCCAATTAATACTTGCCAAAAATTCTTTAAATTTGTTCATAATGCAATCCTCCTTTGCAATAAAAAAGACCTACAAGAATGACTCTTCATCCTTAATAGGCAATGCTTTAATTTCTTTGTACATTTTTTCTCCAACGCCATTTTGATGTAATTGGTCATGGTATACCTTATAAATAGCATTGATGTTTTCAAGCCCCGTAGGGGAAATACAACCTTTTTGCTTGTAATACCTGTGGGCTTGTTTGATTCTGTCTCTTAACATTGCAGCAACACCTTCAGATAAAGCAACGTCTATTACGCACGCATCATCTAATTTTTTAGCCAGTTCAGCTGTATGTGCAAATAGTCGTTCCATGCCTACCTTTTGGTCTGTTAATAATGCGGCTTGCTCTCTCATCATGTCTTTGATAACTTGAATATCCTTATTCTGATTGCTCAAAATCTGTGTTAGTTTCTCCAAAGTTTCTGTATGCTTATCGATCATTAAGCGTTGTTGTTCAATCACTTCTTTTTGATGTTTCTTTTCTAATGAGGCTCGTGTTTCAAACCCAAACTTTTCGTTTAATTTGGAAGTGACATCAAAAATTTTATCTGCAAACAAAAGAACCGCAAAGACAAACACTGTCAATGCAGCCCCATGTTGAGATAAAAAATTAATTATAATATTCCAATTTTCTATCATGTAATTACCTCGATTATTTTATAAAAATCACTCCTTTAAGTCTTTACCAAACATATTCTGGTTTTTCTTCTCCAAATAATAAATATCTCAACCAATCATCTGTAACAATACACACTGCACTCAGTAAAATCCATAAAATTGTATAAGGTAAGCAAATCTGCCCACACAGATTAAAAGGCATTTGAGAGTAATCCCAAATGCCTAAACCTAACCATAAATTTAAAATACAACCTGCTATGAATTCCATTACAGTAACAATCAATCCTCCGAGAATCATTTGTTTACGAAAGGGCATAAGATGGTAGAAGAAGCGACTGTTATTGATCAGCCCAATAAGAATAAAGCAACTACCACCTAACACTCCCATTGTCCAATGTGTATATCCTCGCCAGATGATTTCAATTCCACAATAAGCAAATGCTCCAATAAGGAATAAGATAAGATATTTACATGATTTCTTTACATGCAACATTTATTCACCTTCTTTTTGATCTTCGTTCTCACTTTCATCTTTACAAATAAGCTGTAAAATCATGATGTCTCCCTCAAGAATTCCTTGACAATTCTCAATAACATCACAAACTTCGCTAAAAGTCATTCTCATCTTATGGAACTCAACCCCTGAGTTTTCCATGCTTAAAGGATTAAACTCTGCTAAGAATTTCTGTCCGTTCTCTGTGCTATTGATCTGGGCATCAGTAGTGATATCATATTTCTGTAAGAGTTTGCGTTTTTCTTCAAAATATTCCTTCAGCTCTTCTTGAATCTTTCTAATATTCTTGGCAAGCCCAGCACTTAAAGTACATGGTACTAATTCACTGTTTTTCATAAGGAATGCATAAATTGTATTTAACTGTCCTAAGATCATATCTGCCTGCATATTTGTCATTTCCATATTAATTTTCTCCTTTTCTCTGTTAAACTAATTATTCTTCAGTCGTAACTGAATCTTTTCCTGTTTCATCTGTCTTATCAGTCGTAGTTGAATCTTTTCCATCTGAAGGAGTAGTAGGTTCTGTTGACTGCACAGGAATTACTTCATACTTAATTTCAATCTTGTCCAATTCTTCTCTGCTAGTAGAACTGAAAATCTGTTGTTTGATGACATTCATCTGCTGAAAGTAAGGATAGACAAATGCCTTGATCATTGCTGTTAACTGCACAAATTCCTCAGCAGTGAATGTTTCGCACGCACTCTTTTTGCTATGCCACTCAAGAGTTACTTGCTGACCAGCAGTAGTAAGAGCTTGATACTGCATAAAGTTCAGAGCCATTTCATTCTGATCTTCTTCAGATACTCCATAAAGCTTACCATTGAATTCCACACTCTGACTTGCTAAGAACTCAGCGAGAGCAGTTTTGTTTTTCTCCTGTAAATAGTTCTTGTACTCATCAATAGTTAATGTATTAATATCTACGATTTGATTAACTTTTTCATCAAGTCGTTGCACCTGTTCTACAATGTTTGCTCTTGTAAGAGATACGATCAGTGCGTCTTCCCATTCTCCATTAGAATTGTTATACAATCCTTGCTGTAAAGAGATTTCTTTATAATTGTTAAAGCATGTGTAAGTTGCAATCTGCACATCATCTCTGTAGATGTCTAATGTTTTAAAATTTGTAAATGCTGATTTAACTGTTTTTAGATCATCTGTGCAAACGACAAGTTTACATTCCATGTCAAAACTCATAGAATTAAACTGCATAAGATTAAATACTTTGTCGTCAGAGTTATCTAATTTAACTGTGTATACCATATGTATTTCACCTTTCTTTCTGTTTTTTGGCATACAAAAAGAGCAGTCCGAAAACTGCTCTATGTATGATCAAATTTATGTTTTATTTAGTTGTTTATCCGTTCGTGAACCGCAACCAAGCTAAAGACTTGCTTGCTTCCTAGTCAATATCTCTAACGAGACAAGTTTCTCTAGGCTATCCCCGTAGTTCCTACGGTTTTATTTTCGTTATATAATCTCAAACCTTCGTTGAGAATATTTATTGATGCATTTATATCTCTATCATGATGCGTCCCACAGACTGGGCAAGTCCATTCTCTTATTGATAATGCTTTCTTGCCATCTTTGTGACCACAATTAGAACATATCTGGCTTGATGGAAACCAAGTGTCTATTTTAATTATTTCTCGTCCATACCAATTCGCTTTATACTCTAATTGCCTAACAAATTCACTCCAAGATACATCTGCAATTGATTTTGCTAATTTATGATTGCTCATCATATTCTTGACTTTCAAATCTTCTAAGCATATCTGTTGGTTTTCCATGATAAGCCTATGAGATAATTTATTTAAAAAGTCTTTTCTTTGGTTAGCAATTTTTTCATGTTGTTTTGCAACTTTGATTCTGCATTTCTCTCTATTCTTACTTCCTTTTTGACAACGAGATAAATCCTTTTGTAATTTTCTTAATTTCTTCTCAGATTTTCTAAGATATTTTGGATTTTCAATCATTTCTCCATCAGAAGTAATTGCAAATTCCTTGATTCCTAGATCAATTCCAATTTGAGTATCTACAACAGGTAATTTTTCTTTTTCCTCTTGATTTACCAAAACCGAAACATAATGGTTACCTGATGGAGTTTTAGAAACTGTAACTGACTTTATCAACCCTTCAAAATCTCTATGTTTCTTTATTCTTATTAATCCAATCTTAGGAAGTTTAATATATCTATCTGATATATAAATATTTCCGCCTTGATTATTTGTAGTATAAGAGTAGTAGTGATTTTTCTTGCTCTTGAACTTTGGAAATCCTACTTCTGGTCGTTTGAAAAAGTTGTTGTATGCAGTTTGTAAATTCATCTGTGCATTTGCTAAAGCAAGACTGTCAACTTCTTTCAACCATTCAAACTCTTTCTTATATTGAGCAGGTGTATTATTCAATTTCTTTTTTGTCTCTTTGTAGTAATCAATCTTATCAGAAAGCATACGATTATAGATGAATCGTACACAACCGAAACATTTTGCAAAATATTCTCTTTGTTCTTTGTTAGGATACAACCTATATTTATAAGCTATTAACATCTACAATCACTTCCTTTCTAAATAATTTGTTTATATTTCTAAACATAATGTAACACATTGCAAACACGATGTCAAACAAAATATTTATATTTCTAAACATTTTGTCTTGATAGATAAATTTATTATGGTATAATCTAAATCAAGGAGGTGTCATTATGATAAGTTATAAACCATTATTTAGATTATTATTAGAAAGAGATATGACAAAAACCCAATTAAGAAAGTCTGTCGGTTTCAGTGCAGCCACTCTTGCTAAAATGTCAAAAAATGAATATGTATCATTAGGAACTATTGATAACATATGCAAATTTCTTAATTGCAAAATTGAAGATGTTATAGAATTTCACCCTTGATTTCGTATGTAATGTTTCAATGTATTGCTACTTACTTCTCCAATCGTAGAAACAAAATATCCATCTGTCCAAAATGTATTTTCTGACCAATAATGTTTCTTTAGTTTCTTAGAATATTTCCTCCACATTTGGATAGTGGATTGTTGTTTTAGAACTCTTACTATTTGAAGTGGAGATATTTTAGGTATAGATTCAACCATCATATGAATATGATCTTTATCAACTTCCATTTCTTTAATCGTAAAACCATATCTCTTACTGATGTTGTACATTGTCTGTTTTATATCTTCTCCATATCTAATTAGGAGTTTCTTCCTATATTTACAAACAAATATAATGTGATATGTAAGAATGAATTTGCTATGATTTCTACTCTTATAATTTTTGTTTGTTTTATTTCCACTCATGTATATTATTCTCTATCTACATTTACATTCATCCACTAGGCTAAAGACCTAGTGGATTTCTGCTTTTTATCTTTAAAGTCTAAGTTTTGCTTCGATTGCTTGTAATCGAGTTTCTAGGTCTGCTTTTTCTTGTTTGACTTTGGCAAGTTCACCTTTTGTTGATTCTAATTCTTTATAAATATGCTGTACCATATAAGTAGTAGGAGCGATAAGTTCGTCATAACGAAGTCCATATTCTTCTGTCATGTCGTCTACACCATATAGTTCCTTTGCTTTGTCGGGATCAATAGGTCGAGAAGTGCAAATATCAAATGACTCATTGTAAGTGTCTCCATAATCACTAAATACCTTATCAACATGTTGTGCCTTAAAACCAAAGTGATAATTATCATTGGAACTTTGTTTGAGTTGATATTTTACTGGTTCGATGTTCATATAAGCATCAATAATATTGTCATCAAAAGATTCAAAATTCTTTTTGATACGTTCGTCTGAGGTCTTTGTAAAGCCTACACGAGAAGTAACGCCATTTGTGTTGATGTACATCATTCCAGAGCCTGAGTCATTATTTACATAGAACGCATGATAATTTGCATAGTAGTATATATTATTTCCACCTGAATAATTCCCACAACCAAGATAGGCATCTGTTTGCCCAGCCCAACTAAAATGTCCGTTAGTACATGTATATATGTGTGCATCACAATACAAATCTCCTGTTACAGTAGCCGTTCCAACAATCTGTAGTCCCCATTCTTGTGCTATAATCCTAGACGTATAGTCAGAATCACTGTTTCCATAGTGAAAGTCAATAAATGGCGTATACCCATAAAGCTCGATAGACCCATTGTTATCTGGATTAAGCTGAATCTTATTAGATCCATAGTTGGCATGAATTTTGCCGCTTACAACAACATCTCCCGTTGTTTCTATGGCATTATATTTAGAAATGTCTGTTGAAGAAACAGTAATTGGACTATTAATTTTAATTTTAGTATCACTAGGGTCTCTTTGTATATCGGAAATCAAGTTGCCAGAATCGTCAGTGTGTAAAATTGACCATCCGTATCCCTTCTTTGCAGCCATAGACACATGACTCATCGTTACTGTGCTGTTTGAGGAAATTGTATCGGTTGCCGTAATCGTTCCGATATAATTATCATCCATTTTCAAATTAATTTGTCCAGACTGTAATATAGTTGTGTATAGGTGATTTTTTTTATCATTACCAACCATAGTTTTTCTAACTTCTAGCCCACCATTATTGTAGATTACTAAAGATGCATCTGTTGGAGTATCTGAAGATCTATTTGCTCCAATGGCATTGTTCGTTTCTCCTGCCCATAACACATATTTCCCTTTTGTACCGCTTATACCTGATCCGAATATGTTCTGATCAGCATCATATGTTGTGTAAATTGAATAATTATCAACACTCCAGCCACCAATACTACCTTTCGTAGCAGTAATCTGTCCACTCAGGTTCGCATTCTTGGCAATCAAATTACCATTTGAATCCCAACTCAAATTAGGACTTGTAAAGCTACCATCACCCAGATTTAAGAATGATCCCTGCGTACCACCAGAAGAGATGTAGTTATGAGATTTAATGGCATCTGTTGCGATTTTATCAGCTGTGATGGAGCCTGCTAAAATTTGATTACCAGTGATAGTATCAGTTTTAATACTTCCACCATCTATAATGGTTTCCTTGTCGAATATGTAAGTACCAGGTTCATTTGAAATAGAATCAACCTCTTCCAACATGATGCAATCTACCCATACATTAAAAGTTTGGGGCGCACTAGAACTGCTTGGTCTACCCCAGATAAGAGGAACTACAGACCAGTATAATCCAGTTGCATTATCTGCGACTTTTATTGCACAAACAGCTCGTTGCCAATCCGTACTTAGATTAACACCAGTAGAACTTCCTGGTAATTTTCTCGGATCAATGTTAGATAGATAAAGTCCATCTGTTTTAGTGTCTGGAGTATCATGCCCCTGAATATCTATCATGAACAGTCCCGTAGTAGAATCTGATTTTACATAACAAGAAAGTATGTATTGTTTACCTGCTTGTATTTTTACACAGCCGTAATTATTTGCAGAACTTCCTAAGTACAATGGTGTTGTACTTGAGTTTAAATTTGCAGTAGTATAACTGATTTTAAGAGATTTATCTCCATCATAAGATACCGAACTATCAATGCCGACAGAAGTTACACCGTTATCTTTTGCGTAGCATATAGCATCTTCTTGTGAGGCAACATTTTCAAAACTAGAGTAATCTAGATTATATAGATTCTTTCTGCCATCTCCTTTAGCAGTATTCATAAAGCTTACAATACCATCAAGATTAATGTTTGCTGATACAAGATTCATTAATCTATCAGTAATTTCGAAATTACTTGAACTTGTACCGCTTTTGACAATCCAACTGAATTTATCAGCGGTCTGATTAGCAATAGTTTCTACATTCACGATCTTCCCGTTAACATCTTCAGGCGCTAGTGTGAATGGCGTAGCAGAAGTACCACGCTCAATCTTTAGACAAATTTGTGAAATGTCGGAAGGAGCAATTTGTGTTTTTGTGCCATCTCCCCATCGTAAGATGATAGACATATATTTGGCATCACCACAATTAATTGTACTAGGAAATGATTTCCAACCAGTTTCACGAAGTAAACCCTTTTTTGCATCATACAATGTTCCGTAAAAAGATAGAGTTTCCTTTGATGAATTTGTTGTTGTACCACCAGCACTAACAGTTATGTTACCAGATACGGAAAATATGTCTTTAATACGAATTCGATAAGTGGTTGAAGATTTAATCGAAGCATATGTAGAACCAACAGCTTGTCCACCATTAATTCCTCCTTGCTCCCAATTTACAGGCAAGTTACTAATCAAATTTTGACCATTAATTTCATTGTCTTCTGGTGCTTCAGTGTAATCTGTGGCTTTTGTTCCACGCTCAAGTTTAGGGCATGCAAAGTAAACTTTATCGTCTCCAGACATAGAAACTGTTTCTTCGAACCCAATTTCGTTCATATATGTATCAGTTGCCAACATATCTTTTGTAACTGTAAATGTGGCAGAATATCTTGCCCAACTTGTACCAATATTAAAAGCTGCACCTTTGAACCAATAAGCCTGTGCGTTTCCTTTGAATCGGTACGAACACGCAATGCGTTTTCCAGATGTATTATTTGTTTTGGCATATAGAGAGTATGTCAGTGTATCTCCAACTTTAACCAATCCCCTATCAATAACATGTGATTTGAACAACCATGCCAACTTTCCCCATTGATTTTTAACCGACCATACAGGGCATCCATTAAATGTTTCGACTTCATCTGTTAAGAAACCAACGCCATAATAATTATTATGTGCTCTAATAGTTTGAGAATAGAGTAATAAATTTCTACCACCAATTTCAAGCCCATTAAACTCATCTTTAGTTGTATAGGTCTCGCCAATAGTTTTCTTAAACTGTTTTTCACTCTCAATGGTTTTGTTATAGTTGTTCACAAACTCATCAATTCTGTCTGATCCACCAACAGTGGTCATGACTTTCTGCATTGTTGTTGTAACACCTTCGATGTTAGTCGTGTTTTCCACCAGCTGATTCGTAATATGTGATTGTCTAGCAACAGGAGTACCGTAGTAACAATTCATTAATTGGCATTCTGAGATAGCAGATAGAGTAGTGCCTAATTTAAATCCTTCTGTACTAGCGCCTTCATTTACAACAACCTCAATGCAATTCCATCCTTTTACGAATCCTAACGTCAAAGATTCACCTTTGTTATTGTACACATCATTACCGCCAATCAATTTACCATTCAGATAAATATGTGCCCCATCATCGTGTGCAAATGTGATCGCAACACTTTTAGCGGCAGAAAATTTTGCAAATGTAAGAGCATAGCCAATATAATTGTTGTCATAATTCCAAGCAATACTTAAATCCATGTCATTAATCAAAACACTCTGACTAGGCGTAAGATTTGTATTCTTAGCAAATACATCCATTGTACTCTTGCCTTGGTATTCACTTGCAAACAAACTCTTAGGATAAATCTCATATCTCCACTTATTCAGTCCTTCATTCGCTTTGCTAATATCACCCTTAACCAAGTTCAAATCTTGCTGATAAGTAGTCTTTTCCACTCTTTGTTCAATGGCTTGCTTGTTTTTATCTACCTTTAAACTCACGTCAGAGATCTCTGATTTGGTAGATAAAATCGCTGTTTGAAGATCCTCTGGAGCAGTAGAATAACCTGTTGCAGAAGAGCCTTTTTCAAGTTTAAACTCAGAAAACCAAACAGTTCCAGCTGTTAAAAGCTTAAAGATAATGGTTATACTATATGCACTTGTTGCTTGATGTAATTTGATTTCATACTTTTGCCAATTGGTTGTAAGTGTTCTTGTAGTATCCGCACCATAGGCATCATATCCCCATCTAACAATAAAATCAGTCGTAACACTCGCCTTTGCGTAAAATGATAATGTATAATTTTGATTTTTGGAATGAAGATTGTCAGAAGTCCTTTCAGAAATACCCCATGCAAACCATTCGAGGTCATTACTTGAATTCTTATCGCCATTGGCGGCACTAACAGTCTTTAACGTGTTGAACCCATTATGCTTTGTTGAAGTGTCAATTGAAGCAACAAGATTCGTTCCTCTAGTATGTAACCCCCAACTATTCGTTGTTCCAGTAATGGCTTCATCAGTCTTAGCAAAATTACTATTCCAAAGCAAATTCCTACCATCACCAATATCACTCACATCATAAATCTTAGCAATACTACAAGTATCATAAAAACTACTATCATCGGCAACCGCTCTGAAAGTAATCATAGTTACAGCATCACTGTATAAACTACTATCTTTGCTAATACTCAGCACATTATTACTGATCGTTAGTCCTTTCTGTCCACTCACAACATCAGCGAAGCTAACTCCGCCATCAATAGAATACTGCCATTTACCGAAATTGATTTCGCCTTGAATAGTAGGTTTGATTGTGATTGCGTTAGGTGCGAATGTCTTACCACCGTCTGTGCTTTTGAAATATTGAGATGAAGGCGTAATAGAGAGGTTTTTTGCGTTGTCACCTTTTTGCCCAGTATCACCCTTATCACCTTTAACTTTAACCCAAGTATATTTACTAACATCAGTAGAATCAGCCTCAGTATAATCAGTGTAACTTCCCATGTAAATTCCAGTATCTTCACCAGAATTACCAGTAAATGTTTTTCCACCATCATTACTATATTTCACATGGAAGTAACTTGTTTTACCATCTTTGCCAGCTTCACCAGGTGTTCCGTTTATTCCATCTTTGACAGTCTGCGTATGAGTTCCTGTTGCATCTACAATAGAGATTGTCGTTGTACCCCCTGTTTTTGAAAGAGATACTTTTGGAGAGATACCGTCTTCACCATTCTGTGCCATCACAACAACATCACTCCATTCAGAACTTAAAATGGTATCTGTTGCTGTATTAGAAGATGCAGTTGCTAAAGTAACATATAATGGATTAGTACCATCTGGAATCTTCTGACTCCATCCATTATTAAGTCCGCTTGCCACGCCTGTGCTAAATGTATAGGTTACACTCGCAGAAGGCTTGCTTGGTTTACTTGTGTTTCTTTGATATAGATAAATCGTTGCAACATTTAACCCTGCTTTACCATCACTACCAGTCTTACCATTCTGTGCCAATACTACAGGTGCAGACCAAGCAGAAGTAGCAATAGTAGCCGTATCGTTTTTACTAGAAACAGAAGCAACAGTAACATATACTGCATCGGTACCTGTTGGAATTGCCGTAGACCAACCATTATTTAAAGTACCAGTAATCTTTGTTGTAGAGAATGTGTAAGTTAATGTATTGCTAGGTTTGCTAGGAGTAGAAGTTGCTCTTTGATATAAATAAATCGTTGCAGCGTTCATTCCGTTTACTCCATTGCTACCATCAATTCCTCTATAAGATACGCCGTATGATTCAGTTGAATTTCCATCTGAATAATTAACGATTGTCTGTGTCCATAAATATTTCCCTTGAGCAACAGTTGGCACATTACTTTGCCATGTTCCAGTAGGTTTTGTTGTTCCGCTGTCTCCAACTTGATATCTAACAGAAGTGCTAGTTGTTTTCACAGAGGTACCATCACTACCATTTTTACCATGATAGGAAATAGAGTAAGATTCTGTTTTGTTTCCATCACTATAAGTTACAGATGTTTTTGTCCATTGATATTGACCTTCTGGAATTGTCTGAGGACTTGTCTGCCAAGTACCTGTTGGGATAGTAGTTCCACTTGTAGATAATTGATATGTAATACTTTTGTTTATAATTGTAACGGAAGTACCGTCTTTACCTGCAATTCCTTGTTCGCCTTGAGGTCCCTGAATACCTTGAAGTCCCTTTTCACCTTGATCACCTTTTTTTGCGCAAGTCCAAGTAAGAATCTTTTTAAAAACAGTACCGTCAACAGTAATAGGAATCTCAATTTCTCCGCTATCATTTGGTAAAGAATTTCCATTAACAACAGAAATCGCAATAGCTGTATCTGTTTTAGCCACTGCGATTCCTTGTGTTTTTGCTATATCCCCAATTGTAAAATCTGTAACAGGTTTTGCCCCTTTCATAATAGTAATTCCAGAGGTGTACGCCTGTTCAGAAAGTGGGTTTCTATTCTTATCTGTAGCAAAAGAAATATTTTCATTCTCTAAGAAGATAGTATAGGCATCTTCGCCTTTTTTACCATCCGCACCTTGTATTTTAGTCCAGGCATATTGTGTAGGATCATTTGATTCTATAGAGCTTTCATTATTGTAAGAAATACCAATATAAATCGCCCCATTAGGATCATCGGTCATTCCTGTACCATTTGCATCTTTGGCATATTTAATCCAAGTGTAGAGAACCTTACCATCTTCTCCTTGTTGTCCATCTTTTACAAATAAGACATCTAATGTATTACTTTCTAATACCATTTATAGTTTTCACCTCCAAAATTAGTTATTATGTATTTTGTTTCCTCTATCTAACTCAGATTTCTACTGAGCATTTAATTTTTTGATTTTGTTTATCTTTTAATGAAACCGTTAACCTTGCACCAGTTCCAATTTGTTTCCATTCTGTTGATCCGCTTGATTGCTTGTACCAAACGTAGCTTTTGGCAGTAACTTCCTTACTTCCTTTCAGAACTTTGCAAGTACAAATTGTTTCCGTATAAACAGTATTGTTGTATTCAAAAGTAGTTCCGTTGCTACTATTTGCGACAACAGTGTAAGCAGAAGCTCCATCTGTAACTTTATATAAAGTCATAACATCATATTTAGATGTATCAGTACATTCCACTTTGACAACCACTGTTTTTCTATTTGCCATATAAGAACTTGGGATTGTAATTTGTGATTTATCTGAAGAAATGTAAGAAGTGTTTTCGATTCCATCAACATACCATTTGCTGATTCCTGCGCCATTATTGACCGTTGCGGTTAGAGTAATAGAAGTAGGGGAAATACCTGTGTCGGTTTCTGTAAAGACTTGTTGCCCTGTAAGAGATACAGAGTCGATTGCAGTGTTAAGATTCGCAATGTCTTCTGTTAGTTGGTCTAAACTATTATTAACAGATGTCATAGTTTTCGTATACTCTACTCCCCACAAACCGCCTTTGCCATCATAAATCTGTGTAATATCAACACCACCTTGTTCATTCGCCTCAACGATAGGAAAGTTCAGCTTATCTTTTGAAACAGACTTATCTCCAAGCATATTATTTACAATCAATCCATCAGCAATCGCATCCTTAGTGATACCTTGACTTGTCATAACTGTTACGCCTTTATTGTCTTTGATGATAATGCTTGGATTCTTGTTCGTATCATAACCAATTTGGATTCCAACATTGCCTTCAGTATCTAAAAACTGCATAGCTGAGCCGTTCATGATAAAGTTGCCATTCTCCGATAAGATACGCATTGTATCAGAGATTGTAATATCGCCTGCGGCTAAGTCACCGATTGTCATTTTCCCTGCGATACCATTGATGATCCATGCACTGTCAAACTTTGCATTCGCTGAGGATAGGTTGAATACGATACCTGTTTCTGTAGAAGAAGCACCGATGATTGCAGAGTTAATATTGGCAACGTCTGTATTTAACTTTTTAATATCAGCCGAATTAGCAGCAATATATTCTGAATTAATATATTTGCTAAACAACTCATTAAACTCAGCTTTGTCACCTGTGATGTTCCCGACATTAATTACTTTATAATTCAGATAATCTCCAAACAGTTTGTTAATTGTTCCTTGATCACTTAATACATTTTGTACACTATTGTTCACTGCATTTCCAAATAAGGAACTATTTGTCATTCTCTGAAGCATATTAGTCATATACTCAACAGAATCTTTAGAGTCGCCTGTTCCGACAGAAATACTATTTTTCTGCGAAGCAGCAGTATCGTCAAACAGATAAGAGAAATCATCCCTACCTGTTAGACTCGTGATCATGTTAGTATACGTCACACTAATTTCCGAACTTTTTGTGCAAGGATTATATGCAACTGTCAATAATCTTAACTTAACTGCATAATCATCACGCAAGCCAACTCGAATAAAGTTACCAACCGTAAACTGATTATGCCAACCTTGTTTATTATCCGAATCTACGTCTGCATATTCATTTAATGAAAGAATGTTATCGAGAGAAGTCTCAATCTGATATTGTGGTTGAGAAGTTTCAGAGATGCGTTTTAATCCATCTTGATATAATTCTTCGCAATGCTCGTAAGATGTTACTGCGTCGTCAAGAGAAGTAGTAAAGATATTATTGTTTGTATAATCTCCCATACGAACAATATTCATGACAGCAGTATATTCTTTATCTGTTAAGCCAAATTGCGGATCATTGAGTCCAGAATGAGTATTCATATCTGTCATGACATCGTCATATGGTTTCTTCTGAATTTCAAGTTCATCGACCTGTGCATTTAACTCTTTTAATTTATATAGAAGTGAGCCTTTTGTGTTTTCATCACCAAGCCAATTTTTGTACTTAATAAAATTCTTATGGAATACATTATAGGTTTTTTCATCCTTTACACCAGCCTTGCTGATTTCTTCATCAGTAAGGTCTTTCCAATCTTTTTGATATGCAGCGAGAATATCCATAATTTGTTTCTTATATTCATCACGCTTACCTTCAAGTTCTTTGATTCCATATAAATCCCAGTTTGATTCAAATTCATCATTATAATCAATCTTCTTATCATCGGCTAAATGCAAGTTTTGAATTGCTACCTTAATATTTGGAATAATATAATCTCTTAATTCTTGATATGTATAATATCCTTTATTGCTTTCTTTTAGCAAAGCGAGATATTTTTCATGATCAACTTCGCCAGAAGGAGTAGTCCAAGGTTTATAGACACGATTCTGAATATCATCTGGCTTATCCCATTTTGTATAATTTCCGTTTGAATCTTTCTCATGATCATCTCTTGTATCTACACTGACTTGGATTGTAGTAAGCATCTGCTCATGCATTTTTAGAGTTTTCTCAAGAGTTTCTTGATCCATTGTTTTATATTGAGCAATCTGGATTCCATCATTTGGTACACGATAGTAAATTTCATCTATCTTTGCCTGATATTCCGCAGACTTCTTTCCATTCTCAATATATTTAGCGTGGTTATCAATTTGCCACTTTTGCCATACTTTAACCTTATCAATAGTTTCTTGAGGGAAGTAATTTGTAGTCAAATAATAATCAAGATTATAAATCTGACTTCGACCATAATTGACTCTCGTAATATCTAACTCTTCATCTCCTTGAATTGTCAGAGCATTATACATTGTATCTGTTTGCGGAGTCATTTTGAGCATATTAAGTGCATTACGCCATCCAATGAAGATATTCGTGTCTTTCCCTATGTTTTCTTTAGCATACGCACTTACCATTCTATTAATTGTATCGAAATAAAATACGCATTTTACAACATTGGCTACTGTTGTGTTAAGGAACGCATAAGCGTTGGTATTATCTGCCTCAAACGAATATTTTTCGTTCTTTATTGCAGGATCGATATAACCGACACTCCATCCTGGCACTCCTGGAGCTTTTTCTAATACCAGATGCATCAATGATAATTCATGGTTTCTATCGTTGCAAAACGTGATATATTCTTTCGCATAACCCATATCGTCTACGTTATTTGTAGCCTGCATTTCCATAGAGTCTTTTGTACCTTTGTTAAAAGATAAACCTTTCATATCCTTATCTTCAAAAGTTTTCTCATCAGAATATGCTTCACATGCCTTGTATTCGTATCTACCATTATCATTTTGCAAAGAAGGTTCTTGAAGCTGAAAATAGTCAAGTCCTTCAAGATAAATTGTCATGTGGTCTTTTAATTTCTCATAGCCAGCAGATTCAATGTATTCGCCATCAACATCTATATATCTGTCTACATTAAATGTAAGATGGTTAAAATCTTTTAATTGCTGTTCATATTCAACGCTTTTAATCTGTACTCCATTTAAAGTGCAAATAACAGTTCTGTCAGGACGACATAAATAAATTTTTGCATTGTGTTTAATCATAACAGATCACCGATCCGTTTCTGTGGCACATCAAACTCAATTTTATAAGTACACGCACCTGTAATACTTACAACATTGTATCCATCATGAAGTTTAAGCCATGAAATATTTCCAACATCAGCCCATCCAATATCTTCAAAATTAGTTAGTCCCGTTACTGTACCGTCTGTCACCATGCAATGCTTACAATCAATACACACTGGTAAAGTAGGTCTGCACAGTACCGACATAGAGTTTTCATCACGCACTTCGATTGTTACCGTTTGACTTGTTTGGGAAGTGATCGTTACCTTTGGATAAATCTCATACTCCGTATCGTCACTATCTACAAAAATGTTTGTTGAGAATTTATTACTTGTTGCAACTTCGCCAGAAATCTCATAGTGTTTCCATATAAATGGGGTGTCACAAACGAAACTGCATTGAACCGCATCAAGCTGACCAAGTTTGCATGTGATCATTTTCCATCCGATGTTCTGGAAGATCCCCTTGTAAATTACAGTTTCTTTATCATCTGCAATTCCTGTCAATGTTTTTACAAGAGTAGGAGAAGTCAGCCACTTATTGATTTTTCTCTGCTCTGAATTTGTGAACCCATGTCCGTTTTCTTTTACGAGGTAAAATTCATATGTGCTCTCATCAGAATACATTGCACCATAATGATTTGTCTCCTGACGTAACATTGTTTTTTCACCTTTAACAATCTCTCGTGAAAATCCTGTGATGTCATTTGTCACATCAAACTGCACGACCATCAGTGGCGTATCTAAGATTGTTTTTGTAGATTGTCCATTATATTCAAATGACAACATATATGTATCTCCTTTCTGTATAAATTTTTGCACAAAAAATAACAGGCAGGAGTGCGTATTTCTACGCACTGCTCAACCTATTTCTTCCTTATTATATAAGGTTTAAACTGGACGTTTGCGACCAAGTGTTTTTGCAACATCACGAGCAACTTGCTGAGAAGTATACTTATATGATTCTTTAATGATTCTTTGTAATTCTTCATCAGATACTCCGTTAGGAATATTAAGATTTCCAATAGCTTCACCAAAGTTAATTGCAATTTCCGTTGTTCCAATTCCATCCATAGTCATTCCGTTCAGTGTATGTCCATTTGCTAAGGCATTTAATACCTTATCTTGTCTTACTTTGTTTGCCAGATTAACAACATCGACAGTAGCAACTTCCTCACCTACTGCGAGAGAAGCGAGACCATCATCTCCGTTCTTATGCACAGATTTAACTAATCCACCTTGTGCGTAGCCTGTGACCTTGCTATCTGTCAGTCCAAGATCGCTTGGTTTGACACCATAATGTCCCAAGATTGTAGTAATCGTACTATCAATTTTTGCACCCTCTGAACTGATTGTTCCAGATAAAGAAGTAAACGTCTCTTCAATTTTATCAACAGAAGAAGATAACTCCTTACAGTATTTCTCATAATCGTCATTCAGCTGTGTGCTTAACTTATCAAGTCCGTCAATCTGAAGATTATAAATATGATCTTTTACTGTATCATCAAGTGCATCTTGCTTTTCTTGGAGTTCTGCTTCAAGACGTGCTTTCTTCGCCTTACTGGCTGCATCGCTCACCCCGTTAAGTGCATTGATCTGTGATTTTAGTATCTGAATATCCTTGTTAGAGGATTTTAATTGCTTGTCATATTCGTAATCATTTATGTTTTTACCTATTCGCTACATAGGTAAGAGATATACTTATATGTAATATATAAGATTTACAATCTCCTCATAGTTATCCTATGAGATCAGACTATATCTTCAATTATATTTTCATTTTCAATATGTAATTCTTTACACAATATTTGTTCTACTTTATTAATTTCTAAATAAGATATTCTAATTAATTTAATATGATGTGTATAACAATAATTTGTTTTTATTTTATCATGATCTTGCCGTATCTTAAACGTCTCGTCAGTATCGAATGTTCTCATTTTCTTATAATGTTGCTCTCCATCGAATTCAATTAACACATTGTAAGTAGGTAAATAAAAATCGAAAGGGAGAGGTCTCTTATCACGACACTCATTAAATCTTTTTTCTTGTTCGTATTTTATATGATATTTTTCTAATATATTAATTATTGTTCGTTCCCCTTTACTTACTCTTTGGGAACATTTGTTACAAACACCATATCCATGTTTGTAATTCGCTAAATTTTTGATAAACACATCACCGCAAGATATGCATTTAAATTTTAAATTCTTAGTATATGTCTCTTTGTATTCTTCTGGATTTAGAATATAACATACCCCATTAATCGTAGCTATTTCTTTCAGTTTATCTGTTGATAGCTTTAGTTGTTTTGCTTGAGCTTCTTTCGCACAATTTGGACAATATCCATTGCAATTCTGATAAGAGACAATACTTGTTGTGAAAATTGTCTTACAAATTCCACATTGAACTTTCATATTTCTTACAGTACAATTAATATAATCATCAGGATTTAACAATATATTGCCATGTTTTTCTGAAATAATTTTTTGAATATCTGCGATACTACGTTTTGTTGCTTTCCCAACTTTTTCTTTTCCACACTCTGGGCAATTACAGCCACCTCTAAGCTGTGAAATTGATAAAAATTGCTTTCCGTGTTTAGGACAAGTTAACGGCATAGGAGAATCATATCCATGATAATCTCCTAAAACTGCAATAGATTTACATCCAATTTTTTTAGCCAATTCGTCAAAATCAGCAATCATTCTTGATGTATTATTATTAATACGAATTTTTGATGTGTATGGAGCATTGCATTTTCTACATCTGTACGCACCACTTTTTTCAACAATTTTATTATAATTTCTATATGGTGTAATCATTTTTTTACCACAATCATCACAATAAACTTCAACTTTTTCATTGGAATCTTTGTTTAAATCTTTCACTTTTACATCAAATAGATCAGAAAATTTGGTAAATTCATATCCAAGATCAACATACCTTTGTTTTGTTCGAGTCATCCATTTTATTTTAATAGTTTGTTCTAAATCTATAATATCTAATCATTCTCCTTTTTATGTTTTATTTTTATGAAAATATAATTGTTCTACCTTTTCGATTTAAGGGATTTTCACCCACTTGCTTAAGCCCTACTCCTATTGCGGGATTTCACCGCCCACTACGGGGATAGTCGTTGAACCTTCCTCTATTCGAGGCTTGGCTGCTGATTGTCCATTTCTTTTTAATTTATTGCATTAAAAAAGACCACTTAGGCTTGCGCCATATGGTCATACAATTAATTTTTTCTATTTTCATCGCATTCACGCCTGAGCTTATTTCATCTCTACGTTGTAGCCTAATTGTTTTTAGAACATTCCAGCAGTTAAATAGAAACGGGCGTAGAATACACCCTTTTTGAGTTTGTATAGCTTCTTTATAAGCATCTATAGTCTTGTTAATCGCATCCAATTTCTGCTTTGCGTTATTCTTCAGAATAGTTGTCACACTATCTTCGGCAGACTTAATACTCTTAACTGCGTCCGCAATATCTTGATCGCTCTTTTGAATTGCGTCAGCCCATTCTGTGTCAGAATATTCATCACGATGCTCAGCCATTTTGGCACGTTCTTGCATCAATTGATTCAATTCATCTTTTTCAGAGCGTACATTAGCAATATTTGTTGCAATGGCAGCAGTACCATAATCAGTCAGATTTCCGTCATCATCAAACATTGCATCTTCATCAATCAGAGAAGATATCGTTGTAAGTGAATTTTGTAAATTCTGAGCCGCTTTAATAGCACGTTCAAAACCACGATAATAAATATCGTCACGCATACTATTTTTAAGTTCTTCGTTAGAAGTTCTTAAATCATCTGCGCTACCTTTACAAGCGTTGATTTCGTTTTGCATTTGCATCCATTCTTGAGAACCATATTTAATAGAACCATCGTTCAATTTGTTATTCAGGTTCTCTTGCATTTTTGCAGCTTCTTCACCAATAATTTGTGCTTGTCTCTCATTAGCATCCATCTGGCTTTGATAATCGGAAACATCAAGGTCTTGACCTTTTGCTTGTTTCAACTTAGCAGCAGAAGAAGCATTGCTACTATTCGTAGCTTCCATATTTGCTTTCGCATCATAATATGCTTTAATATTAGCCTGAGATTGTACGGCAGCATTTGTCTGTTCAGCAGCCCAATCCGCAGTAGCATCATTTGCATTTTTGTTTGCTGTCGCCAAAGCATTTGTAGCATCCGCCTCTTTTTCTTTAGCCTGTGCTAATTTATTAGAAGCGTCTTTTGCTTTTTTGACTTGTTCATTATATGCTTTAAGCTGTTTTAATAAAGTCTTATCTTTGATTCCTTTTAAAGAAACCTCTTTTCCAGACTTGATTGCGTTTTTCTGAGAGTTAGATAATTTCTTAGCCCGTTTGGTCTTAAGAATATTATTACCCTTGGTCTTAACTGCACTATCAGCTTTATTCTTATTAGCTTGTGCATTTTCACGTTCTTTCTGATATTTAGCTTGGTTCTTACTAGCTTCTCTTACAGCAGTCTGACTATTTTCGTACTGTTTTTTCTTATTTTTGACTTGACTGTCCAACACGTCATTCTGATATGTGTAGGCAGGTTGACCTGCATAATTACTCGCAATTGCTTGAGAATCTTGCACATTTTTCAGATATACCTGTGCATCATATAATGCACTGTTAGCATTTGATAGATTTGCACTTGTCTTAGCAGCAGAAGATTTTGCAGACTTTGTACTCTTAACCGCTTTATTATAAGCAGTAGCTTTTTTCTTCGCAGACCCTTTGAGTCCCTTAGTAGAGATTGTCTTACCTGCTTTAATACTCTTGTTAAGAGATGCTTTCTTTTTCTTAGATAATCCAGACTTGCTAACTGCTTTTGTAACAGATTTCGCCTTAGATTTTTGACTCTTTGTCGCTTTTGAAACCTTCTTTTGTGCTGTTTTATTAGCAGAAGAGGCACGACTCTGAGTAGATTTTGCAGAAGAAACATTAGATTGTGCTTCAGACAACTGATCGTTTGACGTTTGAACTAATCGTGCAACACCAGACTCTCCCGTAGATGCAGCAGAAGAACGATTAGATAATGTATCATAGGAGTTTTGTAAGTTTTCAATTGCTTTCTGCGCCTTTTCAGTAGGCATATTCAACCATTGATTGAATAAATCACGCTGAGTGTTTTTTAACTGTTGAGCAGCAGAATTAGCTTGAAGGTACTTCTCATATAAATTCTGATAGGACTCCACAGCAGAACGCATGTTATCATTTTTGATAGTATTGATATTCATACTACCGTTACGCACACGTTCAAAGTATGTCCGTAATCGTTTCTGATTCTTTTTCTTAGAACTGTTCTTTGTCTTAGGAACTTTCTTGATCGCATGACTTGCAAAGGAACTTGCTTCAGATTTATATTTCTTAGCTGCTTGCTGATTTACAGAAATTTCTTTGCCAGTTGATTTATATTGATTCCAAAGCGCACTTTGCTTAACTTCTGGTTTTACATAATCATTGATCATATTAGCAAATTTTTCTGTAGCAGTTGCAGCTCGATCAATAGCGATTGCAATGAAGTCAAATTGTTTACCCATATTATCAAGTAATGTGGCAAATTTTGACTTTTTCTTTGTACTCTTATCTGTAGCTTTGCTGTCTTTCTTTTTAGAATCTGTGTTCTTTTTCGTTGCTTCCGTATTCTTTTTAGTGGATTCTGTATGCTTTTTGGTAGAAGAAGAACCAGATGAATGTTTCTCGTATCCGCTTGCAGCACCACCTTGGAACGCACCACTACCAGTAACACGATGTCCAGAAGCGTAAGCCTTACCATGTGCAAATGCAGACATACCACCTTTAATAGAAGCACGACTGTTTGTAGATCCTTTTGAAAGTAAATCTGCTGTCTGCTGATGATTAAAAACTATGTCTCCCCTACGTATATCAGTGAACTCCGCACCGTTATCTCCTGTAGTAAACCATTTGTTGCCACGGACGACTAATTCTGGCGCAACCTCCCCTGTTAAAGATAATCCAGAGAACTTAGCACCTAATGTTCCACTCGCCAATGCACGTCTGCTATTTGTGATTCTTGGTATAGTACCATGAGCAAAAGCAGCAGTACCGTGGGCAACACCACCACCTTTAGATGGTTTGCCACTCTGGCTATAATTTACAGATACATTAACAGATTTATCATGTAAGCCATTGATTGCTGATTTTGCAGCTTCAACGGCTGGTAATCCACTTGTATTGATAGTAACTTTTGGAGTTGGATGCATCTTACCTAATGCATTTAGTTTTCCTTTAATGCTACTAATTTTAGATGAAGCACTATCTTTTACTTTGACAGTAATTTTCTTGTTTTTCAGTTTCTTTAAAGCACTGGCAATCTTTTTAATAACAGAAGACGCATTGCCTTTTGCTTTGATAGAAATGCTCTTAGATTTTAATTTCTTAAGAGACTTAGAAATAGAAGAAATTGTTTTCTTTGCATTTCCTTTAACCTTAATAGAAATGCTTTTGGATTTCATGCTAGATAAAGATTTTTTGATAGAATCAATTGTCTTTTTAGCATTTCCCTTAGCATTTACTGTAACAGTAGTAGTATCTGATTTACTTGAAGTAGTATCAGACTTACTTTGCTTGCTACTTTTACCACTTGAAGCACTTGATTGCTTAGGTGCGGTATATGCCCCTTGTCCTGTTTGATCAATCGCATTACCAAGGTAATTGTTCTTGATCATATTGCTTGTAGATTTCTGAGAAACTTTACCGTTTTTATCAATACCATATTGTGTCTTAATTTGCGTTACATGCTCATCTTCAACACTGTTCACCGCTTTTTGTGCTTCCTCTGCACCTTTCTTAGCACCAGAGGCATCAGCAGTATATGTAGTCTTCTTTTCTTTTGGAACTTTATCTGCTTCAGATTTAGTTTCTTTTGCTTTCTTTTTAGCATCAGAATTATCACCAAGAATCTTTAAAGTTTTTGGATCAAGATAATCTTGAAGCATATCCAATAAATCTTCACGTTTTTGCTCAATCTGTAAACCAATTTTTATCTTTTCTTCGCCAGAAGCAGAGTTATATTGCTTAACAAGATTCTGAATTTCATTCTGAATGCCATTGGCTTGTGTTTCAATGTTAACAGGGATTTTAATTCCTTTTGTTAACCCTTCTTTACCAACGTCTTTACCACCAGTAAGCTTGGCTTGAATATCAGCAGAAGCTTCTAACTGTGTCTTAACAGCTTTTTGTTTTGCTTCGGTATCTCCATTTAAATCAGCAGCCTTGTACTGATCTTTAGCTTCTTTGATTTGTGATTGCAGAGAAGAAATATTGACCTCAAAATCAATAACCTTTGTCCATGTATCAGGAATTTCCTTGCCAGCTTCTTTTGCTTGATCAATTTGTTGACGCCAAGCCTCAATACGTTGTCCTTCTTCATCCCCTGCGGTTCCACCATTTTTCTGCCATGTTTCAGCCCAGCCGTCAAGTTTATTTTGGGCATCTTCATATTGCTTTGTAAGAGAGCTGAAATTAACATCGAATCCATATGTCTTCAGATTATTAAGCAATGCTTCAAATGGTTCTACTCCCATGCCAAATTTCTTAGCAGCAGAAGCAGTAGAATCAATATTGAATTTCCATTTCTGAGTTTTCTTATCAAATTCAGCTAATGCTTTTCCAGAATCATTCGTCTTTTCTTTTAATCCATCAAAGAAATTATAGATACCAGAGTTATCTTCAGTGAAGTATTTCTTTAAGTTATCATAATTCTCTTTAAAATTCTTCGCATCTGTTTTACCAGTTGGAGAAATCATTCCAGCAAAAGTCTTAAACTGATCTGTTCCGACCTTACCTTTATTCCAATCCTCTTTGGTTTGTTTCATACCAGAAACAAGTGTATTATAAGCGGAATCGTCGTCGTCTGTGTCAAGTGCGGCTTTATATCCTTCGACAGTAAATGAAGCAGAGGCGGCAGAACTATTTAACATTTTAAGACGTTCTTTTAACTGATCCACAGAACCAGTAAAAATGTTAGTTTTATCTGTTACGATATCAAATGCATTTGACAGATCATTTAAACTCAAAGAGTTCGTAAATTTAGAAATGTCTTGATTCTTAAATGTATCATTCAAAGTCTCCTGCATTTTGGCAATATCTTTACCAGTAGAAGACAATACATTATCTTTATCGTCAAGCTTAATTCCCAGAGTTAATGCTAGTGTATCCTTATCGATTCCAGTATCTTTCTGCAATTGGCTAAACTGATCGTTTACAGTCTTTTGCCATTTATTGGCATTCATCTTTGTATTTGATTGAGACTTCTGAAAATCTTTTATTTCATTTCGAACATCCTTGCTTTTTGTCAGTGTTTCAGTAAGATCTCGTACACTTTTTTCTTGCTTTTCAAGATAATCAGTATCTAACATTTTAGACGGATCAATATCCATGTTAGAAATGAAGTTGGATGCGAAAGTCTGAGTTGTCTTATCTAGTTTTTCATAACCATCAACTGCCTGTGAAATATTAGATAGAGTATTCTTTCTAAAACTATCAGAGTATTTCTGCAACTGATCATAATTTGTTTTTGAAGCCTCTAATAATTTTTTCAGATTCTTTGTATCGTTCTTTCCACCAAAACTGTCAGAATTAAAAATATCTGCGTTATTGGAAAGTTCTTGGATCTGTTTAGATGTTAATTTACTAACATCAACCTTGTCTTTACCAAGAATTTTAGCAGCCTGTTTTTGAAAATCTGTATTTGCATATAAAGATTGTCTGACAGAGGCTTCGTTCATAGAAAGCCCATCTTTAGCAAGATTCTTCGCAGATCTAAAAGTATATGGCAAAGAACGCTTTAAATTCGTACCAAGACTTTCATCAGCAAATGTACTTCCATATAGTGATTTCTGTGCTTTTAATGCCATAGAATCATTTTGGATATCTACATTTTCTTTACTGGCAATTGCTTTTTTACTATCATTTGCCAATTTTTGATATTTGTCAATCGTATCCTGAATAGCGGTATTATTATTAATTAAAGCTTCACCCTCTGAATTATATCCAGTAACAAGATCTCCATTTAATTTAACTAATTCTTTCTTAATTGCTAAATATCTTTCATATTGGCTTGTAGATAATCCAATATTTTCATTTGTATTAGCATTTACGCCAGAGGATAAAGTATTAAATTCTTCCTGTAGCTTCTTGGCTTGTTTAACCTTGTTATTATTTTTTTCAATCTTCTTATTGTATTTATCAAGGTTTTTCTGACCTGCGTTCAATTCATCTTTACGCTGACTCTGCATATTAGAATGAATTGCTTTAATTCCTTCAAATGCGGCAAGCACAGCTAGAAGAGGAAGATAGGATTTAAGTGTTGCACCAAGACCAGATAATACAGATTTTATGCTTGATCCTAATGATTTAATGCCAGATTTTGCTTTTTCGACACCGTTTGTTACACCAGTTTTAAATGTTTCCCCAAGTTTAGATGCACTTGAATTTACATTATCAAGATTAACTTGTCCAAGATCTGAGAGGACTTCTTTTGTAGCTTGGGCTTCTGATGAAACTTCGGCGAGATCTCCTTGTTTAAATGCTTTTTTAATATCTTTTTTACTTACATCTAAATTGCCACTCTTTCTCGCTTGTTGTACAAGCTTCTTTTTATCTTTATTTGATAAGCCAAATTCATTTAATGTTTCTAAATAATCGTCCAAATTCTTTCCATTAGCGTAACTAAGTAGCTTTTTGTATTGCTCTGGACTATTCTTCTTAACAGATTTTAAAGTTTCACCATTGGCAAACAAATCCTTAAGTTCTTTTATATTTTTAAGTTCATCGCCTAAATTTTTAAATGACAAAAGTGTGCGATATTTATAATATAAGTTGCGTTCTTATATATAATTGTTATATAATTAAAAATATGTAAGAAAGGATTTGCTGCCATGATTTATAAATGTAAAAAATGTAAATATACAACAGAAGATTTAAGCAGACAAGTTTGCCCTTTATGCGGTAATAAGATTGTGCAAAAAACAGAAGAATCTACTGATGGTTTCTGTAATGTTTATGGGGTCAAAATTAATTTAAAAAACGAACTGCAAACTGTTTTACAACAGTACGAACAAGATGATACTTGGTTTGATTATGACAATATTATCAAACATAAAATTAAAAATGAGTGTAAGGCGTCAAAGAAAAAAGATAGATGGTCTATAAAACAATATTGCAAAAAATATCATACAATTCCTAGTACAATTCCGATTGAATTTTATAAAAAATATGATAAAAAGAAGAAAGAAGAAAAAGAAATTCAGCAAAGAATTGAATTAAGAAAATCTCAACAATTACATTGCCCTAATTGCCAAAGCACCAACATTAAAAGAATTAGTGCAACTTCACGAGTGATTGGTAGTATGATGCTAGGAATATTGAGTTCAAACATTGGTAAAACATACCAATGTAATAAATGCAAATATAAATGGTAGGAGTACGCAAATGAATTTAAACAAAGGACATGCCTTGATTGCTGTTCTATCAATTTGTTTATCATTTAGTGTTGGAACTAATATCAAAACTAGCGAAGAACATAAAAAAATAAGGTCAAAATACGAAGATGTAAAAGGTTCTTATGATGATATTTATTCACGTTATTATGATCTTTCCAAAGAGAATGATAAAATACAAGAAGATTTGAGTCGTTCCAGTGGAGAATATAATGATCTATGGTATAAATATACGACACTAATTGACAAATACGATAAGTTAAAAGCAAAATATAAAAAGGTAGCAAAACCGAAAAAATCTACATCAAAGAAATCATCTAGCTCAAACAATACCAGTTCATCATCAAATAATTCGTCTTCTTCAGACTCCGATAATTCTTCATCCGCAAGTTATACAGTTTACATAACAGATTATGGACAAAAGTATCATGCGGCTGGTTGTAGATATCTTAAAAAGAGTTCGATATCAATCTCTAAATCTGAAGCAGAACAACGTGGATACACAGCTTGCTCGCACTGCCACCCGTAGTGCAAGAAATACCTATCAATGTAACAACTGTAAATATAAGTGGTAATAAGAGAAGCATAACAATAAGAGAGGACATTCGATCCTCTCTTATTAAGATGTGATCTTATCAATTGAAGTAGAAGAAATTTCATCAGAGGAATTTATATTATCCGCAAGATTGCTTAAATTATTTTCTTCTGGCTCACTATTGAATATTTCAATCATGTCAACATCACTATATCGAATAACAATTTTGGCGTAAGGATTTCCATCATATGAAATAAATGCATCCTCATCGTTTCCAATCTTGTATTGAGAATATGCTCTCAAAACAATCTGTTGATCATTGTTAATTCTGTCTCCAAGATAATCCATATCTCCAATAATATAAAAGTCTTTTTCTTTTAATGTAATCTTACATTTACTCCCACCTTTAAAGTCAATTACGTCATAAAAGATGTCGTCATTTAATGTCATATTAAAATATTGTTCCATAAACTCCGTAAATGATTGTTTTGTAATCAAATATAAAACCACAAACCCTAACACGAGTGCTAAACAGATTGACAAAATTGAATTTGCATATATTTGGTTAATACTCTGTAGTAAGCTTAATTTTACTCGAATTAGTGTTGAAATGCATAAAAGCACATAGCTAATTACACACCCAGATACATTCAAAGCCCATGTCGATAATTTCGTTGAAAATCCAGTCTTAACTATGTAAATAAATATGATGCCAGGTACATAATATTGTAGTAAATTTGGAATATTATTTATAATTTCTGTTAATTCTTTAATTTTTATCACTTCCCTTGATTGTTATTTTTATTCTGTTGTTTAACTTTATTTCCTTTTTGAATATATTTAATAGAAGTGTTGGAAGTTCCTGTAATTACTTTACTATTAAATTCAAAAATCTTTGCTTCTTGCTGTTTCTTGTTCCCTTTATTTTCTGCCATAATTATACTCTCCTTTGTATATGTGAATTAATAGTTATAACCCATTATACAACACATTTCTACAAAATGGAAGAATATTCCATGAGTATGATTGTCATTTTATGCGATATAGTTTATAATGTTAATATTATAGAAAAAGGAGCATAAAGTATGAAAAATAACGGAAGTAACAAGGTATTGATGTGGATATTAGCAATTTGCTTCGCAGCCAGTTTATGTGGTAACGTAGGATTATCAAATAGTAAAGACAGATTAACAACACAATATAACGAGTTGTATACTAAATACCAAGATTTGAAAACAAAGTATAAAGATTTATCATCTGAAAATGATGCGAATGTGTCACTGTATAATGACAAAAGTGATGAGTATGATTCTCTTCAAGAAGACTATGACGATCTTCAAGACAAATACGACTCCCTCAAAGAGAAGTATAAGAAGAAAACCGCCAAACCTAAAGCGGTATCTGCCAAGGCAAAATCTTCAAGTTCATCATCTAGCAGTTCATCCAACTCATCATCAGACGACGACTCATCAACGTCTGCCGATGTGATTGTACATATTACTGATTATGGAAGCAAGTATCATGCAGCAGGATGTAAATATTTAAAGAAAAGTGATATTACAATATCTAAGTCAGAAGCAGAGCAGAGAGGATTAAGTCCTTGTTCTGTATGTAATCCTTAGTGTATTGATAAAACATGTACATATGCAACAACTGTGGGTATAAATGGTAAGAAGAGAGGACTAAATCCCTTTTTGGACACGCAGTTTTTTTAATTCATTTTCACTTAAGCTATCTTGGTAATCTTCGTCAGACATTCCATAATAGGTTGCACTATATTGAGCAATGTCAAAAAGGTTTGAAACATCATTGTCAAGTGTTAGCTCAAATTTTCTGACGTGTTCTAATGGTTTTCCGTCAATTTCAATAATATATGGCATATTAGTAGAAGAAGGGCGACAACTTTCTTTAAACCCTTCGTCCGAAGTTCTTTGTCTAATAGTTATAGTTTTCATTTAATCACCTACTTTCTGAAAGGAGTATAAATTTATGAAGTTAAATCACGATTGTATAAGAGATATACTCTTATATGTAGAAAAACATTGCATTTACGAGGAAAACGATAGAGGATATACCAGCATGCATTTAGTTACAGATAATGAATTGTATGATGCTCCAGAGTTATCTTCTAAATATGACGAAGATACAATCACATATACAGTTGTGCAGTTATTCCTAGATAACATGATTATTGGCACACATAGAGAACGTGGAACAATTTTTCATATGGCTGACTGCAATATTGAAGCATTGTCTCCGAGAGGTCACGAATTTTTGGACAATATTAAAGATGACACAGTCTGGAAGAAAGCCAAGAAATTTGTTGGAGAGCATCTTACAAGTACATCATTTTCGATTATTGCCAATGTTGCGAGTAAAATAGCAATAGAAGCACTAGCAAGTGGAGCGACACCTAAATAATTTTGTACATAATAAAAGAGAGTGCAAAACAACACTCTCTTTTTATTTATATGTAATTACTCAAGATTATCTATAATTTCCAAAATATCAACATCGAGCAAATTGAAAAATTCCATAAATTCATTGAATACATCTTGATTCATTTGTCCAATTACTTTATATGAAATTTTATTCTTATCAAAATAATATAACTGTTCGGCTTTAACATATCCATCTTTGTCATTATGCGGATTTGTTTCAGTATCATCATGTGATATTGGGAAATTACCAGGATATGATAACTTATGTTTTTTATGGTCTTCGTTTTTAAAGGACGATAATACGTTACAAATCAAATCATAAGAATATCCTTGAATTTCTCCGCCATCGTCGTCTACAACAACAAAAGAATGTTTGTTTATTTGCTTTCCATTATGTTTATACTTGTCTACTAAAATAATATCTCCAACACAGCACATTATAATACTTACCTACCTATTGTTACTTTTTTTCTTCCGTTAATTACATCGTCAGACCATTTGATAGGAACAATATCTTTCAGTGCTTCATTACTAGATATAATACGACGTTTTTTATTTTGCAATATATTCCTATCTAGTTTTTTATAACCTTCTTTCATATTAATCCCTCCTTTTTCTATCTTTTGATGCCTATAAATTATTAATTTCTATATACATTATAGTAGAAAAATAGTAGGAAATCAATAGAATAGTATTTATTAATTCTATTTACGCAATAAATCAGCTTATTACAACAAATTATTGACAAAATAATATCTCTGTATTAATATAAAAATATCCCATATAACTTATTTATCGTCAAGTTATACGGTTAAGTTTACAAGAAATGCAACGAGTTATCTTCCAAGTTCGTCATTGCATTTCCAAAGGATTTACAGTCTATTAGTTGCCGTAAGTGGTTTCTGATAGACTGTTTTTTTGTTATGGATATTTATTCCAGTGTATGATATAATTTTGTTGCTGAATGATCATGTTTTATGATTTGCACGCCATTCAGTGCCTTACGGCAGATGCGGAACGGAGGTGACAAATGCTCCAAAGCGTCATTCACTTATTACAGAATATTGACTGGCAGAGTGTGTTTAAAACACTCAATATTGCAAGTTTGATTATTCAGTTATTGCTTGCAATATTTAGATAAGACTTGAATTAACAATGCAAAAAAGTATTTTAATGTGTAAAAATATCGTATTATCTATCTACCACAAAAGATAACCGTTCAAGTAAAAAGTATCATTGTATGATTGGGCTACATATTAGAAATACTTGCATTTTATTAGAAAATATTCTATAATACAGATGTAATAAGAAATGATACAAAAAGCATTTGTACCAACAAACCGTAATTAAGGGTGGTAGCTTAATTACAAAACATTAAATAAAACAGGAATACAAAAGGGCATCCGAGTGGGTGCCTTTTTGTTTTATACTAATATATTAAGCTATTCCACAATATTTATACCAAGTTAAAAATAACTTCGATTCATATGTACTAATAGAAGTACAATTTATAAAAATGCCAATCTTCAAAAAACCTTATAAAATAAGGACTTTTTGATGGTCGTTTTTTACATAAAATTTGAATTTGAATTCCCTGCTTAGAGATGAAATATCTCTGTACGCAAACGATGATAGCAGGTAAACATCGACATTAATTTACACTTTTGGGCTATACATTACCAGACAATGATCATAAGGTCGTCATTATCTGTCAGGATCGGTAGTCTCTGAACATCCATTCTTATTGAAACATCTTAGCTACTGTGCCTTATCCCGAAGCACGTTTCTTATGCGGTAGTTTACCGATATCTTCCTATACGGTAAGAATGTGTGTGGCTGATTAGATACAATCGTATAATACGATATGAATATCAAATTCTTAAACTATTCCGTCTATTGTTGCCAATTCCGTTTCAGTTTTGATATCCTTTTTCGTTCCAGCAATTACTCCTGATACGTGTATTTTAAAACCCCGTATCCTATATATTTGTCCAAAACACCATTTCTGTTTCTTCCTTATATATAGTAGGCTCACTGTCACCCTAATGATTTTGAGATAGGGTCAACCTAGGTTTTTAAAAAGTTTAATGCCAGCAAAGCCAGCGGCAGCAGTTTGCAATAATCCAAAACTACTTACTAATTTATTAACTACATTAAGAACATTTGATAGTAAAGTAATTCCTCCACCAAGAAGGTTTTTATCAGCAAATGTTGTTGAGATAGATTGGAATGAGTTTTTAAGATCTTCTGTTCGTCCTTCCAAACTATTCTCATAAACTTTGTACTTTTTGTCTGTAGATCCAGCAGAATTTTCGGATACTTTCTCATATTCTTGAGCTTTACCGTAATTGTTCATAAGGGTAATGAACTCATTCATATGATGTGTGCCAGCGAAAGACTGTGCGATTGCACGTTGAGACACGTCACTATAATTATTCCAATTGCCAGCAACTTCATCAAGAACATCACCAAAATTACGGAACTGATCTGTTTTGTCTCGCAGATTAATACCTTCTCCACGCAAAACAGTTTCCACGTTACTAAGATCCTCTCCGTTATTCTGGTAATCTTTTAATCTTGATAATTTAATATTACCCATACGTGCAAAAACGGCATTTAATCCAGTACCAACGGAACCCATACCTTCCTGAGTTACTTCACCGATTGTGGCTAAATACCCAAGCAATTTATCCATTGAGATTCCAGCAATTTTTGCTGTATTTGCAACTTCTGACATACCTTCTGCCAAACCACCAACATCAGTAGCAGAAGCCATATCTACAGAACTTAATTTGTCTACGATTTTCAAGGTATCTTCGGCACTCGTAATACCATAACCTTTTCTCGCAGAAGTTAAATACTTTGTAGCATCTTCAGATGATAGTCCGCCAACCTTGCTCAGTTTAATAGAACTTTCAGCAAGTTTATTAGACTTTTCAACACTTTGTCCCTGTTTCATCCACTCAGTAGAAGAAGCAGCAACATCTGTACCAGTAGCCTTTAATTGATGCCCCATATTTGAATATGTTTTCATCAAATCTTTGGCTTTATCATTGGATACACCAGTAGCCATCTGAAGCTGAGTCATAGCACTATCTACATCATATGTGTTTTGCACCATTTCTTGTGCTTTGTTCATACCAGATTGCAAGATACCATATGTTCCTACGAACTGAGAAATCTGACTAAATCCACGTTTAACTTCTGAAAACATTGAATTTCCAGTAAGTCCTTTCGCAGAAATTTCAGCCTGCATTTGCTTAAACTGTTGGTTAAGACTTTGTGCTTCGCCTTTAGTTGTGGCATTCTCGGATTGTTTCGCAAGATTCTCTAATGCAGCTCCATATTCCTTAGCAGCTTTAGTATTATTCGTCATATAAGTTCTAATCTTATTTGCTTGAATACTACCTTCACCAGGATTAAGTGCCTTGCTCTGAGTTGCGTCGAGAATTTTTATCTCATTGTTTAATTTTTTATATGATTGGATTACTTTCTCATTCTGCTTAATGATCGCATCCTGATTAGCAGTTGAAGGATTTGCTTGGTATTGAGTATGTAATTCCTGCAAACCTTTTACATTTTGTTTATATTCTTCAAAAGACTTATTCGCATTTTTGTATTCTTCACTACCACTGTAATACTTACTAAGTTTCTTTTGTTGTGCTGCTAAATTAGCATCATATGATTTATTTCCAAGAGTCCTAGAAACATTTTGCACATAAGAATCTTTTTGTTCTTGTTCTTTAAGAGCTTGATTAAACCAATTGTCATATTGTTTTTCTTGCTCTTTATGTTGTTTTTGTACTTGTTTCTCTATATCACTCTTTAATACTTTATTAGGTGAAGAGTTTAATAAAGATAAACTATTTGTAGCATTTTTATCATATTGTTCAAGTTTTGCATATGCGTCAATTAAAAGATCTCGATTTTCTGTAGTTCGATTCTTTTTAAAATTCCCATACATTCTATTGACTTCTTTACGTTGTTTTTCATAGTCAAGAACATCACTACCAAAGGCATTGTATTCTTTGCTATTATTATCGACATACCCAGAAAATTGTTTTTGATATCTTCCAGATTTAGAAGCAAATCTCTTCGCTTGAATGTCAGATTCAATCTTGGTAGCTTTCTCATTTAGTTTTTTCTGTTCTGCTTGATATTTTTTATCAGCTTTAGCTTGATCCTTTAATGCTTTATTTTTTGCTTTCTCTTGTTCTTTAAGAGCTTGATTTGCATATTGATAAGCAGTAGATGTTGAAACATCTTCTTCTTTTGTGATCTGCTTTGTAACATTAGTCATTTCTTTGGCTTGGGCTTTTGCACGTTTAACAAGACCTTTATCAATAGATGTTTCTCCACTCGTATAGAATGTCCCAGAACTATGTTTCATCTGTTTTTGAATTGCAGATTTGCTATATTGTACATATGATTTTGCTTGAGCATTTGCTTGTCTTTTAATTTGGTTATTAAGTGTTGTATTTGTTGATCCGTTCGTACCAACAATAGGGTTAATATGCACATCCCTATCTTGTACAAGATTATTCAATTGAGACTCAGCAGTACTCTTATCCAATATCGCCTTAATGACAGCTTGAAAATCCATTCACTCACCTCTTTCATGATTTTGTGCATAATAAAAAAGAGCCTATATAAAAATAGACTCTTTACATTTCAGTATATAATTAACAGACGGTCAGGGAATCGAACCCCGATCTCTGGTTTTGGAGACCAGTATAATTCCATTATACCAACCGCCTGTAAGAGCAATGATCAATTACTTGTTACTTATTGTTTAACTAATTGCTGTCAAACATGGCTTCAGTACCCATGTACCAGTAGGGAAGTCATAAAGATGTGATAAAACATATTCATGTGCTTCGATGACTGAACCAACATTTACCTCTGTATGTATAACTATTCCTCCGCCATACATACTCCATTCAGCACAAATAAGTGTATAGTAATTTTTTCTATTCTCTATCATCATAACATCATCTCCTACTATATAAGTGGTGTTACATCATAGATTTTGTCGTGTAATTGATCATTGCGAGTTTGAGTATATCATAGAAATATATTGTATGTATACAGGTATCTTTTTCCAATATTATAAATCAGACAAAGAACCTTGTTTCCCTTCCTTAATTCCGTTTTTTGTAAAGTATTTTCCAAAATCATCTTCAGCAGAAGAATCGTTGTAAATACCAACCAATTCCGTAGAAGACCATCCAAAGAATTCTTTGATAACATCAATCGGAATATTCTTCTTTGCGAAAGCAGTACAAGTATAATGTCTCATACAATGGTAGTAGAAGTCTACGTCTAACATCTCTGAGAATTCAGCTGTCCATTTATCAAGATTGGATCTACGATGCCAACCATTTTTATCTTTCGTTACAAAGATATCGTCAATGTCAACGCCAAGTTCTTTACGTTGTTTATCCCATAGATCAATGTATTTTTTAACATCAACAAGGATAAATTTGTTTAACTGCTTACCTAATTTACCACGACCCTTGGTACGAATCTTTGGTGTTTTATATAAAGCACCATCAAATTCAAGAGCATCTTCGGTAAAATAAGACATCTTCATCTGGATAATTTCGGACTTTCTCATTCCAGAATAAGCAGCAATAGCGATAGCACACGCTTTTTCATACTTCTCTTGTTTAACAAGAGTTTTTAATAAGTCATCAACTTTTTCATCTGGCAGAATAGTTTTTTCACGTACTGCCTCATTTGCAGGATTCTCAATCTTATTTACAATCTTTCTGAATCCTTCAAATTCTTCTTCCTCGTCTAACATATTTTCGATATAATCAGATAAAGAAGAAAGACATGATTTAACACGTCTTGTTCGTTTAGGACTCCATCCCCATACATTAATTGCATGATTTTGAAACTTAGCAATATCACGTTTGGTTAATTTTGCGAAATCCTTATTTTTATTATGTTCCAGATTCCAACACCAGAAAATATCTAAGTCATTGCGATAACCTTTGATTGTACTCTGCGCACGATCAACAGAAGCAAGGTAATCTAACCACTCATTGCCTAAATCTTTGTTATCTTTATTGACCAATGCTAGTTTTTCTGGAGATGTAATCTTGTTATATACCGTAAATCTAGCCAACGGTAAACCTCCTATGTGTAAAATAAATACAACCACAATATATAGTTGTATTCGTAAAAATAAATCATATATATTGTGGTTGATAAGCATATAAAATCTTGGTTTTATTTTGTGAAATTTACATCAGATTTGATGTGAAAAGAATCAAAGATATATTATTTGCTCTTAGATGATGTATATTTTTTCAAAACATCGCTTTGATATGTTTCAGGAATATCAATTCCATAATAAATGCTTTCAATGACTGTAGAGTCTGTTTCTGCTTTAATCCACATGTTTAAAGAATTACAATATGTAGTATTATATGAAACAAGAGTCATGGCAGCAGTAATTAATTTCTGAATATCTTCTACGGAGTAGTATTTACATGGTTGTCCATCAGCATGATATTCTAAAGCAGTTTGCCCTGCTGAAATTTTTGCCTGTAATCCAAAAAGATTAAGTTGATCTTTTTCTGTTAAGCTAAAATGATAAGTTCCATCAGGCATTTTTACATCTACACCATTATAGATTGTATCCTCACATTTCTTAGAAATTTCCTTTAATTTTGTCGCTTTAATATCAGCAAGCTTTTCTGGATTTGTATAATGAAGATACTTTGATGGATTAGATTCAACATCCTTAAGGTCAATATTTTCTTTAAGTTCTACGATCTCGGCATAATCATATTCAAAATATTCCAGTTCTTTATCTGTATCTTTTAATTTCTCAGTTTTCTTTTCTTCGTTAAGACAAATAAAAATATAATATTTCTCTATATCTTCTATAATCTTAACGGCTTGTTGTTGGCTAGAAAATCTAGCTTTTTTCATGAGTTCACCTCTTTCTTATGATGTGGTAGGTGGTTGTTAGTCAGCAGCACAGTAATTCGCATACACATAGTCAAGCCTGCCACCGCAACTCAAGCTCGCAAAACCAGCATTCGAAGCATCCCATAAGCAACCGCCCTGTATATATTCTCTTGTTCCAAATGTGCAATTTCCTCCTGCCCATACAAAGTCTGCAAATCCCTGACTATTTCCAGACCCCTGTGAGCAAGGATACCAAACACCATTTTTGATATCGATGTCTCCAACCCAGTAATCGAATTCTCCCTCATTCGAATTAACAGGGATATTACCGATAAGAGTATAATTTTTCTTAATATCTACTTCTGTTATTGTGTGTTTTACACCTTTGGGAGCGACATACACATCTTTGCTATAATCGCTTTTGAATATCATTACAGTATTAGAAGCAATCATATACCCACCAACAGAATATTCACGCCCTTGAACACGATATGGACATTTACCATTTGTGTTAGAAATCATTGATCCATCATGCTTTCCAATAACATTATCAGTTGTACCAGAATACCATATTGTATTCACCAAATACTTAGATTCATCAGAATCGAATTCTACTGTACTAATAAAATCTTTGTTTTTTACATCTAAATATATTGCGGTATTATTGTTATCAATAGTTTCAATTTTAATAACCTTTGTTGGCGCAATATCAACAGCAGGGACATCATCACTTCCACGATGAGCAACATACACGGGGGTACCGATAACCAAACCAGATACGTCTTCGCTTGTAGTGACATATACCGATTCTTCTGTAGTTTTTATCGATACTGAAACCCCAACATCATAATCAGTGCATCCCGTAAATAAACTCTGAGAATTTTTTGTTGCACCTTTAATCAGTATAAAAATAATCTGGAATGTATTTCTTTCTGCCCCTGCGCCCCAGTAACCAGTGCCCTTCTTCTGATAATCTGTAATCATAGTTTCGTATGATGTATTTTCTTCTGGTTGTCTATCTGGCAAAGACCTTAATAATCCATCATCTCCAATAGAAGAAATATACTTGCTTCCAATACACCAAGGCAATACAGTTCCATCTGCCTGCAAACATTCATTCCAAGGATATAACACAATATCAGTTCTTAAAGTATGTGGCATATCCGAAATTGTTACATCAATATATCCTTCTTCGGCATTAGTCTCAAAATTATAATAAAAACTTGGCTGAATAACTCCAACATCGACATTGCCTGTTGTTGTATATCCGTCCTCACCCTCAATAGCAGTAGGATAAGCAGTGCCATCTGCATTTCTTTTATAATTGCAGTTATACCATTCAAAAAGAGGGTGCTCTCCGTTTAAATAATCATCTTTTCCTTCAACTGTATCTGTGCTTGGTTCATATTGTAACCCTGCGTTATCTAATAATTTTGTGCCTTCACAAGTAGGATTCTTTGCAAATGTATAAAATCTTGTTCTATAAATTTTTCCCGTTCTACGCAAGTCAAAGAAATCTCCAACAGTTTCTGCGTGTGGAGTGTTATGTAAAACGTCATACAGCACAGATTTATCGCACTTATCTGTGTCTAATTTTTCAATTACTTTATTTAATGCATCATGTTCTGTTTTTGCATTTTCAGTTGTTTCTGCTCCGATTGATTCTGCTGTGATTGGATTATCTTTCAAGTATTGTTTAATGGCTGCGCTAATATCCGCACTAGAGCCACTGCCACCACCATACTTTGAAATCATTTTCTTCATCAGAGCAATAGTAGTTGCGTCTATCATGATTCAGCTCCTATCCATTTTTTATTTTCTTCATCATAGAAATACACATCTAATGTATCTATGCAAGTAAAAGTGCTACCATTTTTAATAGCTACACCTTCAGGTGTCTCACCAATTGGCTTTACATCAGTGGACAAACCATCTAGTTGCACTTTGATTAAATTTGGCGTATCGCCAATATGTGAAATTGTTACCATTTAACACCTCGTCTAGTAAATAAAAGTAAAATTTGATTGTTACAATACAGATCATATTGATCTGATAAATTTATTTAAATCTTTTTGCAAATGCCTGTTCAGCGTATTGTTGAGCTTTTTGCTCTGTACGTTGCCAGAATCCAGAAGTTAATACAATACCAGATCCCCCAGATTCCGCTTCTGAAAAGACGTGAGGAGTAGAATAAGTTCCAGTATTATAATTGTATCCCTGATCAAGATACACGGTGGCACTAACAGAATCTCCGCCACCAACAACGCCAGTTGTTCTTGCAGAGTTTTTCATCTGATATGTTCTTACATATCCACCTTGCTCTGGAGGTATTGGTTCTCCACCTGCATAAGAAGCAGTAAGCTCTTGATTGGCTGTTAAGAACGTTTTACTCTCAGCTTCGCTTACGGCATCACGCATTTCGTTCTGGATTTGTCTCCATAACCCAGCCATTGCACCCATGTTTCCCATGAGATCACCTTACTTTCTGTCAATAGAAACTACATTATTATTGACTGCATCAGCGGCACCCTGTTTAATTGCTTCAAGTGCATCAATTCTATTTTTCTGAAAATCATCAGATTCAACAACAGCTTTTGTAATGTCTTCGGCAGTAAAGTCAAAGCCATGATCTGCAAAATACTGCATCATCTTCTGAGTTACTTCTGGATCAGCTTTGGCAAATACTTCATTAATATATTCAAGAGCAGGTGCTAAAGCCACGACAGATTCTACTAAATCGTCAACACCTTCGACCTTGAAATTCACATCTTTGCTGTCAAGTTTAATATCAACCGCACTTGCAATTAACTGCTGTTTGATGTAGTCACATTTTTCATCAATTGCAGTTAACATATCTTTAAACTGTACTTTGTTAATATCATTTTCATCAACAAATTCGTCAACATTAATATCTGAAGCAAGTGTATATAATTCATCAATACCAATGCTTTCTAAATCCACGTTTCCATAAAATTTGATAATATTCATCTTGATTCCCATAAGTTTGCTCAGTGGATCGTAGTCCATACTGGATGCCCCATTTTCATCCTGAGTTACTGGGAAAGCAGAAGCGACAACCGCCTCAACGAAATCATTTGCCTCAAATCTATTTAAAGACCCATCTTCATAATGTCTTGTTTCAAAAGCGATTTTACCCATAAAATTATTTCTCCATTTCTCTATTTAACTTCTCAATCAATTCAGATACATGATATCTGTAATTAATTTTCAATTTTCGACTATTAACAATGATTGGATTGAATTTTTTTAAATCCTTTTCGTTGAATGATTTCTTATCCATAGAAGCAATCATTCTGTCAAAATCATTGATGTGTTGAAAATATGTAGTTTCCATGTTATTTTTCTTTCTAAAATTAAATAAAAACCCTGCGATCATATTTTTGTAACCTACAAATTCTCTTAAACCTTTAATCTGATGATAATGAATCACGCCTTTTTCTTCTTTGGTACGTTCAAAAGAAATAGAAGAAGTACCAACACTTTTCAATTCCAATGCATACATATAAGGAGAAGAGAATAAGAAACAATCGCAAGGATTCTTACTTGAAAATCTTAAATTACTACAACCACCAAAAGATTGTGCTTGATCTTTTAAACGATAGTAGAATACGTCTGAAGGAATACTGGCTTTCCAATTTTCTTCAAATCTCTTACCAACATTCTTTGCCAACCTATTCACCTACCTGATATTTATCGTTAATATATTTTCTATAATCAACATATAGTCTGTATGTATCTTTTTTTGGATACCAGAACGCCATAATATCTGCACGTTCAGATGGATAGACCAGAAGTGGTTGTACGCCATGTTCCACATAGAACTTAACCTGTGCCAAACTTGTAACAGGAATGAGTTTTGTATCTTTATAGGCTTCCTGCAACTGCTCAGGCGTTGTAATTTCTGAATTCAATAAATACACCCTTTCTTTTAAAATCGTAAAAAATAGGGAAGAAAACAAAAAAATCATATAATCCAATTTGTGAACCATATTAAAGTTTTGTTCTCTTCCCTATCTTCTAACTAAAATGTAAAACTATAATATGATTACTGCAATATTTTTTCATGTTCAATATTCCAAGTTAATACACTACTGATTAGTATAAACTAACCAGTAGTGATAAATAATATCCTTAAATTAAGCTAAGGACTTGATCTGATAAATATCTACAAATTCATCATCTGCATCTGTCATCAGGTCAAATGTGATCTTCAGTGTAATAGGATCTCCCTCAGCTGCGAAAGCTAATTCGATATTTCTCTGAGGAGTAGCTTTGTAGCAAGTGATATGTAATGGTGTTACAACTCCTTGCTCAGATTTCTGGTTGATTTCTGCGTCAACTCTGAAATCAGCTAATTCCTGATTATCGTTAATCTTAACTAACTGAAGTGTAGAGTCATTTACGATATAAGATACATCGTATTTCTTACCAACAACGATATCGCTATCTGTTGTAGCTGTGAATACTTTTGCTGCTGCACTTCCTTCGATCTGTGTTCCACCAACATCACCTTTTTCGTAAACGAATAAAGCTCCTGCTTTTGGATCATCTGGTAATGTAAGTTTTCCTGCTTCTGTAGCAGTGATCGTCTTCATTTCTGCACGATCTCCACCTTCTGTAATTGTACCGTTACCAAAGATAGAGAATAACTCAAATGGATATACCTGAATTTCTGATTCAAGTGTTCCTTCCATTGGGTTGGCAAATGTTACAGCATCTCTACCTCTCTTTTTAGCTTTTACAGAATCTGCTGTAATATTTAATGTTACTGTATTAGCATAATCAACTCTTAAAGCCTTTTTGCTTGTAGCTAAGTTAGTTAACTCAAATACACCGCAGTCACGGCTTGCATATTTCTTACTAGCTGCCATTTTGTCACATCCTTTCATTAGAATTTTTAAATTTTAGTATTAAAAAAAGACCCATAAAGATAGGTCTTATTTTTCTTCTTTAAGATTTTTCAAATATGAATCTTCTTTAAAGTCACTACCTTCAGTTCCCCAGACACTGGCATTAAGAGCCATGATTTGATAATTTCTATCAATTAGAATTCTTTGAAAGTTATCATATAATTGAGGAATTGTTAGTTGCCCTACGTTAGTAAAATTAATACTTGGGTGATACGCACATACGACAGAGATAATATTACCGATATCATATTTTGGATCTTGTTTATCTAAGTTTTTTCCACGAGTACGTTTAGCTTTTGCCTTATCACGTCTACGTTGCATTTGGATAACAACAGGATCTTTTTGTTTTGATAATTCTTCGGACACTGTGCGTTCATTGTTGATATTTGAAATTTGCATCAGAATATGTAATACATCATCAAAGATTTCTCGATCAATAACCCCGACAACCTGTGATTCGATTTCTCCAGTTTCTTCGTTCTCATGTGTTTTTAAGATCTCAAATCTTTTTTCTCTTAATTTATACACAACATCTTCGACAAAATAAAAACAAAATGCTCTCACATAAATCCGTATAACATCTGTGTTTTCTGATACCAAATCAAATAATTTAACATCTGTTCGTTCTTCATAAGGTAATGCCAAAAAAGCATCATATTTATCTGGCAGGAGAGCAGAGTAGTAGCTATCTACTGTCAATGTCATATAACTAGCATATTGCATCCATAGCCCTTCACCAATTCTCCTACGATCACTGATTTTAGGTGGCTGAATATGCCCGATTCCAACAGGTATTGGTTCGCTTGACAGTAGCTGTGAATAAGTAAGTTTTACGTCACTCACTTACAAAGCAACTCCATATTTATATCATCAATCCGATACACCATTGTCCTGCCATAAAAGTTAGTGTTCGGTTTAAAAGACTGTAATTGGCTTGTACGAGTATCTAATCTCATAGCCCCGATACCAAATGAGTCTTTTATTGATTCGTCAGTTAGGGCAAGATTGATTGCTTGGCAGATCATATCTAAACGATTGCCAGCGTATCCTTTTTCACGCCATTCTGACTTTTCATCATCATCTAAATCAATTACATCTTTTCGGGCAACAACATTGATTACCAATGTGTAGTCAAGAATAGATGAACTGGTATTTACATATGTTTCCATTAAAATCATTGATCTTGCATCTGTAATTGTTTCTTCCATATAAGGTGTATCCTTGCAATGACCAACGAGAGATACGTCTTTTAACTGTCCATTCAAGTTTTTTTTGATTCGACATCCAAACCAATTATCTTCATATGAATAATCGTCATTGTCTAAGATAGGCATTACTAAATTTGTTAAATCTTCATTTGTCAGAAAAATATTGCCTACAACGTCTTTAATAAGACCAGATAGAACAAGAGGATTATCCATCATCTCATCAGTTTTCCTCATTCCATCCCTCCTAAATCAAACTCTCTACAGATACTTCGGTAGAAGCGGTAGAAGAAGTATTATCTTTTGCAGATAATTTCAAAGTAAAAGTGCGTCCAATTAACCCAGAATCAGAAATCAAAATAATCAAATTTGAACCAGTTTCTTCTATATTAATAGAGTCTTTGAAATCACATTCAATATTCCATTGAGGTTCCTTGTCTACTGTATTACCATCGTTATCTTTAAAAGAAGCAGTAAATATAGATTTTTTACCTATATAAACTTTCTTGTAACGATATTTAATAGTAGCAGTACAAGTCTTCTCAACAACAGGGGTGTCTGGGACATCTGGTTCCGTAGGTGTTGGATCAATAGGTTTTTCTTCAGGTTTTGTATCTGGTTCAAAATAATCAGCAACCCATACTTTTGTACCATTATCTAATGTGATGTACTTATCGGCTTCTGTATTTTTACCAGCCTGTGCTAATGTGATATAACACAATCCTTTTGATCCATAATTATATGGAGTATTATCATTTTGGCTAACTTTATAGCATGTTGGGTTATCCATATTTTTGTCTAAGAAAATTCTTTTTGGAGAATCAAGTTTGACTGTTTCTTCGTTACACTGCATTTTGAGCATATGTTGAGTTGATCCAACTCTCATATATTGTCCAGATTGTTCTCCACTATTGTACTGTGTCGTATTTAAATCAATACACCACTGAGAACATAATTTACCACCTTCGTTTAGCCAATATATATTCATGTTACATTTCTGAAATATTCCACGACAATATAGATCATGAAAAATAAAAGAGTGTATGCACAAATAAATTCCATCGGATAACGTAACATAATCTCCGATTTCAAAACGATCATCATTTTCAATAGTTTCGATTGTAAGTTTCGTATGTGACTCATCAGTTGTTCTTACATCGAACACACGAGGAGATTTCACAAATGGCTCACCGTTTAGTAAAGCGTTATCTTCCCTATCTACTGCTAGATTATATAACGACTCTACCTGTAATCGTTTTGTACGTTTCATCTCTTCTCTGGGATTAGATTTTTGAAATTTTCTTGATAATTTATATGAAGCCAATGGCATATCAATCACCATCCTTCATTTTTTGCAAAAGAGCACAAGAGGTTAGAACACAAGAACGAACTTCTTTGTGCGTAGAAACGGTTTGTAAATGACAAAGATACGAAAGAATTTCAATAGAAATTTTACTATCTTTGTTTAACATAATTAGAAATCCATTTGTTAAAGCTATAAGATTTCCAATCTTTTTATTCAGCTCAATATTACTACAATGTTCTTCATACAATGGTAGAACTGAATAAATTTTGCTTGTTAGAACATCTATGTATTCATCAATTTTTTGTACTGAAAGGGTTTTTATATATTCCATAATTACCCCCAGACTTTTTCATTAGCGTGATATCCGCTTCTTGTGACGTTCCAACTAATTTCGTCTTTCAACGTATTTAATGCATTGAGTTTGGCTTCCAGATTATTTTTTTCTGCGAATGTCTTGAAGTCTCCGTCTTGTAAATGAAGTTTCATTTGTAGAATATCAAATGTCTCTTTCTGTAAATACCCTATCAGAATATATTTTGCAAACATTAACTGTTCTCCATCTGTTAGAAGAGTAGAGAAAGACATATTTTCATCATCTCTTGTTGTGTCAATTGATGATCCTGCAATTTGCAGTTCTCCAGACGCATATTTGAAATAAGGTAAGAAAAATAAAATCATTGCTTTATCACCAGAAGAATCATCCTTATCTTCTGAGTTTTGTATTGCGTCATCATAAATTGAATCTAATTCATATGACTTCATCAGTGCCAAAACCAACTCAATAATATCTGTATAAGGTGTTTTGTCCATATTACACCTCCGAATTACTTCGCAGATTCATCAACACTTCTTATATCCATTGCTAATCTTAAAATATCACATGGTTTCTTACAAACACGACCGATAGCACTTACTTTATTCATGTCTACATATTCATTGTTATTAATTTTCTTAACAAGTAAAGAGATAATAGATTCCTGAATAGATTCTGTAGTATTAGCCACCATGTCTGTAACATGATCAATATCAAATGATAAAATATTTTTGATTGTATCTAATGTTAAGAAGTTATTGTAATATTCATCTAAATAGTTATTATTAACAACATCTTTATCACAAATGAAAACGGCACCGTCCTCAATAAATGATCGGTCGTTGATAATAATATTCTGTAAGTCCTGATATGTAACAGTAATAGCACTTCCAAACTTGTCGATTGTAAATTCTTTGCCACCGCTTGGCTGTGTTTTGAGTACAACTGTACCATCAGTTAACGAAACAATTTTAATTGGCTTTAATGGATTGATGTCTGTATATTCTGATTCAGAAACAGAATCAAGAGATTCTTGCATTTCTTCGTTTTTCTTTTCAATCTCAGTTTTTTCAGCCATTAAAATTTTCATATTTTCCATCATTTCTTGTATCTGTTTCTGTAACTTTGCGTTTGATTCCTGCAAGTCTTGATTCATTTTAACCAAATCATCTTTGGTACAATTAGAAGTTGATTTTCTAGTCGTAGATGTTTTAGCTGTTGTTTTGGTAGATTTAGTCTCTGCCATTTTTAATCGCTCCTTTATTCAAAAGAGAGGATCTGTTTTGACCCTCTCAACCATTTTGTTATATTAACTTAATTTAACAACTCCATGTTTTGCATTTGTGATCAGTCCTGTAGCCCATCCTTTATGTAATGAAGCATTCTGTGTTAAATTTCCATTAGCAAATTCGCTATCAGAAATATATAATCCTTCATCGTCAAATACAACCTGTACCAATTTCTGGAGTCCAGGAGATACAACATAGATGTATTTGTCATCAATTGCAAAATCATAATCAGCAGATGTGTAATCGATAGTCTGATTAATTGCCATTAATGGAATACCTTTGAATACTGGTAAATATCCGATTGTATTATATGTTTCACCGAGACCCATCTTTAAATACTGATCTTCTGGTAAGATTTCACCTAATCCAATAGATGTACCAAAAGCGATTGCACGAGCACCACCGTTAGCAGCAGATACTCTTGCTGCTAATTTCTGGAATGTTGCACCAGAGAATCCTGTTGCTTTGAAGTTAGCTGTTCTTGTATCAAAAGATTTCTGCATTGTGTAAGCAATGTCTACAGAAATTTCAGCTTCAATAGATAAGATTACTTTCATAGCATATTCAGCTAAAGAGTCTTCTCCAGTCATAACTCTATACAGATCAACCTGTGTTGTGATTGTATGGTTAACAGGAGTTAAAGTTTTCTCACCTGTGAACTGTTTCTGAGCATTTACATGTCTACGGCTGTTTCCGTTCACAGATACTTCAAATAAATCGTTAGATTTTAATTTGAATGTTGCAGAGTTTCCTCTACCAACAGTTGTTACATTTGCAACAGCTGCAAAATCTTCTGCTACAACATCAGGAATAACTGCATCAACCAGTTTGTTTACAACTGCGAAGAAAGCCCAGTTATATACAGGATGTGTTACTAACTGTGTAGATCCAACTAAGGACTCGTCCACATTAGCGAATTTTGCAATTTCAGCATGAGCAACTTTATCTACTAATTTTCTCTTGTCAGCCAGTGATGTATTTCTGCTAAAGATTTTAGATGTTGCAAAGTTTTCTTTTCTATAATGATTCACATATTCTTTGAATGCTGGAATCAGATCTCTGCCAGCAGATGTGGCAAATTCAATTTTTCTATAAGCCATTTCTTAAATCCCTCCTTTTATTATTAAGCTACGTTTGGTACTGCAATCAGTTCTACAGTTGGGACTCTTTCAGCACCAACAGAAACGTATTTCTTTCCTGTGATCTTGAATGTTAATAATCCATCAGTACCATCTGTTGAATATGTAGGCTTGCTGTCGCCAGCTTTGTAAATAACATATTTAGCGCCAGTTGCTTCTCCAGAGATTTCTGTCATTGCGATTTCGTCTCCGATTGAAGGCATATAAATATTGAAAGGCGTCCCTGCCTCAAATTTAATTGTTCTAGGATCAGATGTAATTCCTTTAAATACATTTCCCATTCCGTCTGTCAGAGATGGTACGTCAGCGTTGTATACTAATCCGATTAAATCTTTTCCTTCTGTAGGAGCTGCTACCTTGAATGCGTTACGTGTTTCTCTATCTGTTGAAACTTCGCCAAGTGCAACAGCATATCCATTTTCAACTTTAGTTGTAGCCACACCAGTTTTTACATCGTTGTCCCCAGATGCAGCTGATCTTAAAATAAGAATATTAGTTGCCATTTTTGTCCTCCTTTTAGGTTTAATAGTTTTTCATTCTTTCCCAAATGTCTTCAGACTCAGGCTCTGTTTCAACTGCCTGAGTAGGGATTGAGTTTCTTAATAATTCTTTTTCTTGTACGCCTTTTTCTTGCTGGATATCATAAGCAAATGCTTTTAAGCTATTTACATACCCATCAACAGTAGAAGCGTTGCACTGTAATCCTTTTTCTTTCCACTCAGTTAATTGCTTTGCGGATAATGTGCTAGATACGCTGTTAAGAACAAGATTTACTGTTTTTGTAACATCTTCCATCTCTTTGTTATGTTTGAATTCACGAAGAGAAGCGTTTTCAATTTTCAATGCTTCATTTTCAGATTCTTTTTCTTTTAAAGCGGTTGCAAATTCAGCACATTTCTGGCTTAATTCATCGTAATCACAAGAGCTTTCAGTTTCTTCTGTGTCATTTTCCTGAATATCTGGATCACTGTTCTTGTCCACATCGTCAGAGTTTTCAACAACTTCATTACTATTTTCTTCAACTGCTTGACCATCGCTTTCTGCATTTTCAACAGTCTCAGGAACTTCCTCTGTGGAATTCTCAATAACAATATTGCTTTCAACAACTTCTGTAGAATTTTCAATAATTTCTTTTTCTTCTGTATCTTTGATTTCTTTTTCGAGATCTTTTGAAGTTTCTGCCATTTCTTCCTCCTTCTCTGATTTATTTTTTTGCAATAAAATAGAGCCATCAGATTCTGGCTCCTCAATTGCATTTTTAACTAATTGTTTTTCAAATAGTTGTTTTGCTTTATTAAATTCTGGCTGCATCACATCATCTAATGTAATAGCAGCGAATTGTATAATTTTTGCTTGACACCCATCAACAGCAGGTTTAATTTTTGTATTACAAGCATCAGTTTTGCCGATTAATGTTACTCCAGTAAAAGAATATTGCAATATTTCCTCAACATTATTCTTTTGTAATTTAGAATCTAAGACATACATCTCAACCGAAACACCTTTAATACCACCATCTTTATAGAACACATCGACAATATGCTCGTAATATGTATTCCAAATGTATCCATCGATACATAAATATGTGGTAGCATTTTCTGTCTCATAAGAAATTTCTGGATTAAAAGGAATAAACCCAACTGCGATTTCCTGTGCTAGTGGACTGTGTTCATGTCCCCCAAAATCACCTTTACCATAATCACCGTTCTTGTTGTAATAAGCCAAAATAGGCTTACCAGCAATTGTATCAGCATATTTTTTCAACACATCCATACTCATGATGAAATTATGATCATTAATTTTGTCGGCACTATAAATGCGTAAATGCAATTTTGTGAACTGAGATTTCTCTACCTTTACGGGGTCTTCTTTCATTTCAACTGCGAACTTTAAAAGTTTTTTATCACTCATTTTCTATATCACCACCTTTTCTATATTGTTTTAATAATGATGCAGTACGATCATTATCAGAATAGAACCAGGTAGTTTCATCTTTTCCAAGAGGTGTAATACCATGTCTTGATAAAAATTCATAAACATCATTATCTTTAACTTTAATTGTTTTCTGTTTTATTGATAAAGGATTACGAATGAACATGTTACGCCTCCTTTTTATCTTCATTTGCACCGATATTTCTTGTCTGTTCTCCAGAATCGGTGATTTGATCATCTGATAATTTTGTTCGACCAGAAGATTTCTTATCTTCGCTTGACATCGTAGATGCTGTTTGAATAGGCGTAAAGCTTTGAGGAAATCCAAGTCCATGCATAAAATTCATCGTATTAGCTGCATCGGTAATTTGAATACCTCTTGAAGAGAATATAGCAGGGGTGATAATTCCTCTTTCCATATCTTCATTAGCTGCCTTTCTACGATCTTCACGGTCAAACATTGTTCCAACAAATTTAATTTTGAATTTATATTTATCTGTGTTTTTATTGATATGATATTCACAGAATGATGCAAATTGAGGATATAATTTTTCCATTTTTGCAGAGATTGTCTGTTTATATAAATTGATAGACGATACGTTGTTACCGCCTTGTAGAATTGCATCTGCCATACCAGATTCACGAACCATGTTATTCATCTCTGTTTCTAATAAGTTTTTCTCTGAAGCAGAAGGGGAGAAGTCGAACATTTTAAAATTCTCCAATGGTGCAGCTTTAAAATCTACGGCAGATTTTGATCCAAGATTAGAACCAAGACTTTCTTTTACAGTTGCAATAAACTTACCGAGTTCTTCAGCGCTGATCGCAAAATCATCCACTTTGTTTCCCATTTTTCCATTTTGTAGGCGTGGGACAGAAGCAAAGATGACCTTATACGCCTCAAGTTCTTTTTTGGCTTCCTCAAGATCTTTGAACTTACTTAATTTGGAATAATCTAAAAACATGTCTAATACTGGTGGAACTGATCCTGCAAAATTGTTATTGTATTTAAATACCCAAGCATCATCAGGATGCATTTGCTGATAATATACCCATCGTCCATTATGTTTCGCTAAATTTGACCCATAAGTATTTTCAGATGATTGTAAAGCATTATTAAACATAGCTTTAAAGCATGGGGCATATCCATCAATATCGACACCGCTTTGAACAAAATAAGATAAGTTAAAAGAAAAGAGGTATCCAAGATATGAATCTGCGTCAATCATACAATATTCAGCAGGCAGTTCCTGTAAATATGCATGATCATCGAATTCACGAAGTGATGTATAGTATGTATCATAATTAGAAATATTGAACATAACTTTATTAAATTCTCTTTTAACATTAAAGCGATTAAAAAAATTAGTTACAACTTTATAATCTTTTTGAAATCTTTTTGAATGATAATCAGATGCCGTGATTGGTTTTCCGTCCAATGTGTAAGGAATTGGTTCCCAATCAAAATCTAATATAGAAGACGTAAAGTCTATGAGATGTCTGTATATAGAAATCGAATTGTAATATGAATATGAAAGCTGTCGCAATTCTTGTTCGAATTGATGAGGTGCTAAAACCATTCTTTCAATCTTTTCTCTTGGAAAAATTGCGCCTTTCATATTGACATTCTTCAATGTACTATTCAGCAATTGAGGAGACAAGAAGAATGATTGTCCAGCTGCACTTTGACTATTATATGCCTGAATAAATTCTGTAACATATGATTGTGTTTGTGCATCTGTTTTATTTTTTGTTGCCACATAGCACCTCCTTCCTGTAATTTTTAAACATATGTATATTCATTAAGTAAGTCATAACCATGACTTTTATTATTGTTAAATAATGTGTATCTATTTTCTTCTTCCCATTCATAAATAACAGATAATCCATAACAAAGAGAAGTAGCTCTATCTCTCTTTTGCCCCTTGACAATACGAACATATTGAACATTTCCATGTTCAGAATAATCCATCTTAATATTGCTTAATTCACTCTGCAAGATGTCATGCTCTACATGCTGTGCGTATTGTTCCGCAGTAATCTCTCCGTTCTTATACAGAGAGTCAACTTCTTCAGAGGTTGATAGTAATTCAAGAGATCTATCCTCGAAGCATGATTTCATGTAAGGATAGAATGTTTTATGAAATTCATTTGACGCATGAACACCACGAATTAATGGAACTGCGTTATCAAGTAGAAATCCATCTTCATCATCGTCTTTTATCAATGGCGGATATTCTACTGTGTTTTTCGTTTTAGGATCTGTATATTCCCAACTTTCATAAAACATTGTTGGTAAACCTGCACCAACTCCGTTATCATCTATAACCAGTTTCTTTGTGTTAGGGAAATGTATATGAATGAGTTCTCTTAAGAAATCTCTTTGTTTATTCAAAGGTATACCATTCATGACTTTTGTATACACGACAGATTTTGTATAAGTACCATTTGGTCTCATTTTCAGTTTGATAACATGAGTACATGCGTTATCCGAATTCTTTTCATTAGATACAGCTACGTCATGGGTGATGACATAGATAGATTGAGATTTTCGAGGTTGATCTGATTCGCCATATTCAAGTTTTCTACAAGGCATTGTAAGTTCATATGGGTAATAACTTTCTCCGCTGGAACCAACGAAAATTCCCTCATATTCATAAGCGAATTTGTCTTTTGTCATAGAAGGTTTAGATAACTCTTGCTCAATGTCTTCCATATCAAAAAGACCAGCTTGTACACCAACTTGATAAGGGAAACAAATTGCAACATACCTCTTGTTCCCAGAACACATTTGCTCAAAATGATATTTAAATCTCTTGTATAATCCGCTTGTTTTCAGATAAGCAGAAGAGATAAAAATAACTTTACCCTTTTCATTTTTGTGCCATTTTAAAGCATTTTGACGTTTTGTTTTTGTCATAGGAATAAGAATTGTTTCAATGATATCGTCTTTAACCAGACGAGCTTCATCAATCAATAAATAATTAAAACGCCATGAACGAGCAGATTCTCCACCACGATCTTGTGCAACAGTAATGGCACGAATTTCACCGCCACCATTAAATTCAACATAACAATCGTCAGGAGAAGTATGAATTGGCATAACTATCTCTTTTGCGATAGTTCCATTCTTGATTAACTCACCCTTAATTTTCTGAATAATTACGTTTCTAGCCTGTTGGTTACTTCCTGAAGCAATTCCACATTTTACATTTGGATATAATATCGAGATGCAAATATAGAAGACGGCTACGATCCATGACTTACCGAGTCCACGACATGCGATCAATACTGACATTTGCCCTCTTGCCATTGCTCTCAATATGACTCTTTGGAAAGGAAAGAGTTCAATCCCTAAAATATCTGTTGCAAAATCATCGATGTAATACCGATAATAAGAGAAGAATTTTGTCCATGCTTCGTAATCTATGGTATCTTCCGAAGGATCTATATCTTGAACTCCCAATTCACTGGCTCTTTGAGCCATACGTTTGTTCACTTCATCGAAGTCTATATCTAAAATATCCATGATATTTACCTCTTACAGTGATTTTGTAATTGTACTCAAATAGTCAATTAATTCATCGACAGTATCTTTTTCCATCGGATGATATTCAGGAATCCAGTTATGACTTTCTACCATAGCACAAACTTTTGAGAAGCTACTTGCACCAACATCATTTACACTTCTGGTACTTTCGCTGAATTTGGCAGACTTTGACAGTGTGTCAAATGCCTCTCTGGCAGCCTTATACTTAGCGTCTGCCCCTGCGACGTTGTTCATCATATCATCAAAAGTCTTGTCCATCTGAAGCGACGCTTTTGCAATTTTCTTTGCGTAATCTCTATGATTTTCTGTAACGATTTTATAATCTCTTTCAAGTCCAAGATAATAATTGTCAAGATAATCTATATCTTCCTGCGTGTATTCCCCACGCCATTTCTGGCTATAGATTTTAGAAAAGGTTTTTTGAGAAGTATTAGAAGTTTGTTTCTCTTTCTTTTTTTGAATTGATTTTGTATTAGATTCTGCTAATTTTTCAGCGTATGTCCGATCTTCTGTATCGCTATCAGCATATGTTTCTTTTCTTAACTGTGGCAAACTTTGAATATTTTTCATATACAACTGAAAAATTTTTTGTCCGTAATCATCAACGTCCCCATTTAAAGATTGATTTTTTCTTGATAATTCATCTCTTGCAGCATTGATATATTTGATATGAAATGGTTTATCGATTTGGCGTAAAACAGATTTGCATTTGTTTTTATCTAATCTGCCATCAGAATCTAATACGTTTTTGAATATACATTTTTTACACCAAGGTACTAGGTGGTCTGCGTGTAACGGTGAATTACTTGAATAAAACTGTCGTACAGAAATATCTTTATCGCAAGCTAAACATTTTTTCTTTTCACATTTACCTATTGTTCTCACCACCTTGTTAAGTAATAGAGAGTAGCACTGTGGCTACCATCGTCATTTTATAAGTCCAGCAATTCTATCAATACACCTAACCCGACAAGCGTATCAATAACTGAATCTGTTTTAATTTGTTTTGAATCTAAATCACTGACATCACCAGTAGTAAAATCATCATCTTCATCATTATATCCATACAGAATAATATTTGAATCATCATAGAAATTTAACATAAATTCAACAACATTCTGTGTAATATCATTCTGATATAGATAAATAGAAGTTCCTTGTAAAGAGTCATTATGAAACTGATCATATAAAAATACTCTTAGACTTCCATCATCAAACATTTCTAAGCAATATAATGCATGATCTTTTTCCATGCTAATTTTTCTTGGAGCAAAATCTAACTCCGTCATTGCCAGTGATAATAAATGGCGGATAGTCATATCATCCGCCACAATATCTACGCACATATCACCGTCTTCCAACTGATCGTCGACTGTAAATAAAAGATCGATTTCGTCTTCAAAATTAGTGATTTGTAGATCTTCATATTTATTATATTTTTCTTTATACAAGAACTCACTTCCTTACTGTGCTGCTACAGCATCTTTTAAAGATTTAGCCGCTTTAAATTTTGGAGCTTTTTTAGCAGGCACTTCCATCATTTCACCTGTCTGTGGGTTTCTGCATGTTCTTGCTGCACGCTCAATAACTTCAAATGTTCCTAATCCAGAAACACGAACTCCACCTTTTTCGATTGCTGTAGCAATTCCTTCAACAACACGGTCTAATTCGATTTTTGCTTCTTTCTTAGTAATTCCATTAGCTTCTGCAATAATTTCTACTAATTCTGTTCCTTTTAACATTATGATTTCTCCTTTATTCTTTGTAATTTTATAGTTTTTAGTACGATTTCTCTAAACTGAGAAATCGTAAATTGTTAATAATTTCTGATATTTCTACGGCTACCAACTTTTGAGTACCCGTAAATCATTTATAGAAATGGAGCAGAAGAAGTAATATCCTCTGCTCATAATAGGCAGTCTGTCCGACCTGTTTTGAGAGATTGATCCTAAAAAAATGACTGCCGAATTGCTAATTTAACTGTATCTTGAATGATGCTGTATGCCCTTCACGTTCTGTGAACTCAAATAACTTGCAAGCACTCTTTGACCCTTTAAAAATACTGTCTGCATAAGGATCACTACCTACAAAGCTTGGACATACTAAAATTTCTTTATCGCATGTAATACCTTCACTTAGAGATTTTTCAAGCATTCCGTGGTAATGACCAACCAATAAGAAATCAATATCTTCGTTATATATAGATTCCATATTTTGAATGGCACTATCAGTTCCTCTTAATGTGTGTCCATGCATTGCAACCATATTAAAGCCAGCGATAGGAATATGAATACAATCAGATTCTAGATCAAGATGTACTTCAACACGATCATTATTTGCCAAACATTCATTGATATAATTTCCAATAATATATTCAAAGTCTTCCGCACATAATTCAGAAGCTCTTGTTCCTATAGGTCGTGTTTGGCTATGGTTGCTTCGACCTACGCAATAATATTCAATTTCAACATATTTGGATAATTCATTTAAGAAATGTGAAATGATTTTTGAGATATCAACAACTGCCTTAACAACGGCAGAGTCATTGAGCTTAACGTCAGTAAGACGTAAGATACCTTGAATATCATCACCTAATGTGACGACTTTGAGTTTAGAAATGCCAAGTCTATGTATCAGCACAATGGTCTTAGATAATAATTTTTGAAATCTTTCAATGCAAATTTCTGGAGAGTATTCGTTGTTAACACTCTTAAATACTGCATTATAATGAATATCTGCAATAGAAAGCACATATCCTTTAGATTTATCTTCAACTCTCAGAGGTTTGAAGTCTGGGTTTGGTAGCATCTGAATTGCTTCAGCCACATATTCATTGAACAGCTCAAAACGACTTTCTTGGCGAGAAATACGATTTCTTTCTAAATTAACTGTCTGTAATTTCTGTCGTTCCTTACGAATTTTTTCATATAATAACTGATCTTCAGATTTTTCATCGTTACCAGATTTTTGCTTGCTGCGAAAATAAGCATCTCTGAATCTACCACCAAATGGAGTAGAAGAGGACTTGCGAATTGTATCGCTTGCACATTGTACATGATATTTTTCTTTAATTTCCTGCCAGTCGATATCAACTACACCGTCAAGTTTTGAATCAATATCTGCACAGACAGCCTCATATGTTTCTGGAGTTAATCCGATTTTTGCTAATTCTTGTTCAAAATTAATACTGATAAATCTTCACTCCAATCTATTCTTCATCAGAAGGTACGTTTAATTCCAGATCTTCATCAGTCTTTTCTTTCATCTGAAATTCACCATATTTTCCATCAAAGTCTTTTAATAAATCTTTGAAAGATACATTTCCTTCTTCTGTTTCAATAACTCCTTTTTCGATGTCTACATAACCTGCCGCCTTAACTGTGACAGTAGTAGATTTTTTATAAGATAAAGCTTTCGCCATATTCATTCTCCTTTGCTCTGTTAAATTATTTTTATGGTTTACAATTATTTTTTTGAAAAACCTCTACACACTTGACATAAAATGTGGTATAGTGTATATAGGGGAAGTTTAAACATTTTTACAAATAAAAATTAAATAATTTCGTCTACAATTCCAAGACGAGGCATCTCATCTCTATAATGAAATTTTCAAACTTGAATTTGCAATAATAACCCGTGTGCTTTTGCATTTCTCTTCAAGTTCAGAAGTTAATTTTTCTTTTAGTGTCAACTTTGCTTTTTCTGATCCGTGATGTAGTACAATTCGATTTGTATTAATGGAAGAGTAGTAGTCAAGAAGCTGATAGAATGGAGCATGTCCACTAAGAGATTTGAGTGAGAAACTTGCACATCTGCAAGTATATTGCTTATTATCTATAGAGATAGATTTAACATTTTTGTCTTTAAGTAATGCAGCCAAACTTCCTGGTGTACTGAATCCTACAAATAAAACAGTGGCATTAGGATTTGGAACTGCTTTCTTTAAATGATGTCTAATTCTACCATTATTACACATTCCAGACGTAGATAATATCACGCATGGTTCATTACTATGTACTAATGCTTTACTAGATTCTGCATCACACACAAATACCAAGTTGTCCCAATTTAGGACTTCATCAAACAATTTTAATTCATCGCCAGATAAGATTTTACGATATTCGTTGAAAATATCAATTCCTAACGGTGTATCAATATATACTTTATAAGGGAAATCATAATCTTTCATGACCTGATAAATCATCGTTGTGAGAAATTGAAGCCTATGATTTGCGAATGTTGGGATAATGACTTGTCCATGCATTTCGCATACCTGTTGTGTGATAATAGAAAATAATTTTTCGATATCATTATTTCTTTCTTTTTGTCCAGTTTTTAAATCTGGGCGATCGCCATAAGTTGATTCCCCGATAACAAGATCTGCATGATCAATAGGAGTAAACTTATTGACATAATAATTATGTATTTTAGAATTTCCAATATCTCCTGTAACAAGAAGTGTTTTTTCTACATTGTTTTGCTTTAAATAAAGCAGAACTTGTACACTGCCAGGTAGATGTCCGTTTGGAATAAGTTTAAATGCTAAAGTCTCATCAACAACAACCTTTTTCATAACTGGATATTCGGACATATGTCTTATAGATGTTTCTACGTCATCAATCGTATACAGAGGTTCATAATTTTTACCATGTTGGTTATTGATTAATTCAACATCTCTATCTATAATAAACGCAGAATCTTGAAGCATTCTATACATAATCTGTTTATTGTTTTCGGCAACAATAATTTTTGCAGAACAACCCTCTTTATACAATCTGGGAATTATCCCCAAATGATCTTGGTGGCTGTGATCTACAAAGATATAATCAATGTCTTTTGGCTTAAATTCTTTGAATCTTCTCTTATTTACAAGAAAATCATCGTATTTACTATTTGACTGATGTAAGCCAGCGTCAATCAAAATGTTGTGAGTATCTGTTTTTACATAAACCATAGAACCAGTAACATCCATGGCAGCAGGTTCATCTACAAATGATACTCTGATATTGTTTTGTTTTTTCTTCATAGAGAACACCTATCTTTCTCTATACTTCTTTAGAGCTTTCATTACGCTTCTTTTCTCACTTGCATAGTAAGTAGGATGTTCAGAATACGTCTGATGAATATCAGATTTGTCCTTGAATCCTTTTGAGCGAAGATAGAAAGCTTCATTTTTGGTTATCTTGATGATACAAGATCCCTCCATTTCTTAAAATATTTCCAGTGATGCTTGACGCTGCACATGGCAGTCGTCGTACATATTTACTGGATTTGGAAAGCTGCCGATCAGACTTGAACTGATAACCTGTCGCTTACAAGGCGACTGCTCTACCAATTGAGCTACGACAGCAGAAAGGAGTAGCGGATGAATTAATATCCACCCACTAGGTGCTAACAATGAAAAAATCTTTGTTGAAAAAAGAACTGACCACCAAACAGCTCTTTGATTGCACAGGTAGGATTTGAACCTACGTCTCCAGAACCAAATGGAACGAGCGAATTTACCAACTTTTCCACTGTGCAATATTGGTAAGGACATAAATGTCCCTACCAATAAAGGATACTATATGAAAAATAAAATGAAACCTAGAAAAATAGCAGAAGGTGGATTTGAACCACCGATCTTCAGGGCATGAACCTGACGAGATAACCAAACTTCTCCATTCTGCGACAGGGATAACTGGATTTGAACCAGTGAATACAGCAGTCAAAGTGCTGTGCCTTACCACTTGGCGATACCCCTATGAGTATTTTAAATCAAGCAGAGTTTATTATAACATTGCTGCGCATTATAAAAAGCGTCTATTATTGTAGCGGTTCTGTATTTGTATAAAATAAGTAATACAAATTTTAGTGAGTGAAAAATTCCTCACTTTTGGCACACTCATCATGTAAATGAGCAAGATTTAATATCTTCAGAACGTGCCATACACAAATACTTGTGTAATTTATTTTTTGATTATATTTTAATTTAAAATACAATTCCTACAGCTGGATTCGAACCAGCGACTTTCATCTAATGTTATCCTTGCTTTGATGACCCTCTAGCCTCTGAGGTATGTAGGAAAACTGGCTAGGCAAGACTTGAACTTGCAAAACCGCACGGTTAACAGCCGTGTGCTCTACCATTGAGCTACTAGCCAATGAAACTGACACGACAGGAATCGAACCTGCAACACCAACGTCCGTAGCGTTGTGCTCTGTCCAATTGAGCTACATGTCAATATATTTACCACGTCTTATATTTACACACTGGCGACGCAGTATAATGTTAAATATTAAAGATATTGTGTGTAGGAATACCTTTAAAAACGACCTTAATCCTCGTAGGAATTTGAGGTACTCTCAAGGCGAACTGAAGTGATGAACTCCATCAGAATATCAGAAGAGGTATACATTCCAATATCCACCAACCATCAGGGTGTTCGCATATTTTTTGGTTAATCTATCGTATAGTTACTAACCTAATCATCCCTGTTGAGGGAATCGAACCCACTCGTGACCGAAGCCGCAAAATTTACAGTTTTGCCTGTCTCCTTAGCAGTATAAACAGGGATATTAGCCCACAAGTCCGAAGAACATTGTAGGACAAACATCACACCAACGAGAGTCGAACTCGTATTGCATCCGTGAAAGGGATGTGTCCTAAAACCATTTAGACGATGGTGCGATTTAGCGTACGGACTGGGCTACGACCCCAGGATACGCATATTCGTACGTATACAGGATTAGCAATCCTGCGCATTAAACCAGCTCTGCCACCCGTACATTCTGTATCTGTATTAATTTCAACAAAACTAACACAAATTTTAGTGAGTGATTCCTCCTCACTTTTGGCATACTTATCCATACAATAAGCGAAATATAACATTTCCAGAATATGCCATACACTTAATTGTGTAATTTTTGTAGACCACTCTATAAAAAGACACACATTCTTTGTGCGATCAAAACACCTTGGATTAGAGTATCGCAAGTTTCTACACGAGATCCACCTTGTACTTCGGCACCACTCTTTCAACGATTTGTGTTTTCTTTTATCAGCTAATAGCCTAAATCCACCGATCTTAGTCGGATCACTTCATTTCTTGTTGGGCACGCAAGGTGCAATGTTTTATAATATGGTAAATTACCATACACTTTCATCATCATCTTCATCATCATCTGAATTCAAAGACTCATATTTTTCTAATAATCTATCAAGATATTCATCAGCAATTTCTTGCATTTTTGTAAAATATCCAACAACATCCATAATGAATTCTGGTGGGAATCCGTGATCTCTTGTGTAGATTGATTTTGACTGCTCAATGTCGATCGTTTTGCCAATTTCCGTAAGAATCAAATGATATAAAGTTTTGCGTTCGATATCCATGAGATCACATAATTCTCTTATGCGTTTTCTATTTTTCAGATACCAAGTATTTGTTGCTTTTGGCAATTCGATATCACTCGTTGGCTGAACAACAATGGAAGAGGTTGCACTTGGCTGAGCTGCCACTACAGTATATGTACCAGTCTTGCGAAGAGATGGTAATACTTCAGAAGTTACCCATCTTTTGAACTTCTTAGCTGACTCTAACTTACTGCCAAAAATAAGAGAATAAATGCCAGATTCATTTATAAATGTAAGTCCTCTGTTTGGCACATTTTCTAACGTCGCAATTTGCGACTTTAGGATTTGCTGTTTATCTTCATCTTCAACATGCTTCCATAAAGCATCTCTAGTATTTGTATATCCAAGACATTCTGCGATATCTTTGCCAACAAACCAAGGTTCTCCATCAATTGTCAGAGTTCTCACATTTCCAAATTCCTCATTATTGAATGTTGTAATTGCTGTTGTATTCATAATAATTTTCTCCTTTAATATAATGTACAGATGGCATTTCGCCACCTGCCAGAATAATAAATGGAGGCTCGGTAATTATCCGAGAAAATATCCATTAGTCGGTGTACACTACTTGATGTGTACATAAGTTACCGACAAATAATTTGCGTATGCACTAAAAGGCGTCCAACACATTTGAAATCAGAGTTATATTGCTCCTGTAAATTCTATGGTAAATGTCTATACGCAAGCTCCAAACATACGAGCTTTATACCTCTGTGTTTTGCATGGCGTCCCATGCTCACCAAAATATCTTCATTGATGCCCTATAGGCGATATTTCTTACGTGTGATAAAATTAGCTTTTTGTTACTTTACCACATATACTTTACGGTACTTTTTGCCGAATCTCTTGACCTGTGAGTGAGAAGAGAAGTACATGTCGATATGCTTTCCTCTTACGCCCCCGCCAACGTCTTCCGCTATAAAAGTCTTACCATTGATTCTGATCTTAGTACCTAATTTAATTTTTCTCCTATCAACAGAAATGGTTCTGCCTTGTTTTGCTCTGCGACCTGAAGCGGTTCGGTTTCCCCACTTACCAGAACATGACCGACAACCGCAGTATGCAGTAATCTTATATGTCCCCAAACATTTGACTTTTTTATTTTTCGCAGAAACAGCAGTAGAAGTAGTGAATCCTCCGACTGCCAGTAGCATTGTCATAACTAATGTGATAATTGAAATTTTCTTTTTCATGCTTTCTCCTTTGGTTGCTTTTCAGTTTCCTCTGGAGGTCTACTATATTAATAGAACAGTTGCAAGTCTCGGATACCATCTCTGATTTTGTTTTTTATGACATAGACCTCGGAACTCACGGTGTGAAATTTCTTTAGCTGCAAGCAGCGTGAGCATTTACACAAAGTGCAAATTGGTATTTTGAGAGTTTATCTGCTCTGATTAATCTTTTTCATGTTCTTCCTATACTGCCACTTAGCAAAACTCTCAAACACCGCATAAACACTGAGTTTGAGCGGTGTCGAAAAATAAAAATGAGAAGTTTTTTGGCGTTTTTTTACTAAAAATCTTTTTTGAACCTAATTCCATACAATAATATATCATTTTCTTGGCAATCTTTAGTTGGGTGCAATACTGTATTACAATCAGGATATTGTTTGTTTCGTTTATATGTATTGATTAAATCAGAATAATAAAATAAAAATTCAAAAAGATATTTATTTTCTTTGATTTTATCTTTATCAATATAACGAACTAATCTATACATTGTGTGCTCGTTAATGTTATATTTTGACATTTTTTGATATATTTTATTTTTTTTGTCAATAAACATTTTACATTTTACATCGTAAGAATATGTATATTTATCTAAATTCATCACTTGGATTTTATCTTTTATTAGTTCTTGTAATTGATCTATAATGTTATTAATTTGCTGAATATAAACTAATTTTGTATTATAATTAGTTGGTTTAAACAAATTTGAAAACAATATTTTTTTTCTTCGTCGTCTTGCTGGACTAAAATCATCAATCGTTTCTTCAAGATAATCCATGGTTGTTTTACATGATTTATACACTACATTTTTCTTATCTTCGTACCCTTTTATCTGAGAAATTACACCAAGAAAGTGAGCTTGTTGTTTTAATCCAGTTTCTTTATCTAATTTAATGTGTCTGTTTTGAATACGCTTAATTTCGGCTTTGGAATCAATTTCAAATTCTTTTTTTGCTTTATCAATTTCAATACAAGACATAACATCCAACTGGCAAATATCAAAATATAGTCTTCGAAAAACAGTGTCGGTGTCATATAATTCTTGAATACTTTCTTCACTATTGTTGGCTTTATCCCACAGCTGACTATTTAATTGTTGTGATAGATTAATAATTTCTCCAATCAAATTATTGCTTGTACGAATATCAAGATCTGCTTGATCTTCTGGTGTAAAATACCTCTTAGCCTTTCTTGCATGAACATTAGATGTTGGAACTTTAAATATAGAATAATTTTTCTTAGCTGCATTTAGCAAGATTTGATCATCAGTAATTAACATTTGATCTGAATCAAAATCACATCCACTTAATCGTTCCAAAATATTATCATTGATTGAATTTAGACAAACAATTTCGTCAGTTAGATTAAAATATGTATTGATTTCATTGATATACACGTTTTTCGCCACAAGAATATTTCCAATTGTCACATGAGGACTTCGGCAACATAAAAGTTCTTGTTCATTTAAAAATCTGCTATTATATATTTCTCCTTTTTTTAAAGTAGAAATAGTTGGATTAAATTCACCAATAGAAGATTTCAACATTTCGATCGGATTGCCAAATAATACAGAATAATTACCATTGACAAGTACATGCCCTTTTTTTAAATTTTTGCGGTATGCTTTTATCAACGATCTTTTAAAATTCAAAAATATTTCCGTACGTTCGAAATCTGGGCATATACTTAACATAGTATAAATAATGTCGTTCATATTTTTTGGGTTTTCATCTTTCAATGCCTGGCATTTAATATGATATTTAAAGACATCAATATCGGTGTTAAGTTTGTTCATATAATCAAAAGATGGCTGTAAAAATTCTTCTACGTCATTTTTTGATAATTGTAATGTATTTAATAACTGATAATGACACTGAACCATTTGCCCATCAAAAAAATGCGTCTTTTTTTCATGTTTTACAACCCCGAACATACTTGGCAAATTGTTTAGCCATTGCTCCATTGATCCGAATTTTAAATATTTTACGCTGTTTGGAGTCGTGATCATCTTAATTTCAGATACATCTGTTGCAAGTGTAAAACCATTCAATTGTGAAATATCTGTAATATTGTTATCTTCAAACCATTTTTGAATATTTGTATTAAAGCAACATGATTTAAAAAATTTATTTCTTAAAAGAAGCATTCCGTAACAAGAATATTCTCCCATAACAGATTTATCAATCAAACTCTGTCCATCCCAAATTGAGTTATGTATTTCAATAGTTTTTTCATCTGTATGAAGCCAACCGTCATCGCCAATCGTTGTCTCAATCACAGTATCATTAAAAACACTTTCATAATCATCAATGATTAAAATTGATTTTGGATCGATTTCAATAACATCAATGATACTACTTGTTGGAAGAGCAATATATGCTTCAAGGGCTGCGAGATCAATTTCTTCTCCATCTTTTACTTCAAGTCCACACAGTCCCCATTTTTGCATATGTTTTGATAAATTCTTTTCAATAAATAAACACTTGCCAACACGGCTACTTCCTGACGATCTTTTAAATCTTACATAATCTCTACTATCACATTTAAATCCATCTTTATATAAAATATTTCTTAAAGCTGCAACATCAACAATTGTTTTGTTGGTAGAAGTTTTTAGAATATAAATAATTTTATGAACAGAAGTTTCTTCGTCAATTTTCTCTTGATAGCAAAATTGTGGCGGTAAATTATCACATATGAGTCTCTTATCAATCCACCGATTTGTTCTGACCCCTATAATCTCTCCAGTTGAAGTATCTTTACAAATACAATTTTTAAATTCATTTTTAGATAATTCGTATCCAAATTTCATATATGTATCAACTTTGATTCTGTTAAATTCTTTTACGCTATAGTTAAATGTAACATTTATTACCATATTGCTGTATTCTTTGGTATTGTCATGTTCATCGAAAAATGAAAAAACCTTTTTACCAATTCCAAAATTTTTCCCGTTACTGGCAACATAGTTTCTTAATTCAATTAAATCTAAGCTGAAGTCATATGTGTTAATATATTTTCTCAAATTCGGTTTAAATCCATGATCTGTCTTTCTTAGAAGAGAGTACCCTTTCGCACTCTCTTCATTCTCAGAAATTTGATGATTTGAAATATACAAATCTTTTGCATCAATGCTTGGGATTTGCAATGGATTAGCATTAATATTTTTTGTCATTCATAACTCTCCTTTGTATTCTTTTCGATGAATCGGATTGGCATCTCATCGGATGTGTTAATTTTTTCGATTATACAATTTGACAGTTCGTTTGCAACGTATTGCTTCCAATTGGTATTAGGTAAAGGTTGTTTCCATTGATATAAAAAAGTATTTGTAATTTTCGATAACCCATCTGGATTAAACAAATCACTGGAAATCAAAGGAATGTCTGTATGAAAAGTCATTTCATTGCTAATATTCTGAATCTGTGTATCAATTTCATACCATGGTAAATATGGTTTCTGCGTTTTGATATCATAAATACAGTCATGGAGCACATTATGTTTTACTTCAACATGCAAATAAACCATAAATGGCTCAACTACAATATTTGCTGTCCACAAATTATTTGCCGATTTATTCAAATAATTCATGAGTTCTTCAAAAACACTATATATATTGTTTTCCATTAGATATAAAAATCTACTTTTGAAAATTTCCCATGCCTCATAAATTGAATCACGAAATTCTTCCATATCTACAATATGATTTTCTAAACGAATTTTACTTATAATAAATTTTTTGTATGTAAAAGAAATATTCACGCCTCTTGTTGAAAATTCATCAATGCTAAGTTGCAATGAATATGGTTTGCAATTAAATTTCTTTTCATATATACGTAGTGCCTCAACGATATTTTTTACCGAAACAAGCAATTCCTCATCTTTACTTATATCTTTTTTTAGTTTTGATAATGATTTCCAAACACCATATCTTTGATCAATATCGTCAAGGCGTTGCAGTGTATATTCTATATGTTTTGTAATACGCACATGATCTGTACGAATGATTCTTGTGTCAATTAAGTCAGATGTGATTAACATATAGTCATTATTTTTATCAAAAAAAGACGTCTTTAATGATGCTGTAAAATTCCAATTAGAAACTCGTATAATACGAGGAAATTCGAACGTACATTTGATAAATTTACATTGATGATTTTTTAATGTTTGTAAACTTTCAAAAACTTCGCCATAAAAAACTTTAATCTGAGATAAATATTCAATATCTCTTGAAGATAATTTAACCTTGTCTCTTGACGGATTATCATTATCATAATTTTGAAATTTTAAAATTGTTGGGAAGTAGAATGAAGTATCATTTACTTTTATTAACATACTAAGAGATGTTATTAATTGATTTACTTCATTTTGAGTAATAACAACATTAACATCTTGAAACATCTCATCAATCTGATCTGTTATTTTATCTGCTAATTCAATATTTTCATCTTGTGCCACAATTAAAATTGGGACATATCCTGTATTTGCCATTCTATTCATCATCCTCGCTTTCTTCAAAAATCATGTCTGTCATCCGTTCCATTTCAGTTCTTGGTTTTCTGAAAGCGTCCTTATGTAAACTTTCTGCTTTGATCTGGCAATAAATATCTTCCGTAATCATTTCTCTGGTAGCAGCAGAACGACACATTCCTGCACAGAACAGTACGGCACCGCCAATCAGAATCGTAGATAAAACTATCATTCTACTGCACCTCCACTGTATTTGATTTACCGCTTAGGTAATCGCCTGCACATTCAAGAAGCTTGTAGATAGTATCAGCAGATTCAATATGTATATCAAGATCGCCAGCTGTTTCAAGCTCAACTACCTTAGCCATCAGAGCAGTTCTAAGAGAATATCTCTTTGCCGTGATTTGTAAATCATCTTCAAACTGATGCCAGATTGGGAAATCTCCTGTCTCTTTGGCAATTGAAAGTGTCACTGTAAATGTTTCATCCTCTTTGCCGTTTTCATCATTATGTCGGGCAGTAGCTAAAATTTTATGCTTTCTGTGATTGATCGGAATCTCAATGGTTGTCCCAAGGCTTTTATAACTGCGCTGTGGACGATTCTTTTTCTTCATTGCCTTCTGTTCTGTGTATTTTTCTTTATTAAATTTTCTGGATTTCATTGAAAAGTCTCCTTATTTATGTATTTGTTTAGTTTAATTATTAATTTGTGTTTATTATGTATTTCAGTAATTCATGCTTACTGTTCTGGTATAATATTCTTCTCAATCTTTCGCCAATCGTTGGGAAGAGATACCTTGAAATAAATGCCACGGGCACTCGTGCTTTCTTTGACCATTTTGCATATCAACGTGTGCTTGTGAAACCGCAGCAATTCTTTTACTTGATACCATTTAAAACAATAATCAGTGCCACCTGATCGAATATTGCTTAAAATATCGTTGATGAAAATACGATAATACTGGTCATGCGTTGGCTTATAGACTACAGAATCTGTTGTACTATCTCTTGCTCGAATACCATCATTTCTTTTTAATCTTTTCTTTGAAGAAGGAGTAGTGCGTAGTCTCTGTGCTGCAAGTTTGACTGCGAACTGTTCTTGTGTAATGTTCTCAAATGAGATACGATCAGAAGTAGCCAATAAGTCTTTGAGTTCTGTATTTAATTGTTTTGTCATGAAAATTTGTTAGATCCTTTCGTTATGTATATTATTGTTTAGTTAATTTTTAATTTGTGTTTACTTGATTACTCACAATGCTGCCAACAAAGCGATTAATCAAGGTTTTCTAAATCAGAAGAAGCATTAGTTGCTTTCCCAAATTCTCCGTAAGGTTTTAACTGTAATTTAATTTCTTCGATTTCTTTTTTATAATCGTAATTGGAATCCAAGCGATATTCTTGAGTTCCGTCATATTTATATTTATTTGTAAAAGCAATTCGACTATATACAACTCTATCAGTACCAGGAAGAGTTTTGAATAATTGCTCATGATAGATAATCCCTGCCTCATCAAGAACCTTAACACATTTTTCAATAGTAGTTCGATGTAATCCAAGTTCCTTTCCGATATCATCATATGTTTTCACATATGTTTCTGGTCTTTTCTTTCTATTTTTTTTCGAATTAAAATCTTCTGAAACTCGCATGATAATATTGTATCTTAGATATGCTAACACGAGTAATACATTCCATATTCTGGTATTATATGGCATTGAATTCGTCTTATGTAATCGGAGCAAGTATAAGAACTCGAAGTTATAAATTATACCGTAATGTTTCTTTTGTAGGAATAAATTTTCTTCAGTGTTTTCATTCGGAACATTATATAATGTAAGCTGCTTGATTGGTGATGCAACTTTTTTAACATAGCCTTTGTCTTCAATTAATTTCATAAATTTTCTAACTTGTTCATTGATGCCTGATGAGTTGTAATTCTGTGAAAAGCTCATTTGGCGCACGAGTAAATTTGTATTATAAAGAATCGGTGGTTTTTCTGGATTCCATTTTAACATCATATTGTTTGCTAACGCCATTTGAAATAATATTCTTTTTTCTCCAAACTCTGGATTGTAGATTAGAAAATGTGGAATAACATGAAAGTTCTGTCGTTTTCCTTCGGGTTTAATTTGTTTCATAAATAATTCTCCTTTGCTATCTTGGTTATTAACTTGTGTGTAGACAAAATCTCAGCATAAGTACAACAGGTGTTGATTTGATAGACACGTCTAAATAGCTAGACAAATAATTTTTAATCGCTCAACCGACAATATTAACTATAAGAGACGTGTTATCTATATAGGACATATTACCTATACAAAACACGGGAATATAAATATTCCCTACCTATTTTTTGTTTCGGTCGCTGACGCTTACTCAACGAAAAAATTCCGTGTTCGCTGACGCTCATCTCTTTTCTCTTTTGATCTTTCATCTGTCTTGACAATTGTATTGATCATCTTTTAATTTCTCCTTTCTTTGTTTTTCATCATGTAGATCATATATGATAATTGTTTTATGTTTTCTTTCTGCAATGTTTGTAATCTTTTTCTGGTTATCTCATTGTAGTATAACCACATATATGATCTTGAAGATCTTGGATATAATATCTCAGAATGATATTTCCAGTAATCATGAATTTTTATTGCAATTTCTTTTCTTGTATCTGCCAACATATATTCTCTGAAAGAATCTTTACACAGATTACCATGATTGATTATCTGACATATCATATCTGGTGTGATACCTTGTGGCAAATTGAAATAGAATTTTGTCTCTTCATTGTAATTACGTTTGAAATCATTCATATTCTTCACAGTATATATCCTTTCTTTCTTCATTTTCTTTTTAAGCATATTGGTATTTTAACATACTTTATGCACCCTGTCAATAGGTGCAAAGAGGGAAGTTGGTTATGTTTTTATCTGGATAGAATGTAATTTTCTTTATACTAGATTCCGTACATTTAGAAGAGCTTTTTGCTGTGAATTTCCATTCTATATGTAAATTGGTATTGTTGGTAGAGGAGAGGTGTTAAATTGATTTATGATCTCTTAGGTGCATTTTTTCATAGAAAATATCCTTGTACTTTTTCACGTACAATATATACTGGCGCAGATAATAATCTTTCCAATGTAAAGTGTACCCCTATGTGGTATGAGTGTACAGTATGGGTCATGTGTGAAATTGCTTAGGGTACTTTTGCAATGTTTAGACGAGAAATCGGATGCTAATTTCCATTTTATATGTTCTGGCGATAACTTGTTAGGGTAAGATAGTAGAATTGAAATTTGCTCTCTCAGAGTACATTTTTTAATGGTATAATGAAGAGGTATTTTTACCGTGGATCTAAGATGGGTTGTGGCAAATGTCTGACTAGGGAATCTGCTGCATGATGCTAGGTGTTGATTATCTGACATAATGGTAGGTGTTGATTATATGTGATTCTCAATGTTTAGAAGAGTATATCCGTCAAATATGGATTTTGTGGTATGTCATGGAGAGTTGTTAATGTAGACAGGTAAAATGGATTTATGATCTGTAGTGTGCGATTTTCTATAGGACTGAATGAGAGATAAATTTTTGCATAAAAATAATCCCTGCTTGCAAGGCTGAGTGTCTGATTGATAGATTGCTTGTGTTCACTATCTGTCACAAATCTGGTTGATAGTTCAAGGGATTCCATCTTATTAAAATGTTTTGCCTTGCGAGGGATTGTTTTTATTGATACATGGAATACATTGAATGTCTTGTTCAATGCTATATATATAATTATATCATGTAAGATATTTTATTGCAATGAGAGATTGTTAGTTGTAAAAAATATGCCCAGAGAAATTTCCCTGAGCATAAATTTTGATAATGCATTTGCAGATACATTATCTGGGGGTATCAACTTGAATCCCTTAATATCATTTTTGTGTCTGTTTTGGCATAGATGCCGAGGGTTGCCTAATCCCTCAATGGAAGTATAACATGATCTGCTTAGAAATGGAAGAGTGTAAGTGATATTACCTGCGGTAGCAATGTCGAGAAGGAACGCTGACGCTTATCCTGTCTCTTCTAAACTGCGCAATAAATTGCTTGTTTACTTGGGATGGGAGAGAAGAGGTAGTTGTTGTTTAAAATTAATTTTTCTCTTTATAATTACTGGACTTTCTGCTGATTTGCCTACAAAATTGGTGACACCCTGTTTGGGCGATCAAAAAAGTGAGGTCGTCAGGCATGGGTACAAAAATGAATTCTTGGTTTCTTAAGATGCGGTATGAAAACGTAGGATAGAAGAGAAGTTTGTAGTTGTGTTTTTGGAAATGAAAACTTGCAAAAAAGTGGTGTGCAAAAGGTCTGATTTTGGTCAAAAAGGTAATAAAATTTGAGTGGCGTCGTCTGAAGCCAGTATTTATGAGGGTTTAAGTAGTGTGTTAGGTGTCAAAAAGTGAAAAATCTGTCATTTTGGGTAAGGTGTAATTATCAAAAGTGGCTTAAATAGGGAAGTTGAACGACGTCACTTACGACGCAATGTTTTTTTGACGAGGTAAGAGAAAAGTGGGGTTTGTGTAGGAATAGAGGGGATTTTGATGGATTTGAGGAAAAAGGAAGAAATTGGTAGGAAGTGATTAAAAAATTGGAAAATAATGGATTAAAAAATGAGAGGGAGATATTTGGCGTGTTGAAGACATCAAGGCAAAAAGTATAAAAACTATATTGTTAAATATGTAAATATACCCCCTACATAGTATAGTTATAAATATATAAAAACTATGGTAAATACTGGATAAATCTATTTGAAATACTATATTTTTATCAAATGAATTTTTGTAAATGATTGTAAATAATTTATAGGTAGATCAGGGTGCAGAGTGCAGATAATTCCCAACTATTTCCACATAGTATTCAAAACTACATGATAGTGTATCAGATGCTGTATAATATAATATGGTTTACGACGTGTCGTAGTATTCCGAAATAGGACTACTACTTTGCGACTATTTACACAACAAGTGTTGTTTATCATACACTTGTCTATTATCCAACACATTATGTAAAAGTGTTGGATAGTCTATCCACGCCATCAACACTAAATAAAACTTCACGCCACACCACGCCCACAAAACCCACCTATAACTTAACTCTATACCAAACCATCCACCCATAGCTTTTATCTATATCACTTGACAGCACAGCCAAACCATGCTACACTACTAACCAAACAAGTGTTCGATGTTTGGCAGACTTCCAGCACTTGCGATAACTACACAAATTAAAATATAAACTAAACAAATTAATATACAGCAATCATACAAGATCAAACTATCATACATAAATAAATACATATACAAACATAACACGATAGTATATCTTATACTACCACATTAAACTAGATCCAAACTACTATAACTATACAAGTGCATATAATAGCATAACATATAACTATACACCATATACACCTATGACATAATATAGATATAGTACATATACATAATACTATATAAGAGTACACCTACGGCATAGACAATCATTATATACAAAACTATATCACATATACTCATATATTATATTAATAATACTGTTATATACGTGTTCCTTCTATATAATACAAATAATCTTTGTATACTTATATTCTAAAGCATTTAAACGACTATATAAGGCTTTATGAGTGCATACGGCAGAGTAAACAGTATTATTGATCTTTGCTGGTATTATCTGTATCTATAAAACTATAGTCCAATTTGTAGCCTAAACCATTACATATTTTATTGACATCATCAAAACTTAACGACTTTTTGTTTTTTAGGATATTAGATAAATTAGCTGGGGAGATACCAATAGCCGTTGCAAGTTGTTTTTGTGTATAATTCTTTCTTAATTGCAATTCTTTAATGGTTGCGATTAATTGAGTATTATCTATATATATCATATATGTTTTACCTTCCTTTACTTTTTATATTATTAAGTGTATAAAAATAATTTTAAAAAAGATCAAATAAATACTTGACAAATCAAGTAAAAACTTGATATAATAATAACTGTCAAAAGGATACAAGATATAAATCAAGTATCTAATTGATATTATATCATAATTTGATTTTAAAACAAATCAAAAAATAAATCAAATAAATGCTTGACAAATCAAGTAAATACATGATATAATATAAACAAGTTAAGAGAGAGACATAAAAAACAAACCACATTGAGTTGTCGGTAGTTTTCAAAAGTCAATCAATTAGCAACAACTTATAAACAGTCTTAAAAAGGAGAGTCAAACAAAAGTAAATCTTAAAAATAAATAAAACGGTTGTACATGATGAAATGTACATAAGGATAATGAAAAAAGGCTTATAAGTGCTGGTAACACCTACAAGCCCATTAAGTATAAAATACTTAGTTCTAGACAATCTAAGTATAACATATCTTAAAAAGTTTTGTCAATTCTGATAAAACAAAATTCATTTTAAAGTGGCAGACACAATTCAATAGTTTTTTGTCTTGTATGATGATACAAGTTGAACCCTAGATAATATGCAAGTAATGTTGCAAGGGTTTAACGCAAAGACACTTGATGAGTAGAAGCCGTGTGGCAGAGTAGGGAATAAACCGTAATCAAAGGATTAACACATACAAGAAGCAAAAGACAACTTATATATTTGTAATATATAAGGGCAGACATGACATTGAACGGATCTAAACTTAAGGGTATCATTTTTTGATACTCTGTTTTTTTTGTAACAAATTGTAGCAACTCTTTTCTTGTCTTAGAGTAGAAAAGACATGGTTCAAACTTTAAACAACTTTTTAATGGTTGTTAGTGCTGATTATAGCACAATGGCAAGTATATCAATTAGTAGTATATTTGTATTTATAAATGAACGCCAACGGCTTGTACCCTAGTAGTTAGTAATTTGTATACAAATTATATGAACATTGTTCACTGTCTTGCATACCGCTTTAATCGGCATTATAGAACTATTAAATTTTAAAATCTTATCAAGTCTGATAAGTAGAAAGAAGGAAATTATGAATAAAAATAATTTTATGCCAATTGTTGAAAAAATCTGTTCTTTCCCACCTTCAGCACTAGATCGCACAGAAGAAGATGGTAAAGAACTGTTAAATCTTTGTAGAACATTGATGGACATGGTTAATATTCCATCAAATGCAGAAATCTATGAGATCCCTTTGATGAAAAACAATCAAGTTGTAATTTATTTCTTCTTAGAAAATGATGATGAGAAAGAGTATTGTCTTAATGCTGGTCATTGGTTAGATGATACAATTTCCATGAAACTAGAAGCATATGGGAAAGAAACGCATGAATACGATATTGAAATGTATACAGCATTTGAATCTTTGCCATTAGATTATTTTGAGAATCATGAAAAAGAAAGTGAAAACACAAAAGTTGTAAGATTGTTTGAAAACAAATTAAACAATGAAGGATCTTTATTTTTAAGTCCTTCAGAAAAAAGAAATATCGGTAGAGTAGGTGTAAAAGCCTACTACGGTATGTTGGAAGTATATAAAGCATACAGCCCATATACAAGAAACGTGTATGGTGTTAACTTTACACAAAATGAGTATATAAAATTTATGTACTCTGAAAATAACATTGGCAATTGTGAACATTGCCCGGAGAATAACGGCGGTAAAGGTTTACACCCTTGCAATCAACCGAATTGTTGGGTATCTTGCCATTGTAACCAGTAAACCAAAGGCACGATCTAAAAAAGATTGTGTCTTTTTTATTTGTAACTATTTAAAATCCCGCTTTTATAACTTAATGTAAGTCGGGTATTTCAAGAAAGAAGGTATATTATTATGATGATGAATAAGACAAACGAAACAAAAGTAAGAAATCTTGTTGAAGGCTTCCTTGTGAAAAATGATGACATTGAATCATTTGAAGAATTCATGAAAGAATTTTACAAAGATCCCGACATGATGATTGATAATTTGAAATGGCGTGTTAATGGTGGCATTATGAAAGATGAAATACTTCCATGTGGCTACGTCAATGCTTACAAACAGATTTTAGAAATTGTTAGATATTCAAATATGAATATTAAAGAAATTGAATCATTAACATATGATGAAGTAAAAAACATAGCACTTGATCATATGTCAATCAATGGACATGATTGTTTCTTTGTTGATTTAGGAAAATACTTTGGATATTCAGTTCTTATTTTTAAGAATAAAAAGCATATCTATTATGCTAATGATTATCAGTTACACCATCCAGCAACAAAAAACATTTATCAATTAAAAGAAAACTACATAAAACATTTAAATGAATCACTATTTTTTGATAGTGATTTTTTGTTTCCAGTGTCAACATATGATGAATATCAACGTAAGAATAACTATCTTTTGAATTATTACTCACAAAGATATGATCATTTATCAATGTATTATTGTGGTTTTACACCTGACAAAAAGAAAGAAGCTGAATTCGAAAAACTAAAGAAAGAATATAAGTATTTTTCTACTGTTTGTTTCTGTTACTTTAAAAATGAGAACATAGTAACTAAGTTATTCAAATATAAACAGATCTTAGAAGATTCATTTTCAGAAATGAAAAAAACAGATGATGAATTCAGAAAAATGATCCGAAAAGAACTTGCCAATCATGAATTTTGTATTATACAAGATCCAACTGATACATTGGGTAGTTTGGGATTAACCAGGGATGAATTATCTTATAATCAAGAAATGATCTTGCAAGAAGAAATGAAAAGAAATGTGGAAATGTATTATTAAAGAAAGAAGGTATTATCATGAATTATTATAGTTTAGATGGAATTCAGACAGAAATCAAAAGACAGATCGAAAGAACAAAGTGCTTAATTGAAAAATGGGAGAAAGTTACATATCCAACCAAAAAAGATGGTGCACCATTCAAAAATATGTCAAAGAATTTTGACGGTGCTACATATACCGCAAAAGATAATAGTGCAGAATTATCAATCTGCGGATGGTCTGAACTCAGCGGATATGAACATGATACTATTTTCTGCCATGAAACAAAATACGATCATGGACAATATACAACCATCCTTTATGACGTAAATCAGATTAAAGAAAAGATCAATAATAGGATTGACGATTTAAAAGACAATCTTGTTTCATTAGAAAAACAGTTAGAAGTATCTAAAAAAGCATATACAGAATTCCAGGAAGTATATGAAAATATGAGAAATAGCCTTAAGGAATTAAGCGGATGCAAAAATGAACAATACGGAAATACTTTATTCCATGCAATCTATGGAACTATTGTTAAACCATATTAGAGAAATAAAAGGAGTGTTTTAAAATGGAACAATATTTATATGCTGATGAATATGATGATAATGAGATTAAAATTCTAACGGTTGGACAACTGTTAGAATTTTTTAATAAATCGGATGATAAAAAGAACGGTTCAAGTTTAGATGATTATATTAAAGACAATATCAAAATGGATCTTATTGAACCGTTTTGCCCACATAAAGAAGCAGAAACGGTTGTTTGTGATTTACAGCCATTAGCAAAACAGTATATCTTACAAGAAGCTGAGAAGGTTTTTAATGATATGCCGTGGGTAGATACTCAAGAAGAACTGGATAACGTGTATCATGAGAAAATCAAGAACTTATATGATACGGTTGATTTTTCAGAGTTTGTAGCGTATTTATAGATTGAATATTATAGACAAGTCAAAACACGGCTTGTCTATTTTGTTGAACCTATAAAGAAAAATAAAGTCCCGTAAAGGGCAGAAAGAAGGGTGTTATGACAAAATACAGAGTGATTTTTGGTTATTTCAGCGAACTTGTAACAGTTGACGAACCTACAACGGACTACGGCACAATTTTAGATCTTGCGATCGATCAACTAGAATCTGATGGAAATATTGGTGTATTTGTTTCAGATGATGACATAGAACGTGATGGAATCAATGATGATATGTATATTACTGGTGGAAATCACGGACTTAATTTATATCATGGTGGTAATTTCATGATAGAAAGAGTTGACGAGTAGGAGGTAAAAAGATATGAATAAAATGAATGGGTTTTACTTTTTGATGGGTTGCAAAGATGTTTTTGTTAAAACAGAAAAGAAAAATAAAACAGTAGGTTTAGCCAAAGAAATTTGTGAGAAAATGGGATATCCAGCGAGCCAAAACAATGTAACCGAGTTGATCCGCAGATTACAAAAGGCAACGTATCAGCTTACTATACTTTCCAATGGTAGAAAATGCCACGATATAAAAGGAAATGGATTTTCTTATGGAAGTTTTGTTGACGAAAATAATACGATTATTATTGATTTAAATAAACCAGGAGGAAAGAACAATGGAAAATAAGACACAATTACATAAACCAAAACTAACAGATATAGCCGTTGCGATTGTATGGATTGCGATGGCTATTGTTACGTTTATAAGAATACCGCAAGCCTTCATTTTAGAAGCATTATTGGTAATTATTACCGCTGTCTATATGCTTGCTTGCGTTGGATTTTTTGATGATACAGATATAGAAGAATAGGAAAGAAGGTACAGAACGCAATGAAAACAAAACAGAACAAAACAATCAAGATCTTATTAGCCGTAGCACTCATGTTTACGGCTTTTTTAATGATGGAAAATACAGTACACGCAAAGACAAAAAGAAGCACGTACAGAACGATAAACGGCATTTATAACAGTGACGGCACAATTGACACGGTTGACGGCTACTGTTGGAAAGTTCGCAAGGGATCATATGCCTATCCAGGGACTACCGTTGTAACTGTAAAATTTAACACACACGGCACTAGAAATAAGCTCGATGATAGCATTGTAAAGATCGTAGCAAAGAATAGAAATATCCAGCTTGTAAACGATTATATACGCAGAAATTACGATCTAAACGCCTATAAGGTAAAGTATATCAACACTAGAAAATTAACGGATAAAATGATCCGTGAATGTGCCACACGACATACGATTTACGTGGAAATTATCAAAAGTGTTTCTGCTGGTGGTAGACATGGAACGTATGGAAAAAACTACTACATTGCCTATAACAAACGTGTACGCAAAGGAAAGCACGTAACAAGCTATTGTGTATGGAATCCTTGCAATAGTTACTGCGATGACGTAGAAGCCGTGACAGATAATGGAAAAATCAGATAAGAAGGAAGGTTGGAAATCATGACAACGATTACTATATACAGAAACAAACGCAACAAAAACAAATATATAGAAGTCCATAACGATGGATATTATCATAACTCTGTAAAACAGTATATGCAATGGAAAAAAGATCACAATGGAAATCAGCTTGCCAAACCTATCAGAAATGAAACGGGGGATCGAGTATTGCATAGATGGAAAAAAGCAAACCTGATGGAGCTACTGGAAGATTATGAACTGATTACAGCATAGGAGGATGGAAGAAATTATGAAAGATTATAGAACGATTATTGATAGTGATACAGTAGAAATGTTTTGCACGACTTTAAATAATTACTTAGAAGATAGTTTTGAAGGTTGTATGCTGGATAACTATTTCTTTGATATTGGAAATAGTAACATGAGATGGGGCAGAATCAAACTAAGAAAGTACGTGATGATCTTAGAAAAAGGCTTGAATGAATGGTCTAGTGTCAACGAATTGTACATGACAGACAGCGAAAAGAAGTATAGAGAACTGTTGGATATGTACTATAAAGATCGTGAAGAATATGAGAAAGAAGAACTGGAAACGGCATAGAATAGGAGGATGGAAGATCATGAAAGAAAGAGAAGTAAGAACCGCAAAGAAGTTTGGAATTTTAGATAAATGTCAAGAACTAGAACAAGAACTCTTACAAATTGGCAGAGTTGAAAAGATAGAATTTGATCTTAATGGATTTTACAGTGATATATATCAAGTAATTATCTTAGCAATATATGATATTCCAGCAACTTTGGAAAACTATTTTGAAACACGGAAGGAAGTCGTGAAAAATATCATCAAGGTTGCTGGAAATTATGGATTAACAAGAACAGAAGATGCTATCGAGGACTACGGAACGACATTTTATTTTGTGTTTCGTTGTTCTAAAGAATGGAAAAATAAAGAAACTAAAAGATAACCAGGAGGAACAATAGATATGATTGGAAATAGATATGAATTGAAAAAAGATGAAACAGAACTAAAAGAAATTGAAAATGATCTTGCAAGACATCTTAATGTGCCATTTGTAAAATGTAGCTATGACAATGTAAATAGTCATAAGTATAAAGATAAAAATGAAATTGAATATAGAAATAAAGAAGCAATGGAAACTGGTTTATATGATATATGTGATTACATTATTAACTATGAAAAATACAATACGTTAGATGACTATAAACAAAATAATGGCGGATACGATGGGGAGGTGTATGAATTGTTATATCTTAAGGGAAATGGAAATTATATTGTGATTACCAATATCGCAGAATGATTTATAAGAAAGAATAGGAGGAACGATAGAATGGAAAAGAACTTAAAAGATTTATACTTTGTATCTGTTTATTACAGTTTTGATTGTGATTCACCGCTTTATGTTTTTAGTACAGAAGAAGAAGCGGTTGCATTTATTAGAAAACAATATCAGGATGAATTAAACATAGAATGTAGAGAATTGGAAATTGATATGAGTGTTTCTGAAAAGGATTATAGTGATTATGGATTATTTGTCAATATATCCGATGATGGAAATTTTGCACGTATTGAACAAGTAAATGATGATCCGTCATTTATTGAATGGAATTTAACAACATTAAGAAATGATTTATAAAAAGGAAGGTGTACAAAATGGAAATTTTAAAGATGACAAGAACAAACATGGTAGTGATTCAGACAGTGGAAAAGGAAGAACATAACACTTTTGACATTGGAAAAATCAAGGTATCAGCTTTACCACCGATCGCAAAGAAAGATCTTATCGCAGAACTTAAAAGTAAAGGATTCTGTGATGGAATGATTCATACAGCTTTACAATGTAAGTTAGAAGATCTGAACGGATATGTGAACGTATGGAAGTATGTAGCATATATCCTTGCTGTAGAACTGATGGAAAGATTATAAGAAGGGCGGTGGAAACATGGAAAATACAAATACATTAACAGTAAAATTCGTCGGTTTTGGTGGTGGATTTATGGAATATCCATGCTATAAAGATGAAAACGAAAAGCTATATTTTGACATAAACGATGGAAAAAATGGACTTGACTTATACACTGGTGCTTACATGGATGAACTTGGAGATATTTGTGGTGAACCAAATCAGTCAGTAATGCAAGAAATCAAATGCGATAAACCATTTTCAAGGAATCTTAGGGAACGTGATTATCAGTTTCTAAGTAGATTAAAAGCAGATTGCGAATACTTCTTAAGAAATGGAAACGGTTGTAAGAAATACTTATATAAAGAAAGCATTGAAAAACATTGCGATGAGATGGAAAAAATATGGAATTCATTTACAGACGAACAAAAACCTAAATGGTTAACGATGGAACAAATAAAAGATTTTAGAAAGAAAATGTTAAATACAAGAAAGTAGGTGGAAATTATGATCGTAAGAAACACTTATACAGATGGTAGAACAGAAATTTTTTGTAATACGCCCGATGAATACAATGACTTATGTTGTGAGTACGATTTAGAAGATTGTGGTATGAGTGGAAAATACGTTGGATCTAGTTGGAGCCACGATGATAAGAACAATGTAGACGTTTATTTTAAATGTACAGAACAGTAGAAAGTAGGTGGAAAGAATGAGTCGCAGAACGACTATGGAAGCATTAGCGTGTCACATTGAACGAAAGTACAACACACTGTACTACACGGAAAATCCTCCGAACGCTGGAATTGATGATAGCTTACATGGTTATAAATACTTCTTGCTATTCAAGAACACGTTCGGAATTTTTCAGAAATATAAAACGCAAGAAGAAGCAATTAATGGCATGACGGAAATTTTAAAAGAAGATCCGTCAAAACTTATTTAGTTACATAGCCAATTAAAGGCTTTTACTACTCATGATGATATGAGTATACACCCTAACGGAAATACTGGACTATTGAAGCTAATAGTTACTTTAAATGAACGGAAAGACTGTACTACTGGTTGATGGTAGTGACGTATTGGAACGGAAAAACGGTGGCGTATGGTAATTTGTGATAGGTTCGATTCCTATCCCGTCACTTCACACGATGGAAATTATCGTGTATAATAAAGATGTAGCAACTAATAAAATCTGATCCTAAGATCAGTCACTAACGAAAGGGTGATGGAAATTATGGTTTTAGAGCTCAAAAGAGTTCCAGATATGGATAAGAATTTTACGAAATTGACTTATCGTGGATACACAATGCCATTAAAGAAAGGTCGTTGGTATTATGGACAAGATCTTGAAACTGGAAATCTTTGTGTCACGAATGGTTTTGAATGTGGTGGACGTACTCAAATATTTATTCAGTATGAGAAAGGGAAAAAATATACAGAAGAATGGCTGAATTTGTATGATGATAACGGAAATCAGCAAATAACAATCGCAGAACCAGATTTAACTAATATCATGACAGATATTAAGGATAATATATCTCATAGTATGGATATTGATGATTGGTGTATTGGAAATGGATATGATGCAGAATATCTTAGACAAACCAAAAAAGAAAACCTTGAAGCATTGGAAAAAGATTATCAATATTATTTATACATGGGTTGGAAGTATCCTTACTTTGTAAGACAGATTGTAGAAAAACATATAGGAAAGATGTAAACGAGGTGGAAATTATGTTTGATTATGAAAAAGAACAGTTTGAGAAGAATGTGGAAATTTTAATGGAAGATCGTTGTACACGAAAAGAAGCGGAACGATTGTTAAAAAATAGCACAGTAGTATATGAATTGAAAGATTTTACAGAACATTTTGGTCAGTTTATGGAAGATTGGCAAGAAGACAAGGAAGGAATTGAAGCATATAAGAAGATGCTTGAAACTAAAAAACCGATGAGTGGATATAGTTTTGTAGAATATAATGGAAAAGAATATTTGATTAATTATTGTTTATAGAATAACGGAAAATTTAATATAAAACAAAGTAATCTAGGAAGATGCAGAAATGTATCTTCCTTTTTTAATGGAAAGAAACGAGGTAAGAACGAATGAAAGTTAGTAGAGAAGAATATGAAAGATTAGACTTTGAAGATTTTGTGGAAAAATTAAAGCCACAATGTGATACATTATGTAGCCTTGAAGATATGAAAAATGCTTGCGTTCAGGCGGTAAACGTAATGGAAGTTAGTCTTGCGATTCATATCCTGGAACCGATTGAAGAGTACGGTGTGTGGTATTACGACTACGATCGAGAAAAGGGTATGCAGTATGTACCGCAGCCATTATCACAGAAAGAGGATCTTGTGAAGGCTGGGTACTTAGAATTAGTCGGATAATAAAATGCAGATTTAACGAAAAGATATGAGGTGGAAATTATGACATGGAATCATATTAAATTTGAAGATGGATCTAACCCATATATTTGTAAAACAGAGAAAGAGCTGGAAAGAATGAAACGTAAATATGATCTTGTGCAGCTTGACGGAAATTTTTGGTTAGCAAAGGATCATAGGATGAAAATGGATTTAGGCGGATTAATGTTTTAAAAAGGAGAAGAAATTATGAATAAATACAAATGGAAATATGGAGAAAATAGTTGCCAAAAATACTACGAGGCAAGTATTGAAGAAGATTATCTTTGTGTGTTTGCAAACAATTGGAACCCGAATGTATGGTTAGGATCGTACACTAAACAAGGCAAAGGCACTATAACTATTGGAGATAAGACATTTAATGATAGACAGAAGAAGAAAGACTCTAAAAATAAAACTAATATTTACAATAATCTTAATATACCAACTTCATTTAGGGTTTTGTCAAATGATAATCCTGAATATATGAAGAAAAAGGTTATTTGGGCATATGAACATAATTTGTTTGAAATTAGTCGATAAAAGAAAAGTTTTATCACATGAATAGGAGTGACGAACAATGGAAAATAAAACAAGATTAATTACTTTATCTGATAGTCCTGGAATGGATGGAGAGTTAGTTATTTTTAGAACAAACGCACCTGTGGAAAGATTGAAAGCGTTAGAAGTAGAAAGCTGTAAAGCATATACAAACAATACTGATATTCCAGTTTGGGCAGATGTATTGGAAAAAGAAGGTTATATATGCGATGTTGTAGATTCGCACAGTCATGTAACACCATATGAAACGTCTTTTGAATGGAAAGCAAAGTGTTATCCTTATATTACAGAATGTTATGACATTGATAATGTTATAAGTCTTATTAGTGGATCAGAAGAAGAGAGAATTGCAAATATTTTATTCAATATGTCTTTAGATATGGATTATGATAGCTCTGTTGATGACTACAGAGAGGATATGGAAATGCTGACTAAAAGTATTGGAAATTTATCTATGATAGATGATCTGCTATTTCATGTGTTACAGAATATTGCAGATGATAACGCAGAAATGGAAAACAAACTTGTCAATGCAGATGGATCTATTAACTAATTAAATGTCAATTTTATTAAAATAATATTGTGTAAAAAGTGTGTAAAATATTATTGACAGTGTGTAGATATTGTGTATAATATAAGTAAGTAAAGGAGACAATACAATGAAGCAGAAAGATTTAATCAAGAAGCTCAAAGCAGGCGGATTTGTCTTTGACAGACATGGCGGTAACCATGATATCTACATCAAAGGAAACAAAGTTGAATCAGTTCCACGGCACAAGGAAGTTGATGAAAGACTTGCTAAAGAGATTCTAAGAAGGAACGGGCTGTTATAATACAGCCTGCCCTTGGGAAATCTTGTTTGCAATCATATATAAGAATAGAGGTGAAAATATGAAAGCAGTATATCCTGTACTATTTACAAAAACCGATGACGGAAAATATTTAATTGAGGCACCAGATTTAAATGTATTAACGGAAGGAAAAGATATGTCGGATGCTATTAAAATGGCACGAGACGCAATGGAATTAACTTGTGTTTCTATGGAAGATAGAGAGGTGGAAATTCCTAAACCAACAAATATTACAGATATCGATATTGCGAAAAGCACATTTTTTGATGAAGGAGAAACTATTATTTCATTGGTTGATATTGATTCAACAGAATATCGAAGAAAAATTGATACAAAATCTGTAAGAAGAAATGTTGCATTACCTAGTTGGTTAAATTATGAAGCAGAACATTCTGGAATTAATGTTTCTAAAGTGTTACAAGATGCACTTATTCAAGTATTGAATGTTACTGATAGACCAAATTATAATAAATAATATATATAAAAACGATTAATTTATTGTCAATAGGCACTTTTAATAGTGCCTATTTTTTAGCAAAGGAGAGTAAAATTATGCCATTGGTTTTATTATTAATAATTATATTTATCGTTCCAGAGGATAGTTTGGAATATATGTTAGGAGCTATCTTAGGTGGTGGCTATGGAATTTTAATGGTTATAGCATTTGTTGCTATTCTGTATGGAATTTATAAGTTCTTTTCCGATCTTTGGAACGGAAGATAGAATGGAGAATATCATTTAAGAAAGCAGATTATATATGGAAGGAGTGACAGATATGAATAAATTCAAGCATTATGGAAAAGACGTATGGGTTCAGACATTTACAGAAACAAACTGGGTAGATGGACTAAAGAAAAACGGATTAGAATATGTAGCACTTCCAGATCTTGAACATGAAGTATATAAATATGTTAAGAATGGAAAAGAGAGGTATGCTCTAATTCATTATCCTGATGTACCAGAAGAAGCTTTACAGGAAGTGTATATAATAGAAAAGATCCCTGATGATCTTAGTTGGGATAACATAATAGAAGATTACAGACAGCAGAGCAGAGGATATGAACCGATGAAACTGCCAACACGAGCAAGACTATTGTATGATAAAGCCGATCACATAGCATATGAATTGGAAAAAGAAGATCCCAATTTTGCTAAAAATTTTTGGCATAGACCTACAGGATATATTGATCCTAAACGATTTAAGTCGGCTCTTACTTTGCTTGGAACAAGTATCGAAGAACTAAGGGAAATGGATCATTCCGATACGCCAGAAATTGATGAACTAGAATTAGAGTGAATACAAATTAATATAGGTAACTAGGACACTTATGGAAAATTCCAGAGTGTCTTTTTTAATACAAATTTTTACATAAGAAAGGTGGAATTGATTATGAATCTAAACGAAATGGAAATCCCTTGCGATCCAATTTTGGACAAAGCAAAGAGGGATGAGTTGGTGCAGAACACAGAACTTTTAAAACAGGTTACAATCAAGCCGATCCCGTGGCTTCCTGGACGAGATTATATTACTACGGAACAGGTAGCACGATTCTTTGACGGAGATGTTGACGAGGTTAAGAGGCTGTGTACAAAGTATCGCAAAGAGTTTTTAGACGATGGAATGGAAGTTAAGACGGTGCAGGAGATCATTGACGGTCAGGACGCAGCAACGGAAAAACAGAAGGGAAGAATCATGGTAACGTATCCGAACGGATTAAATATCTCATTCGGTTATAAGGGTGCTAAGGTGTTTACTCTTAAATGTTTAATCCGACTTTCACTACTGATGGAAACTTCAAGCCTTGCTGAGAACGTAAGACATTATGTTTTTATTAATGACTACATCACGATGGAAGAACGAAGAGAACAAGAACAGGTAGAGGCAGGTGTGCAGCTTGTTGACACAACGGAAATTTTAGGTAGACGAATTGACTTATACAGAAGTATTGAAGATCCGTTATTTTTGGCGAAGGATGTAGCAGAATGGATTGATTATAGTAAACGTCCTGACGGAACTAGGCAGATTAGTCAAATGATCAATACTATTGATAGCGAGGAAAAATATAAGACCAAAATTTTGACCGTTAATAATGTTAACGTACAAAATTTAGGTCAGCTTGATGCTAATGGAAAAACTAAAGTTCCATTTTGGTTCCTCACAGAAGATGGACTCTATGAAGTGTGTATGCAGTCACGTAAGCCGATTGCAAAGCAGATGAAGAAACAAATTAAAGAATATCTTAAAAACATTCGTAAGACAGGCGGTGCGGTTGACTTTGGGAAAGAGTCACAGTTCATTGAACACTACTTCCCGTCATTCTCTGAAGATGTCAAGCTCGCTATGGTAACCGATCTGCGAACACAAAACAAAGAACTCAAAGAAGAAAATCAGAAGTTGCAGAATGATAATAAGCTATTAGCAGCGGAAATTTTAACATGGGATGATCGGAATAAGATGAACGCTGGTATTAGAAAATTGGCTGCGGTCACTGGAACGCAATTCTCTGTTATGTGGAACGAGCTGTATAAGAACTTACAGTATAAATACCAGATTGATGTTAAGAAACGTGGAAAGAAACCATTTCTACAGTGGATTCAAGAACATGAATGGGATAAGGTACTGAAAGTCTTTTGTGCAATGTGTGAAGCTAGAAACCTATCTCCAACAGATATGTTCCAACAGACGGCACCTGTGGAAAATTTATATGATAATGAAGATGAGGATGATGAAGTATGGAATTAGAACAGATTATTCGGTATTCAGATGTATTTGTAGGAGTAATGATTACATTAGAGACTATTGTCTTTATTGTTAATGCAGCTCTGAAATTAATTGATGAATATTACAATACAAACTTAAAGAAATATACTGACTTACTAGATGATACAATAGGAGTTATTGATAAACCAACTACTATTATTTTATGGACTTGGTTTATTATAAAAATAGGAACGGCATTTATTAAATAATTCCATATAATAATTTTGGCAAAGAACCGAACGGAAGGTTCTTTTTATTTTACGGAAATATTTGGCAGGAACCGATTTGGCAGGTCGGTTCTTTGTCAAATTTATTATACACAAATTAATGATTAACTAAGCATAGAATTGTTAATAGGTAAGGTGTTGATTATATAGAGAACTAATAGGAATAGAATAGGTTTCTATTAGGATTGGCACACTAATAGTTGGAATTAAATGTTGATTTTATTCCTATTGGTTTACGGAATACAGTTATACAAAAATAATGAGTGTAGAGAAAAATAAGACAGTCTAGAAAGGAAGATGAAGAATGAACCTACAGTTAGTTAAAACGGAAAATTTTAATGATTTATCGTGTGATTTTTATAGTGCTGAGGATGATATTTGGATGACAAGAAATCAAATTGGAGAAGCACTGGAATATGCAGATCCAAGAAAAGCAATTCAAAATATTCACGATAAGAACAAGGCTCGGTTTATTGGAAAATCAAGTGTCCTCAAAACGAGGACGGTTGATGGAAGGAATAGGGAAACAGTTGTATATAATGAGTTGGGAGTATTTGAAATATGTAGATTAAGTCGTCAGCCAAAAGCAGATGCCTTTATGGACTGGGCATGGAATGTTATCAAAGCTTATCGTCATGGAAAATTAAGAACAGGAACTTCTGTGACAACAGTAGAACAGTTTCTTACAGAGCAGACAGAACTTATGAAGCAGATGGAAAGAAACAATGAGCGTCTGTACAAGGTTACTATTAAAGGATTTAATCAGTTGGCTGACATTGTTAAAGAGATGAAAGCCGAACGGAAAGAATTGTTTAAGCAGATTGGAAAGCCTACGCAAGATGTTCCAGTAGTAGATACGGAAAGCGTTATTGCAGAATACAAACTTAATGAATGGAAATCTAATGTCTACTCTATCATTGATGATATCCTAAAAGAATCTGACGAACTAGGAACCACTACTAGAGATATTCTTAGAGAGGCATACAGGTATCTTACTAACACATATGGAATTGTGTGGGAACAGGATCGGAAAGAATACAAAGAGAAATACAACATTAGTGAAAGAGGTAATGTACCAACGATTGATCTTTGTTATGACAAATATCCTGACCTACTGGTAAGTGTGCTGGAAAAACTTCTGCGACAGTTCCGCAAAGAGAACGCACAGCCTGATTGGGAAGAAATGAAGATTAAGATTACCAATTATGCTAATCATATTGGAAATAAATCTAAAGGTGGAACTTCGGTTTATCGGAAAATCTACACTAAGATGACAGAAAACGGTGTTAACTGGGATGAATATGCCCATGGGCTATCTAAATCCCAGCTTATTAAAACAAATGCAACTTTATACAATAGATTTTATGAAGCTGCGGTGGAAATTATTTCAGAAGAATAGAGAGGTGTGATATAATTAATGGAAACTTGTATACTGACAGAAAAAACAGAATTTTATGAAAGACCAAAAGAAGGTTATGGATATGTGTATGTCTATTTATATAATAATCGTGTAATATATATTGGACAAACAAGACAAAGTGTAGAGGCAAGATATAAACAGCATATTAATCATGGATTTAATACAGCAGGAGCAAAAATCACTAATAAAATTTTATGGATAGGTATTAAAGAAGATTATATGGATTATATGGAAGGTTTGTTTTTTGAGCATTTTAATGGGATTTGTCAGTTTATTGCTCCAAAAACAGAGACACATCAAATCCCAGTCTTTTATGAAAATGAATGTAAAATTTGTATGAGTGCCATTGATCATTTTCTTACAGGAGATACACTTGATAATATTGATTTTTTAATGCGTAAAGATGTTGAAATATCACTTGAAAAGTCGGACGATATGCCATATTTACAAAGTTATATGAGATTGTTACTTTTAGCACATGATATAGGAGACGTACTCGTAAAAGAATTTAATCAACATATATCTACAAAATATGATATCGACCTTCTTTTACAAAGTGATTATTTTCATGGATTTACTCTAGTTGATATAGATCGAAAAGACGCAGTGTGTCATGTTGTTGATGTTAGATTTGATGTAGGTGTGTTCAATTATATGAAAGAAGCGTTAACTTATAAACGAAATACAATACCGACATATTATGTGATATCTTCGTATGAATATATTAATTATCAAAAAGGATATGATGATTTAATGAGTATGGAAGATGCGATTGAGGGGCTGATAGTATATGATGTAACTAGTAATTCGTGGGAATATTATTGGAGCCACGATGGGGCTTATATGAAAGATGGAGTTGATCGTGAGCTTAACAAACATGCAATACAAGTTTGTATTGAAAGAAGAGATGATTATAATGCAATATATTTGCAGTCTACTTCTTATCAACAGCTACGAATAGCATAATACATAAAATGAAACTTTGATAGAAAGGAAGTTGGATAAATGAGAGAAAATGCCAGGAAAGAAGGAGATTATATAATATCAGAAGATGTTCTTGGAACATCATATAAACACCCATCATTTGGAATGTTATCATTTAGCCGTACTCATGGTGGACATAGTAATTTATTTGGTAGTAGTATTCAGCATAATGATACAATTCATATGGTGTTGAGAGAAGGAAAGGTCACTAGAGGATTAAATGATGATTGGTATGTTGGAGAAGATGAGATTCTGGAAGTAGAAATGTCGCAATCACAATTTGCGGAATTAATTACTTCTATGAATGTTGGAACAGGTACTCCATGTACTATTAAATATTTACGTGGTAAAGGACGTATTAACGAAGCGGATTTTATCAATAAAAGACAGCAGATAACAAATGAATTTAAAGAGTCTATGAACAAGCGTATGAGCGATGCAAAAGAATTTTATGATGAAGTCAAGGAGCTTTTTACTACGAAGAAATCTATTGGAAAAGGCGATCGAGAAATGATTCTGAGAAGACTTGCCAACGTGACTCAAGGTATGGAATCTAGTTCAAAATTTATTTTTGATCAATTTCAAAATCAGATAGACAAAACAATTACAGAAGCTAAAGGTGAAATCGAAGCCTTTGCCCAGAATAAAATTAATGCAATTGCTCAACAGGCTTTAGTAGAACAGAAAGAAGATATTTTAAAATTAGAGAATCCTGTTGATGTAAATCATATGGAACTTGATGAAGAATAAAACGAAAATTTGATAGGTGGTGGTACGAATGGTGGATTTGAATGATCACAAATGTACGTTTGAATATACAGATGATGAACTGTTGGAGCAGGGAAAGTTAGACATTCAGGTAAGATCACATGGAATAAGAGACGATAGAACTTTTTTAGAACAATATATAGTCTTGGAAGAAATCGGCAAGCGATGGATTCGAGAACATGAAAATATGAAGAAAGAAAATATCGTGAGTAATCAGTTCAAAAGCTGGAGCGATGATAAGTTGTTGAAATTTTATAAGGAACGAAAAGAAATTTATAATGGAAATTTCCCTATCTCGTATATTAATATGTTAGCGGAAATTTCTGATCGTTGGATTAAACAGAATGAAATTAAAGAGATAGAATTAGAAGAAGGTGCTAAATGAGAAAACCAATAACAAAATGTCCGCACTGCGGAAGTGATCGTGGAATGGCTGTTAGGTTTAAAGCTACTGGAACCGATATATATAGTTTTGATGGACATTTTCAAGATGAAGAAATTATTGAATGCTGTACATATAATAAATGTATGACATGCTGTGACTGTGGTAAACGTATAATGAGTTATGATGAATTTATGACACATTATGCAATTGATGAATTAACAGGTAAGCATTTAAAACAGTGAAAGGAGAATTTTATCTCCATATATAGAGGGGAGTGATGCCATGAGTAACACAGGATGGATCAAACTCCATCGGAAAATTACAGATCATTGGCTATGGGAAGACAAACCATTTGCCAGAGGACAAGCAATGATTGACTTACTTATTCTCGCAGGTTATAATAATCAACCTAAGTATGTTGATGGAAACTTAGAAATAGTCGAGCGAGGATCGATGGTTACTTCGATCAGAAGATTGTGTGATCGATGGGGGTGGAGTAATTCAAAGGTTATCAAATTTTTAAAGACACTGGAAAACGACAGTATCATACATGTAAAAAGCGACACTAAAAAGACGGTCATAACCATAGTAAATTACAGTGTTTATCAAGGTTTTGTAGACGAACAAGCTACACAGAAAGGACACCAAAACGACGCAGAAGCGACACATAAAAAGAAAGTAAAGAATAATAATAAATATAATAATAATAATATAAAGCGATTCACACCGCCTGATTGCGAGCAAGTCTCCAGATATTGTCAACAAAGAAACAATGGGATTGATCCAGAAGAGTTTGTGGATTATTACACAGCCAAAGATTGGATGATGGGCAATAGCAAGATGCAAGACTGGAAGGCAGCAGTACGAAACTGGGAACGAAATCAGGCTAAGAAGAACGCTAAACAAAAGCCAAAGGTAACGAACCTTGCACACTTGGAATGTGATCGTGATTATGATTTTGGTGCGTTGGAAAGACAGTTGTTTGAGAAGCAGATGACAGGATAAGTTTGACGAAAGGATGGAAAAATGTCAGAAAATATTTATATTCACTACGGAAGTGATAAGTTTGAGAAAGAGTTGTTTATGTCAATTGTGAACAGAAACATGATTAACAAACCATTTGGAGGTTTATGGGCATCGGATATAAAGGCGGATCAGCCGTGGGAGAAATGGTGTATTGATAATGATTTTAGAATTGATAAACTAGACAAAAACTTTAAATTTACATTGGATGATTCGGCAAATATTGTTGAATGGACAGCGAAAGCCGATTTAAAGCAGGTTCCAACGCAAGATCTATCGGGATATCTCCCAGAATATTTATTTGATACAATGGGCGTTGTGCCAGATTTTGAGAAGATGGTCGAAGATGGAGTTGATGCAATTAAGCTTAATTTATCCAAAGGTGATTATGAGTTATATTATGAGCTTTACGGTTGGGATTGTGATAGTATTCTGATCATGAATCCTGATATTATTAGACCATTGTAGAAATTGAATAACAGAATGAGATTGAGAAGCTTATGGCTTCTTTTTATTTTGCCTAAATTTAGAGAATAGGAGTAAGAATTATAGAATTAATCGAAGTAGAAATTAGACCAGAAGTACGTGAACAGTGCAATAATTAGAGAGGAGATTGGAACAATGAAATTATACGGAACAGTGAATACAGAGGTTGATGTGAGTAAATATAATATATTAATAGCTGCGGCTCAAATACTATACGATGGACATCTATATGATAGTTGGGGAATTCATACAGAGTTATTGGAGTCAGATCATAGAGAAAATAACACTGGTAAAAGAGCATTATTTAAGGTTGAAGATATATCATATCATGGTTCCCCAGTATGGAAATATACATTGATTACTGACGATGAAAATGCAATAAATGATTTTCTGTTGGCACAGGAAATAGAAAAAGTAATTAAGAGAGTGTAAGAATAATTAAGAGAGGAGAGATTATCATGGCAGCAACACAGTTTGAAGTTATTAAAACAGCAAACAATAATAACGCAGAAGAACCTGAAGCAAAGATCAAAAGACGTAAGGACGGAAATCCTAAATGGACTCGATCTAATAAACAAAAAGGCGTATCATCTTTAGTGTATCCAATTAAGAACAAAGAAAAATTTGCAGCCTTTAATGCATATTTTAGAGACCAGATTGATAAATCGTACACAGAGTACAAACGATATGTAGCTGCCAGAAACAATCTTTTGGTTGCAGTTGGAAACAATACAGCATATCGTATCTCTGATATCGTCAGACTCAAATGGGGCGATTTATTAGACGATAAGACTCGTAAGCAGGAAAAGAAAACAAAGAAATTCAGAACTGTATACTTTAACGATTTGGTAACTGAAGCAGTGGATATTTTCTTTGAAGCTGTTGCAGGAACTAAATATGATGTCAAGATTGATGGCGAAGTGCCAATGGATGATTATGTTTTTGGAACATGTAAGTCTGGATCAGGACACATGACTGAAGCAAATGCTTTGGATTTTGTTAAAAAAGGTGCTAAAGCAGTTGGAATTGAGGACAATATTGGTACGCATACATTACGAAAGAACTTTGTGTATTGGACACTTGTCGATCATAAAGATGATCAGAACGTATTGTATACACTTATGAGATTATTGAATCATAGTAGCCCTGCAATGACATTTCTGTATGCAACAATCACAGAGGAAGAAACTCATGTATTGTTTGATGATATTGCGCAGACATACAAGGAAATTATCAGTGGGGCTTTTAACGGATTGAAGGAAAATGTTGTTAATGTGAGTTATGATAGAGTTATGGAGATTATCAAGTTTGCTTATAAGACTGGCAAAGATGATGCAGATCAAGATGATAGAGTACATGAAGATAATATGCAGGCATTAGAAGAGTTATTGGAAGGAGTAATTGTATGATATTTGTAACAGGAGATACACATGGGGATTGGATGACTCGATTAAACAGTCGTTCTTTCCCAGAGGGAGTTGAGTTAACCAAAGATGATTATGTGATTATCTGCGGAGATTTTGGACTGTGGCATGACACAAAAGAAGAACGATATAATCTGGAATGGTTAGATAACAAGCCATTTACTACATTGTTTGTATGTGGGAATCATGAAAATTACGACCGCTTATATCAATATCCTGTAGAGAAATGGTGTGGCGGAAAGATTCACAAGATCAAAGACTCTGTATTTCATCTTATGCGTGGACAGGTGTTTGAAATTCAAGGAAAGAAATTCTTTACATTTGGCGGTGCCAGTTCCCATGATGTGCAAGATGGAATTTTAGAGCCAGACGATCCAAGAATTAATGAATGGTACAGAGATTATGACAAAATGTTTAGGATTAATCATGTGAGCTGGTGGAAAGAAGAATTGCCATCTGATAAAGAGATGGCAGAAGGTGTGATGAATTTAGAGAAAAATGACTTCCAAGTAGATTACGTTATTACACATAGTCCATACACATCTGTTTTAAGACAAATGGATCAAGGATCAGGAGTGTACAAATCTGACAAGTTAACGGATTATTTACAGCAAATAAAAGACAAAGTGATTTATCAAAAATGGTTCTTTGGGCATATGCATGTGAACCAGAACTTTCCAGAAGATAATGCGATTGCAATTTACGAACAAATTATTAGGATTTTATAGGAGAATTTTGTATGAAGATAAATACGATTAGACAAAATAAGGAAGAAAAGAAAGCAAACCAGAATCTTATGTGGATTTCAGCAGAGATTCCACCATTAAAACCAGATAATGCATCACGTTACATGAGGTATAAAACATATCCTGTTATTGTGGATTACAAATATAATGATGGATGTGTGGACGAAGTGCTTGATTTTTGTGACTATGATTTTGAAGAAAAGAAATGGAAACTGGATAAGCCTCATAAAGTTAGACAGTATTTCCCCCTTCCAAGTAAGCACAAAGTAAAGTGTTCGAACAAAAAGAGAACATCTGTTCGAAAAATATCTTGATTTTGTTCTATGGTAGCATTATAATAAGAAATGTAGAGATTCTTTGTTCACAACAAAAATTAACTTTCTTTCTTGCACCTATTGACAGGGTGCAAAAAGTATGGTATATTTAATTCATGAAAACAAAAAATGCAACTGGGGAAAGTTGAGGGACGTAAAAATGAACGGATATACTAACAAAGAAAGAAAAGGAAACGATAACAGAAAAAGAAAAGAATATGTATATGGCAAATATCAAAATCCTCAAGTTTGGGGAATATATTTTGCAGATTTGCCGAAAATTGAAGGTAGTCATATCTTGCATGGGAAAAGACCAGTCATCGTATATTCTAATAATATTTGTAATAATACGAGCACAGAGATTAACGTGTATCCAATTACAAAAAAATTAAGGAACTGGATACCGACACATGTAACCATTTATCCAAATACCAGTAATGGATTAAAAATGGTATCACATGTGTATTTAGAGCAAGGAAGAACAATTCCAAAGAATAATCTTTTAGAGTATTGGGGAAGAATATCTGATCTATCTTTAATGTTAAAAATAGGACATGGCATTTTAATACAAAACGGCATGTTATCGTACATGAATGCAATGGCATCCTAGAAATGGAGAATATTATGAATAATAAAGAATTGATACAAAATTATATAGATTCTCACGTATCAGAATCACGTCGCCCAACATGGAATTGGTTGTTAGATTCTGATATTGCGGACGACAATGAATCTGGGTTAACGTATGCACCAGGTACAATCCAAGAGGCTATATTATCAGATACTAGAGGTAAAAAAACCAAAAGTATGAATTCTATTAAAAAAAGATATGACCAGCTCGTTAAACTATATACTTATGCATATGAACAAAATTACATTAAATATAATCCATTTGTTAATGATAAATTTATAAACTTGCAATTAGCAGTTGATATATATTTTTCAAATAGAGTTAATGTTAATTATGTTACACCAGATAAAATAAATGCGTTTATTTCGAATCTGATGTCGTGCAATGCATCAGCCGATACCAAATTGAATACTAGATTTCATATTGTGAGTTTATATAATGGGATAAATGGAAAGGAGTTAAGAAATCTAAAATTCTCAGATATTAATCAAAATGATTTAACAATTTTTGGGAAACCAGTCTCCAAAGATTTTATCGAGACATTGAATGAATATAAATTGAAAATGGGAGATACGAATATATATCATGATTTTGTATTAATACCACGAAAAAAATGTAATAATATAGAAGAATATCAAGCAGAGCAAAAGAGGATATATAATAATGTGCAGTCTCAATTAGAATTAACTGGTAACACTTTATCTTATGAGAAATTGACAACCATTGATGTTATTAATTCTGGTTTTATACAATATTTAAAATCTAAAATGGATATCAAGGCAATTGCAGATTTGTATTATATTAAATCAAAAGAAGGAATCGCACGATCTGTAATCGCACGTCAATTTAGTGAAATTGCAATTGAATTTTATTATAATTATTATATATCATATAGAATAAAAAAGAAACAATTTAGTGATCGTCAAACGGTAATCGGTAAAAGTATTGGTTACCTATATAAAGATGAGGACTATAAGAATTATCGTGCACATCAAATCATGGCAGAATAAAGGAAGGTATATGTATGGACAATCAAATATTGGAAATGTTAGCAGCGAATCAATCAAATCAAATGCATATTGATGTACTTGATTTACACTCATCAGAAATGTCATCGTGGTTTCTGAGTGAATATAAGATTCGAGCAGATGATAGAAAGATGAAGATCTATGGCAAAGATAAAGATCTTTCATATCATTGGATCGAATTTATTCAAGATGAGAATTTGTTCTCTCATATTAGGCAGGACGACATATTTGACATAATCAAATGCCTGCAATTTACATACAAAGAGAGATACAATGTTGGAATAAAAATACAGACAATAAAAAAGAAAGCAGAAGTCTTTGGTAAAACTTCTACTTTCACACAAACTAAAAATTTCAACTAAACAAATCATAGATAACAAAAAAAGATTTTTTGAATCTACCGTGTTGGCAGCACGATAGAAAATCGAATTTGATATTTAGAATTGTTTAATCTGAAAGGATAATAATATCCTTGAAATCATTATAACAATTCTAAACATGTTCGTCAACATGAAAATTTTTCCAAAAAAACTACAATTAAATACAGGAGTGATGTATGAAATACATAATTACGAATGGAGAGTTCTATGTGAAAAGAGATCATGCAAGAAATAAATACGTTCGTGATAATCGTAAGTCTGAAGCTACTCAATTTACATCTAAGCAAGCAAAGCACATTTTAGGTTTGAAGCATAAATATACGTGGATGAAAGACGGATTTTATGCCCGAGAAATTGAGCTAGGTAAAGTTGGAAAACCCATGGAATCTAGCGAAATAATGCGAAAAGGTAATGGAAATTGCTTTATGGACTGGGAATGTGATAATACATTGATCGACAACATAGAGACTGAGGAAAGAGCTATAGTAGGGCTTTTAGCATATGACTCAGATCAATTAGGAGAAAAGAAGTTTGAATTAGAGCAGGCGTTATCATATGCCGACTCTGCCAGAAGTGATATTCTTCATGCGATTGAGTTTAAAAAGATTGATGCTGCGAAACGTGCAGTGATTGTTGGGTATCTTAAAACCTTACAAGAATTACACAGAAAGATCAAGAATTGTATTCGATACATAGAAGTGATGCAAAATTGCATGGATAATCAGAAAGACATATGTACTTTGAAGAAAGAATTAAAAGATGCAGAGCATAAACCTTATGTCGGTAGAACAAAGTATTATGAGCTGATCCAGAATATAATCGGGTAGAGTTTCTTCCTTATTATATATGATGACTCGCACAGGCATTTGTGCAAAATTAAAATGTAAAATTATAACTTAGGAGGTATTTAATGACAGAAGAAAAGAATATGGTAAATGAAGGATTAAACACATTGGTGTTTAATAATGATGAATTTGGGAATATCAGAACGGTAATCTTAAATAATAACCCGTGGTTCGTAGGGAAAGATGTAGCTGAGTGTCTTGGTTATACAAATTCGAAGAAAGCAATTCGAGATCATGTTGACGATGAAGATAAAATTATGGGGGAACGAAACGTTACCCCATCTATAACAGACAAATTAGGGAGAGTTCAATACCCAGTGTTTATTAATGAGTCAGGACTTTATGCATTAATCTTTGGAAGTAAGCTTGATAAGGCAAAAGAATTCAAGCATTGGGTAACATCAGAAGTTCTTCCGCAGATTCGTAAGACAGGCGGATATATTCCAATTGAAAAAGACGATGATGATTTAACTATCATGGCGAAAGCATTGAATATTATGCAAAACACTTTGGAACAAAAGGATGAACTATTAGCCCAGAAAGAAGAAGTTATCAGTAAACAGAAGCCACTTGTTGATTTTGCCAATACGGTCAGTGCCACACCAACAATGGTTGATATGAAAACAATGGCAAAGCTTCTTGAGAAAGAAAATCAAGATATTCATATGGGCAGAAACAAATTATTTGCGTGGTTAAGAAAAGAAGGGTATCTCATGTCAGATAATACCCCATATGAAAGATATGTTAAGCAGGGCATTTTCAAATTAACAGAAAGTGAAGTTGAAACTAAGAATGGAAACAAGTTGATCACCAAAACATATGTGACTGGCAAAGGGCAATTATACTTGGCAAAGAAATTAGCACAATACTTTGCCTCACAGAGTGCATCAGCTTAGAGAGGAGACAAAGAATGGACGAAAATAAAACGGGCGTTTGGATAAAAATGAGGAGTGGAGAAAAACTTAGGTATGACCATGATTGGATGGAACCATTTGGTGTAGGTGATCTGGTCGAAATAAATAGTGAAGATATGTATGTAAACTTTAAAATTGTAACTGTTGAATCCAGAAATAATCCATCAATAACTACTTATGGAATCAAACCTCAAGTTAGAATTGATCGAACTCTACATCCTCATGATGTTACTAAATTTCGAAATGCTGAAGCAATTGTAATGGATGTGAATAAATACAGTCAGGCATTGATTATTGTTCCATTTTGGTATAACAAAAAACTATATAGAAACCAGAGAATACGTTCGTCAGAAGTTGCCATTACAATTACAAGAATAGAAAAATTAAAAACAATAAATGAAGATATTGAGATTCAGACAGGTACGATTTCAGCCGACAAAATACAGATTGATACATTAACTCTACCGTCACTCTCAGAAAGAAGAGTGTCTGCTCTGTCACACTATCAGCAAAAACCAATTACTGCAACGTCAGAACCAATAAAGAATGAGGTTGGTGAGCTTTTAGCCACAGGGAAATCGTGGATGATACATGACGACCGTGGGTTGAGTCCTTATGCACCAACACATATTGATTGGAATGGTGAAATGAGTGCGACTTTAACATTCTCGCCAAAAAAAATTGATGAAATCATGAACAAACTTGCAGGAAACGAAGAGGAGAAAGATATGTATACAGAAAAATTAAAAGACAAAATCAAAAAAGTTATTTATGTAGACAAAGAGATGACAGTTAGGGAACCTATTTTAGATAGTAATGGTAAGCCACTCGAAAGAGGTGGTAAACCAGTAACTAAGGCTAAATTTTACAGAGGTATGGTTAAGGTGGTTTGGAACTGTGGTACTGAAACTGTTGCTTATACAAGCAGATTCGACAGATTTAACAGAGAAGAAGGTTTCAAGACTTGTGTATTAAAATACCTGTTTGGTAACGCAGGCGCCTATGATGCTGTTGACTTCTGGACAAACAAATATGTGAAATATCCAAGTAGCTGCATTGAAGTGACAGAAAATTTATGCAAACTGGAAGAGATCATCGAGAATGATAAGCACAGAGAAGAGGAACGCAAAGGTTTACCTCATGCAAAATTCTTAAGAAGAACGGTGGATCGTTTAGTACCTAGCTTTTCAGATGACAAATTACATTATGCACCAGAAGATGAAAAGCTTGCTAATGAATTTAAGAAATTAGCAAAGAAATATTTTCCAGAACTTAAATGTAGGGAAATTTATATTAATGATAGAAAACAGGAAGACGTTTTCGTAGCAATTAAATAACAAAATGAAAAGGAGATAAATTATGTGCACACCAATGAATGAAAACTGGAGCAATTTTTTAAACAAATTGTCAGAGCGTTTAAATAAAATGCTCGATTATGTAGAGAAAAACAATTCTACATTGTATGAAACCGATATTGATAAAGATGAACTTTGGGAAGTATATTTGAGCAGTTTCCCTGAAGGAACAAACAAAATGTATCGCAAACGACGAGAATATGACTGTGGTCATTGCCGAAACTTTATTAAAACAATCGGTGGAGCTGTGGCAATTGTTGACGGCAAGCTTCATACAATTTGGGAAATTGATACTGAGGATGCCGTATTTCAGCCAGTAGTTGATGCTTTACGAACATATGTAGAATCAAAGCCAATTAAGGATATTTGGAGGCATTTTACAAATACAGTTGGAGTAAAAAGTACAAATGAGTATACAGAAGATAAGCAGATTATCAAATGGACTCATATGTACACACCGATTCCAGAGAGATTACTAGAAAGAAAATCTGATATTCCTACAGTTAAAGCAAAAGTTAGAGATCGAAAGAATGTGTTTAAAAGATCACTTGATGAAATCACAGAAGAAGCTGTTGATACAGTGTTAGAGCTGATCGCTTCAAACACTCTTTACAGAGGACAGGAATGGGAAAGAGTATTAAAAGATTTTAGAAAATATCAGCGAGAATACAACGGTTTGTCAGATGAAGAAAAAGATATATACACATGGACAAAAGCCATGACGATCGGAGATGTAATTGGTCGTATTAGAAACCATAGTATCGGTACATTACTTGTGAATATCAGTGAGGATATGGACTTAGATAATGCGGTTAAGGCTTATGAAAATGTTGTAGCTCCTGCGAATTACAAACGACCAAAGGCAATTTTTACAAAGAAAATGCTTGAGGATGCAAAGAAAACTGTGACTGATTTAGGATATATTGATTCATTACAGCGTAGATTTGCGAAACTTGATGATATTACAGTCAACAATATCCTGTTTTGTAATCGTGATGCAGCACCACGTATTCAGGGCGGTTTAGATATTTTCGATGAGATGAGTAAGGAAGTTGCTGTAAATCCTAAGAAGTTCTCTAAAGTCGAAGAAATCAGTGCAGAGAAATTCGTATCAGATGTACTTCCAACGGCAAAAGAATTAGAAGTTCTGTTTGAAAATCGTCACAAGAAGAATATGGTTTCACTGATCGCACCTGTAAATAAAGATGCTAAGAACATGATGAAGTGGAGTAATCCTTTCAGCTGGGCATATTCAGGAAATATGACAGACAGTGAAATGAAAGAAAGAGTTAAGAACGCAGGTGGTGCAGTTGATGGAGTTTTAAGATTCTCAATTCAGTGGAATGCAAATACAGATTGGAATCAGGACGATTTTGATGCACATTGCAGAACTCCACGTCATCATATCTATTATGCTTCAATGCATGATTATGCAACTGGTGGAAGCCTTGATGTTGATGTAACTCATCCACATAGAGGAGAGCCTGCCGTAGAAAATATTACATGGGCAGATAAATCCAAAATGGTTGACGGAGAATATGAATTTTTCGTAAGAAATTTTGCTCATAGAAATGGAGTTTCTGGATTTACAGCAGAGATTGAATTTGATGGACAGATTTATGAATTTGAATATGATAAGCCTTTACGTCAGAACGAAGATGTTCCAGTAGCTACAGTTACATTAAAAGATGGTGTGTTTACAATCAAAGAGAAACTTCCATCAACAACATCTTCAAGAGAAATCTGGGGAATCAATACAAACCAGTTTGTGCCAGTAACAGTAATGTGTTATTCACCTAACTATTGGGACGAGCAGACAGGTATTGGACATAAACATTATCTGTTTATGTTAAACGGATGTGTAAATGAAGATACTCCAAATGGATTCTTCAATGAGTTTTTGAAGCAGGAATTAGTACAGCACAAGAGAGTATTCGAGGCTTTAGGAAGTAAAATGCATGTCGCAGATGATCTAAACCAGTTATCAGGAATTGGTTTCAGTTCTACAAAACGAGATGATGTGATCGTCAAAGTTAAGGGTGCGACAGAAAGAGTTCTTAAAATTAAATTTTAATATAAAAGGAGATTAAATTTATGACAACAGAAAATTTATTCGAAATGGCTACTAGAAACAAAATGAGATTCTCATCTACAAAAGGCGAATTATCCGTAGAAGATTTATGGGATTTATCCGATAAAGATTTAGATGTGGTATACAAAAATTTGAAAGACCAGGAAGTCAAATCTTCAGAAGAAAGCCTGTTGGATGATGCAAATGTTGATCCAAAATTAACAGCTGCGATTGGTATTGTAAGATACATCTTTACAACAAAACGTAATGAGAGACTTGCTGAGAAGGAACGTATTGATAAGAAACTGAAACAGAAAAAATATATTGATGCTCTTTCCAAGAAACAGGATGAGGCTATTGAGAAGATGTCAGAAGCAGAATTACGTGCGATGATTGATTCGTTAGAAGATTAAGATGATATACCTGCTCGTCAAATTTGACGGGTGGGTGCTTAAAGAAAGGAGATTGGAATGATTTATAAATTAGAATTAGGCGACTGGTCGGAAGATGGGCATAAAATATCAGAAAGTTTTTTATTTGATTGTAACTATGATATTCATAAAATTCGACAAGCGTATAAAGATAGTTGTAAAAAGCTAGGAGTGGCTTTTAATTACAATGAAGATTATACGGGTCTAGGTCTTGGTTGTAGAAGTGAGAGATTGATTTGGACAGAGTATCAAGAATCAGAAATGAGCGAAACAGCATTTGAAATTTTAAATAATTCTGGGTGTTTTAAAGAGGTTGATTTCTATAAAGAAGATGGCGTGTATTATATCGAAGAAAGGAAAGACTGTGCAAAACTTATTATGAATTTTATCGCACTGTCTATGCCTGAAGATTTTCGATATAAGCTTGTCCAAGAGCCAAAAGTTGAATCGATTAATAGTTGGAATCATGAACTGAGACAGCACTTTGGGTATGGATTATTTGATTAATAAAACAGTAATTTAAAGGAAGGAGAGAAAATGAGACAGATTACAGACACACATACAGGAGAAATTATCTCCGATACAGATTTAACATTGGAATACTTATTTGTTGGTGATTATGGCAAGGAAAACAACATTAAGGCAGATTTTCTTGGGTATGATAAACGAATTGAAAAAGTTGAACATAAACCAGTTGATATTAGAGAAAAATTAGTTGTGACTGTTTCGTCACAGAAAGGTTGCCCGATGCATTGCAATTTCTGTGATTGCCCTAAACTTGGATTTAAAGGAAACGCATCGTTGCCAGAGTTAATGATGGAGATCACTTCTGGAATTGCTTTATCAGGAATCAGACATGGAGAACGATTAAATGTACATTATGCAAGAATGGGAGAGCCTACATTTAATCAAAATGTAATTGCTTCGGCTAAACAGATTGCACATATGTTAGCAGATCCAGACAGCGATATACATTTCAACACATATCATCCAGTAATTTCTACAATGATGCCAAAGGCAAATAATAATTTAAAAGAATTTTTACATAAATGGGTTAAAACTGGATTCGAATATGGTGGAGAAGATGGCTTTGGTCTTCAGTTCTCTATCAATACTCTTAATGAAGAACAAAGAAATGAAATGTTTCGAGGATGTTCATTATCTTTAACAGAGATCGGAGGCATTATTGATTGGTTGCCAATGCCAAAGAAACGTAAGTATACATTGAATTTTGCTGTTACATCCAAAAGTAATTTAGACGTAGATTTGATGAACAAGTATTTCGATAAGGAAAAATGCATTGTCAAGATTACTCCTATCCATGAAACAGTTGAAGCAGTTAACGAAGGATATGAGATCGTAACAGATTTTGACGTATATGAAAAATTTGAACAACCACTTGTAAAAGACGGTTGGGATGTAATTGTATTTGTTCCGTCGAAAGAAGAAGACACAGACAGAATTACATGTGGAAATTCATTAATTGCATTAGGAAATTAAATTGAAGAGGATGATTAAATATGGAAGTTAAAGCAAAATGGACAGGTCGTGGTTTTGCACTCTGTATTGGAGAATGGAAGCTTTATGTTGATGGCAAAGATGTTACCGATAAGATTCCAGAAGACTTACGCACAGAACCTATGAATACATATAAGAAATATGAGAGATGGTATTTCAAAGGTTGGGTTGAAGAATGGGAGTCATATTATGACGGACTGAAACAAGATGAGTGGATTGAGGCTAATAAGTATTGGTTAGATAAAATTACAAAAGATATTGATGTTCAGCGCCAGATCTTCAAAGCAATCAATGAAGAGGATTTTCGCACTAATTCTTGTGGCGGATGTATTTAGTAACAAGATTATGACATCTATATATGGTGTTGTGATAAATAAATTTTATAACAAAGGAGATATTTATGGTTGAAGTAATTGGAACAGTGGTACCAGCGGTTATTGCGGTAGGTGGCGTAGGAGCTATTATCGGTAGCGGTTATGTCAAAGCAAGTCCAGATAAAGCTTATATTATTTCTGGACTTAGAAAGACACCTAAGACATTAATTGGTAAGGCAGGGTTAAAAATCCCATTCTTTGAAAAAGCAGATCATCTTAATCTTGAGTTAATTCCAATTGATGTTAAGACATCAAGTTCTGTGCCTACAGCAGATTATATCAATATCAATGTAGATGCAGCGGTCAATGTAAAGGTTAGCAGTAATCCAGAAAGATTAAAACTTGCAGCAGAAAACTTCTTAAATAAGCCAGTAGGCGATATTGGACAGGTCGCAAGAGAAGTCCTTGAAGGTAATATGCGAGAGATCGTTGGAAAGATGAGCCTCGAAGAAATGGTTTCTGATCGTCAGAAATTTGCACAGCTTGTTACAGAAAATGCGAAGCCAGACCTTGCTGCAATGGGATTAGATATCATCAGTTTTAATGTGCAGAATTTTATGGATGATAATGATGTTATTGAAAATCTTGGTGTAGATAATGTTGTTAAAATTCAGAAGAAGGCTGCAATTTCCAGAGCTGAAAGCGAAAGAGATATTGAAAAAGCAAAAGCAATGGCTGAAAAAGAAGCGAATGATGCAAGGGTTGAGTCAGAAACAGCGATCGCAGAAAAGAATAACAATCTGGAAATTAAAAAATCTGAACTTGAGAAGATTTCAAAAGCAAAGAAGGCTGAGGCAGATGCAGCATACAAGATTCAGGAAGAAAAATCACGTAAAGAAATTGAAATTGTAACTGCGGATGCTAATATTATGCGTCAGGAAAAAGAAATTGAACTGAAACGTAAAGACGTTGAGGTAACAGAGCAGACATTAGATGCACAGATCAAGAAACAGGCAGAGGCTGAAAGATATGCCTCTCAGCAGAAAGCAGATGCAGATTTATATAAGAGACAGAAAGAGTCTGAAGCTAACAAATATGCCAAAGAAAAAGAAGCTGAATCTACAAAATATGCTATGGAGCAGGAAGCTGAAGGTATTCGTGCAAAGGGTGTAGCAGAAGCCGAGGCAATCAAAGCTAAAGGTATTGCTGAAGCAGAAGCAATTGAAAAGAAAGCAGAAGCTATGAAACAGATGGGTAAAGCATCTATTGTAGAAATGATGTGTCAGATGTTCCCAGAAGCAGTTAAAAATGCAGCCGCACCATTAGGAAATGTAGGAAGTATCACTATGTATGGAGAAGGAAACACAACAAAATTAACAAAAGATATTATGAATGTTGTGAATCAGGTATCAGATGGTGTTAAAGGATCTACAGGTGTTGATCTTGCAAAGATGTTAAAAGATTTTGTTTCTGAAGATAACGAAGTAGAATCTACAGATAATGAAAATCTTGTAACACCAGAGCCAGCAGATTACCGTGAGTTCTAATAGGAGAAATTATTATGGCAATTATTATTATTTGTGTAATTGTAGTGATTATCGCATATTTACAATTTACTAAAAATGGAAAGCAGATTAAAAATGTAGCATCTGGAACAGTTACAGAGAAAATCAAAGAAAATGCAATGACTCCAGAGGGAGCTAGAGCTAGATATAATACTGCAATTAAAGATAAGCAGGACTTCTACCAGAAAACAATGGGTACATACACAATGGTAGCTGGTCGATTAGCAACAATGGAAGATGACCTCAAAGAAACAAAAGAAGAAATTTCTAAAACCGAGGCAATGATCAACCAGTATATTGATAACAATGATGATAAAAAAGCAATGTATTATGCTCAAAAATTAGCCACGTTAAAGGCACAGAAATCAGTGTACGAAAAGAAGATCCCAGAGTTGCAAGCAACAAAAGATAAGCAAGAAGAAATTAAAAACCAAGCATATGATCAGCTTATTAAACTAAAAGGCGAAAAAGACACTGTAGTTCTCCAGATGGAGGCAGATCAGCAGATTGCAGAATTGCAGAAAAATTTAGATCAATACAATAGTTCAAATGCTGCTCAGGAAGGTTTGGAAGAGGTTCGAGAAGGAGCAAAGAAACTTAGCGAACAAGCCAAAGGCGTTGCTATTGCGTATGAATCTAGTGCAGAAACATTGGATTATCATATGGAGCAAGAAGAGCGACAGCAAGAAGCTAAAGCCATATTAGATCAGATGAAAAATGCTCGCAAATAACGGATAAATTCATCTACAAAAATTAATTTCACAAACATAAAACTGGCATTTGAAATACAATGCCAGTCATGGAAACATAGCTCAGTTGGTAGAGCAGGCAATACATAAACATTCATTTTTCTACCTCCATATAAGTATTTTATTTATTTACATTTTAATTTTCATCACATATAAATTGCCGACACAGGTTCGATTCCTGTTGTTTCCACTAAAAAAGACCTTAACCTAAATGGTCAAAGTCTTTTTGATTAATCGTTTGGTATGACCTCAATAACATCTTCAACTTTGCAATCAAGATATAAGCAAATTTTATCGATGTTTTCGAGACTGATATACTGATTCTTTGCCATCTTGGCAATTGTACCAGACCCCATACTTAAAGCGGTTCGTAAATCAGATTTTGTCATACCCTTTTTTGCTAAAGTTACGAAAAGCGGTTTATAACTTATCATATGATATACCTCCACATCTATATTGTAGCATATTACATACAGGATGTAAAATAAAATGTTCAAGAAGTTGAAGATTTTGTATTGACAGTATATTCAAGAAGTGGTATATTATATTCAACAAATGAGAGATAAACTTTAAGAAATGAAATATGAAGGAGCGAGAAAATGTCAAATAAAATTTACAGATATTATCAACCAAACGATAAAGATACAAAAGATAATCATTCAGATTGCGTGATTAGAGCATTAACAAAAGTGCTTGATAAAGAATGGTTAACAACATTTGATGATTTGTTGCCATACGCAAGGGATATGCAGTGTATGCCATCAGAACGAAAATGTTACGAAGAATATTTATTCGATAATGGATTTGCTTATCAAGGTATTAGCAACCGAAAAGGATCTAAACGACCAACAGTTGAAAGTTTTGCAAAAGATCATAAGCAAGGCAATTATTTGGTAAATGTTGCGAATCATGTAGTTGCAATTTCAAACGGTTGTTATTACGACACATGGGATTCTGGAGATTGCTGCTTGTATGGATACTATTATAAGGAAGAAGGAGAGAAATAAATGAGAAAGAAAATTTTAGCAACAGTTTTAGGAGCAACGATTTGTTTAGGATCAATGACAGGATGTACCGCAGGATTCAAAAGAGAAGTTGTTGATATGAAAAGCAATTGGAATGGCGGTATGAAAAGAGTCATTACAGTATATACAGCAGATGGTAAAAAGATTGCTGAATATAAAGGGAAAATTGACATTGATACAAATGACGGTGGATATGTCAAGTTTGACTACAAAGGTAAGAGATATATTTACTACAACTGCTTCGTAGAAAGTATCGCAGAAATTGATTAGAGAGGAGAAGACAAATGAATTTAGAAGAAACTATTAAATACGCAAATGATATGGCAACCAAGAAATACACAGAAGCTATGTTGTGCCATGCAAATCCAGATGATGAAGAACTTGATGGATTGATTGACTGTGCCTTAAATCATGAGCAACTTGCGAAGTGGCTGGGAGAATTGAAAGAGTTAAAAGAATATAAAGAAAAGTATAGATGGCATGACTTAAGAAAGAATCCTGATGATCTGCCAGAAGATATTAAGTACGTTTGGGTTTTTATAAAAGGTGAATGCACCCATAGGTCATGGCACGATTCTCATGGATGGAGAAGGCGTAACAGTAACATTTTATACTATAACGACGAAAGTGTTTTGGCGTGGAGAGAGATTGAAGAGTTTAAAAGTGAGGGAAATAAATGAGTGTAACAAAAACAATTGATATTTCAGTGCTGCCAGAGGCAGAACAGGATCTAATAAAAGCATTATTTGATAAATGCTGCGAGAGAGCAAACAAGAAAGAAGAAAAGAAATCAGAGCCTAAAATTTGGAAACCCGAATGTAGAGAATGGTATTGGTTTATCGGCACTGATGGACAAATCAAGAATTGTGAATGGGAAAATGATCGCGTAGACCAGGGAAGATATTCTATGGGAAATTGCTTCAGAACTAAAGAAGAAGCAGAATTTGCAAGAGAAAAACAGAAAATTAAGATCGAGCTTCAAAGATTTGCTGACGAACACAATGATCCTGAAAAACTAATTTGGGATGGTGAAAATGAGCATTGTTGTATTAGGTATGACATTGTAGATAGAGATTTAACAACGGCATATTTATATGCATCACAAACAATCAATGGCATTTATTTTACTTCTCCAGAAATTGCAGAGGATGCTGCCAACAAAATCGGTACAAAACGTATCATGAAATATCTATTTGATGTTGATTGTGAGGTGGATGAATAGTATGAAAGTTTTATACAAAGGTAAGCCATACAAAGTGTATGGGGTATGCTCAGATAAATATACGAAAGGTTACGAATTCGAACATTATGCAGATTTCTTAATTTATAGAAAAAATTGTTGGCGATGGGTCTCATCCGATTATTGTACACCATACAAAAAGAAACATAAGAAGCCCAGTAAAAAAGAGGATTAAAAACATGAATTACAATCTAACATTTCCTGTCGTAGTTCTAAAAGATGAAAATGACTCGGTTCCATATATGGCATATATCCCATATTTTGACGTAATGACGCAGGGATATGATGAAGAAGAATTGCAGATGATGGTCAAAGATTTGTTGAATCTTTGCTTAGAAGATAAGGAATCTTACACAATTCCTGCATGGGCATATAGTTATTTCAATGAAGACGATGTTAAGGAACGAGGCAGAAAATATTTTACAGAACTTGATGACGGAGACGATACATATTTTCAGAAGAATTTTTACACAGTATGGTGGTTTGATTTTAGGAGATAGTAGTAGACAGAAAGGAGTTGTTGATATGCAGATTTTAAATCTTTCCAAAGAAGATAGTGAGGCGATCATTAGATTGGATGCAACAGAGCTAACAACATTATGTAACGCATTGTATTATTGCAGAAAAGAAATGGTCAAAAACGAAACATATCATAAGATTTATGGGGATTTGACAATGGCACGAAACTTCGCATCGTATGGACACATAGATGATTTTGCATTTAATGTGGTCGAAAAACAAAGAAGGTATCTCAGAAAAATAGAAAGAGATCGAAGAAAAGGAGAAAGATAAAATGGACGTTTTGTTTTACATAATTTGGGTATTGGCGTTTATGGTAATTGCAGCGATCGGCATTGGAGTACCATATATGACCTATTACAATTACAAAAGAATTAAGGCAATGGATAAGAAACTTACGGGTATGTGCACAGGTCTTGGCATTATGTTAAGACCAGAAGAAGGTGATGAAGAATGAAAGATATGAGAAATAATCCAATTGAAAATGGAAATCTGTGTTTTAGATCAAGAATGGTAAATGGAAAAACATTGATGGGATATGCATTAGTTATCTCAAACAAGTTGTTTTGGAAAGACGGATGGAATAACTATATTTCTAGTCACGACAAACTTAATTCTAAGCAAGTAGTTGTTATCGAACACCTAAATGATGATGAAAAGAAAATGAGAAAAGAGTGGTTAGAGTTTATGGCAACAACAAAATCAAAAAAGGTTAAAGATGAAGATAAAGAAATCGTAAAAGGATTACTGAGTGAAATGTAAAATCTGAGTTTTATGTAAAGAGAGGATGATGAGAAATGAGTTGGTGGACATATGTAAAGGGATTTGTTGAAGTTAGACCATTTGGAAGAACACAAGCAGAGGAAAGATACATACTTGAAACTGCATTGAATCATTTGCCTAGAGTAACAGGGTCTGAAAGCGATATGAATATACATATAGTTCAAAAAGCAGGATATGATATGAGCGATTCATGTAATGAATTTGAACAACGAACTCATTTGGGAAATGGTAGAAGAGGAAATTTCGAAACACAGGGAACATATTATTTGTTAGTCGAAGGCAGTTTGCGAGACAGAGAATTTCAAGAAACATATAGAGAATTACAAAAATGGCTATGTCGGCTTGCTAAAAGAGTTAGTGTCCAAGATGTAATAATTGAGGTCAAAGCATGGAACAGAAATAAACTTATTAGAAATGATAAAGGAATTTATACTCAAATGCTCGAAGATGTTAGTTGGATAAACAAGAATAGCATTAATTGGTGCGAATATCTAATGTGGAAACCTTATGGAACACATAGAATGGTTGGTTATCCTGAGAAGCTTGTAGAAAAATATTATCCAGAGATATACAAGAAAGAAAAGGAGTATGAGGAATGATAAATATAGTTGCGATTATATTAGGAACGATTGTTGGTAACATTATTGGTAACGAAATATTTGATAGTTTGTATCGAAAAGATAAACGTGTTAGTGATTTTCACAAGGATAATGATGTATCACTGCGTACTCGGACAGAAAATGATATGAAGCAATTAGATATGATGTTTGATGATCAGGTTATTAGGATATTAAGAGATATTCAAAACCATTGGTTACCTGAAAGACCAATAATATACGGAGATGATCGTATGTATACAGAGTCACAATACCAGGCAGAAAAGATGCATCAGGCTATTGACGATGCCGTTACTGTGTTATTAGAAAAAATGTAAAGTGAGGTAATTAATATGGGAGCCAATATTGAGTTTGCCATTGGCTATGCGATCGGGTTTTGTATTGTTGGAGTGATTGTATTCCTGAGATACGAAAGAAAGATGGATCGGATGAGGCAGACAAATGTAAATCTGATCTTAGATAAGATGTCGTTCATGGCTGACGCAAGCGACAAAGAAAATGATACATATCATAAGGAAGAAACTCGTTCAGATGTTAAGGACGCAGTGAAGTATGCAATGAAGAAAAGTCATCCAGACAATGGTGGCAGTGCAGATGATTTTCGAAAATTTAGAGAGCTTTATGAAGAAATGGAAGGTAAGGCTAATGACTAAACAAGAATCATTGAAGTTTTTACAAAGTTTGATTGATGAAGTAGAAAATTGGACAAAAGAAGATATTGAACGAGCGCAGAAGTTGATGGAGAAAATAGATAAAGAAGAGCCAAAAGAAGTTGAAAATAGTGATGGGTATTGGGAATTTATAATGCCAGATGGCAAAGGAGTGAAGTAGATATGGCTAAAAAACAAGACGATAATACAATGACAATTACAAGGAAGATCACGTTAATTCCTGTCGCAAGCGAGCGAAAAGAGTGGAAGAAAAGAATTGATGCTTTCTTAGAAAAAGATTTTCCAAGAAAAATTGAAGCAAAGAAGAAACAGATTAAGAACACAAGTAAACCTGAAAGAGTAGATGGGTATAAACAACAACTTGCAGAATTAGAAAAGCAATATAAAGATTTCAAAGAAAATGGGATTAAAGAATACACTCATAAAATGGCGAGTGATTATACATATGATATTGTAAGAAGGGCAATGGAGAGTGAAGCAAGACGAAAGAACTATATTTTATCTTATATATATACAAAAATGATACAAGACGAAGTGGCAAATTTACCGACTCTTACAGAAAAGAATAAATGGGTGAGCACCAATGTAAAAGAGTGTTACCGTAAAGCAGGTAATAAGAATGGTAGTATCTTTACAAATGTTGACATTGATAATCCATTAGCAGGATATGGATCTGATTTCGGTCAAGCATTTACAAGAAAAATTAAAAAATTAATCAAAGACGGCATACTGGAAGGAAATGTTTCTGTGCCGAATTATAAATTAGATTCTCCTTTTGCTTTAAGCAATCAAAATTTTGGTATTTTTACAGATTGTGAAAATATAACAGAATTAAAAAAGAATATTGGTAAGCCTACATATCCAGTATATGTGTGTTTAGGCAAGCATGGTCTTCCAACGATTGCTAAATTCAAGATTAATTTTGGACATAAACAAAATAAGAATAAGGCAGAATTAATTTCAACAATTATTAAGATTCTTACAGGAGAGTATTCGGTTGGCGGAAGCACATTCGGTATTGATGACGATAAAATAGAAATGAATTTAAGTATAACAATGCAGAAACAAAAAATGGATTTAGATGAAAATACTGTTGTTGGCGTTGACTTGGGACTTGCTGTTCCTGCCGTATGTGCTTTAAATAATAACGAATACGACAAACAATATATCGGAAGTGGGAATGATTTTGTTACAAGAAGAACAAAATTTCAAAATGAATATACACAGTTACAAAAAGCTTTAGAATTGGCAAAAGGTGGACATGGAAGAAAAAGAAAATTATTAGCTTTAGAAAGGCTAAAAGAAAAAGAAAAGAATTTTGTTGATACATATTGCCATCGAGTTAGTAAAAAAGTTGTTGATTATGTAATCAAACATAGAGCAAAATATATCAACATAGAAAATTTAAAAGGGTATGATTCAAGTGAATTTGTTTTAAGAAATTGGAGTTTTTATAAGCTACAGCAATATATTACATATAAAGCGGAACAATGTGGAATCATAGTTAGAAAAATCAATCCGTCATTTACATCTCAAGTGTGTAGTTTTTGTGGGCATTGGGAAGAGGGGCAAAGAAAAGATCAGGCAACATTTAAATGCAAGAATCCTAATTGTAAAAGTCACAAATTATATACTGTAAACGCAGATTATAATGCGGCTAGAAACATCGCAATGTCAACACAATTTACAGACGATAAATTTAAATGTTCAAAAGAAACGATTCAAGATGCGGCAGATTATTATGGAATCGTCTTAGAAGATGATAAAAATAATGATAATAAAAAAGCTGCTTAAGTATTTGGTGTGTTTTGGAGGGAGTGCCGAACTCCCTCAACCATAAATAAAATGGTTACGCCAAAAGTGAGGAGAAATCACTCACTAAAATTTGTGTAATGAGACAGAATGTAAAGTTTTGCATTGTATACATAATTAAGATTTGAGGTTTTAGAACCATTCAAAATTACACAAATACAAAACAAAAGAACGGCTTGTATGAATTTTCTCCGTGTTTGAGAATCATTGAAAATTACACAAATAAAATACATGGCATGTTTTGGGAAATTTTATTCCAATTAAAATTTCTGGTCATGGAATTGTGGCTATGCCAAAAGTGAGACCGTAAGGTACTCACTAAAATCTATGTAAATTAGGTAACAAAAATTGGACAAAAGAATTTGAGGTTTGATACCTATTTAATTTTACATAGGTACAAAACCGATCGAAGAAAAATTTAAGGAAAAGGGGAGTTTGATACCTATTTAATTTTACATAGGTACAAAACGTGATTACAGTAATGCAGTGTCAGAATGTGGTTTGATACCTATTTAATTTTATGTTATTAGCTCAATAAAAGAAAAATTTTAAAATACTTGGTGTGTTTTGGGAATATATATGAAATATTCTGCTCAAATAGTATTGAGTACGCCAAAAGTGAGGCTTATTATAGCACTCACTAAAATCTATGTTATTTTGTCGGATTTATGTTATTTGTGGTTTGACAGCTATTAAAAATAACATAGGTACAAAACCTCAAAAAAGGCAGTATCTGTGGTAGGGTGCTGCTTGGCAATCATTAAAAATAACAAAATCTAAAGGAATAAAAATGAAATCAAGACGACAACGTAAACAGGAAATAAAACGATTCTTTGATCGGTTGAGTCCGCAGGAATTGGACGCACTGTTAGAAAGAAATGGAATCAATGATAAAGAGTCAAAAGAGGCTCTTTCATATAGAATTATTAAAGAAGAAATTGAGAAAGGAGAGATATAATGAACCACTTCTTATATATTGAATCACGGGAAGAAGAGAATACATCCCTCGATTCTAAACGTGTTTTATTAAATGAAGAAAATTACAAACATATTATTTCATCATTAGATCATTATCCACCGACGGCAGATGAAGTTAAGAGAGCAATTTGTATTTTGATAGGACGATTGATCTATAGAAGCGTTTGGAATATGGAATCTGATATTGATAGTTTAAATATGAGTTTATCCCCGCCAAAAGAAATGACGGTTGCAGAAATCGAAAAAGAACTCGGTCATAAAGTAAAAATTGTAGAGGAGAAAGAAGAATGAAATGTTTTTATCACGTTGATCAAGACGGAATTGTATCTGGTTTTTACGTTAGAAAAGCTTGTGAACAGCGAGGTTTAGCATTTGAACCAGAGGACTTCCGAAAAATTAATTACGGCATGAAATTCCCGTTTCATGACATTGAGCAGGATGAATTTGTGTTTATTGTAGACTACAGTATTGAGCCAGAAGAGATGTGGCAGTTGCTCAGTATTACAAAGAATGTATTTTGGATCGACCATCATCAGTCTACGATTGAAGCGTATAAAGATTTCAAGTGTGATGTAAAAGGAATCAGAATTACTGGAGCGGGTATTTCAGGAGCGAATTTGACATGGTTATATTTTAAATATATGTGTGATGAAAATTGGGAGCAAATTGAGAGGACGGATGAGAAAAATGTAAAAAGATTACTCAATATATATAAATATAAAGCAGATTATCCAAAACTGGCAGAATATACAGCCATGTGGGATACATTTTATTTTGGTGAAACGTCAAAACAATTCGTAAAAGCATTTCACTATGCATTTGAATCGTATGATTTTGATGCGTTAAGTCCATTGCTAAACACGTTAAATAAAGATCAAGGAATTTATGAAGCAGCAAAAATTATTGGTGATATGATAGCAGATGGCTTATCAATTATTGAGTATTTAGCAGCAAATGCAGAACAATATCTTAGAGCATATGGTTTTGAAACCATATTTGAGGGACATAAAGTCTATGCAATCAACCGAGCATTAATCAATTATGATTTCTTTGAATCTATTGATGCTTCTAAATATGATATGTTCATTGGTTTTTCGTTCAATGGAAGTATGTGGGAATATCAGTTGCGATCCGCAGAACAGGATAAAGTAAATGTGTATGAGCTTGCTGTGAAATATGGTGGCGGTGGTCATCCAAATGCAGCTGGGTTCAGAAGTGATAAGTATGTGTTAGGAGTGTGATGTATGTCAAGGAAAAATACAAGAGAATTTGAACTTGCTTTTAGTAAAAATAGAGACCCAGATTGGGAAGCCGATGTAGAGATTTATGGAAAAAGAAAGTTCGAAGTAGTGCGTGGTATTTGTCTGGGAGATGAGTTTGCTGAAATTGAGTCTTTAGAATACAAAAATTGTGACGAGTTAGATGAAATGTATTATCGTTTTGATTATAATTTAAAAATACTTATGCAGTCTTATTTGTATGAATATACAGATTATGTGCCAATCGAAACAATGCATATTACATCTCCTGCAATATTGTGTTGTGATGAAATTGTATTAAAAAACGGTGAGAAAATTTCTATTGATAACATATGTATTGATAAATCAAATGGCAATGAAGTTTATAAATTATATTCTAATAGTACATATACAGATGATGTATATTATGAATCTACTAAAGCATTAGTTTATGAATTGGCTAGTAAAGATGTTTGCAAGGCTATACATATAATGAAAGATATGATGGACAAAGCGTATATAAAAGCAAGAAATGAACGAAGCATACATCCTTTTATTAGCCACTTGTTTAACGACCCTCCAATTCCATGTATTAAAAATAAATATTCTATACATGATTTAGTAATGGGTACATTAAAATGCAGTGGTGATATTTATAAAGAAATAAACAAAGAAGTCCCAAATGCTATAGATATGATTGTGCCTCATCCTGGAAGACATGCAGAGTATTATTTTGGGTTAGATTATACAGATGAAGTAGAGCAATTTATTAAAGAACAGGAGGCTAAGAAATGTGAAGAAACTAAATGATGAACAGCGAAAGCTGATTGAAGATAATTATTCTTTGATTTGGCATTTGCATGAGAAGTATTTTACAAAATTTAAAGATTTTGATACATATATGGATCTTGGTCGTATGGCAATTTGCAAAGCAGCATTAAAATGGGATGAGTCTAAAGGTAATTTTGGGACGTATTTTAGATGGGTATTACAGTCAGAAATTAATAAATATTATATAAAATGGCATAGCCCAACAGAGAAAATGAACAGAAATGCGGAATCATTAGATGCACCTGTTGACGAAAGAGTTGACGCAGAAGAATTAACAATTGGTAGTTTGCTTGTGAGTAACGATGACATAGAGAGTCAAGCACTAACAACAGTATATTATCAAGGAGAATTTAACAAATTATCAGACAAGCAGAAGAAAATTATATATATGTTACTTGATGATATTGAGCATAAATACATAGCCAAAGAATTTGGAAAGAGTATTCAATGGGTAAGTTGGCAACTTGGTAATATTAAAAAAATAATGCATAGGGCAAAGGCGGTGAGATCATGACAATTGAAGAAGTGAAAGATTACATAAACTCGTCTACAGAGTATGATTTTTTGCGAGATTATCCTCATAAAATCGCTTTTCTCACACTAGGTGGAAGTTATGCTTACGGAACAAATACAGAGGATTCTGACATTGATTTACGTGGTGTTTTCCTTAGTGATAAAAGAGAGATTTTGTTGAATAATAATCCAAATAATCTTGAAAAGACAGACGATCATAAAGATGTTGATACTGTGTTACATTCGCATATTAAGATGATTAACATGCTTGCAAAGGGTAATCCTACGTTTTTAGAGCTGTTATATTTTGCACCAGACCGCTATTTATATATATCTGATATTGGTATGGAACTGATCAAAAATAGAGATATGTTTTTATCTAAGAGAGTTTATCATGCATATAAAGGATATATATGTGATTGCCTGACTCGAACGAGTTTTAAGTATTATAAAAATAAAGATTCAGAGAAAGAAAAGCAAAAGGCGGAACGATACGCTAATAAATCAATGATGCACGCAGTTCGATTATTGTTACAGGGTATTGAATTATTACATAACGGAACAATGTTTGGATCTATGGATGACATAGGAAAAGATCTTGTAAAGATCAAAGAAGGGTACAATAGTACGCATAAAACATATAGATTTGGCAAACACAATGAGCATACAGAATATTTCCCAAATCAGTCATACGATGTTTTTATTGAAGGATTACTTTATCAATTTGATTATGATTATATGAATACTGATTTGCCAGACGAACCAGACTGGGATCGTATCAATAACTTCTTGATGACAACAAATGAACGAATTGTGAGAGGAATGGTGTAAAAATGTATGTAAAGATTGGAGACGAAATTGCTTTTCATCCTGGCGAATGCTTAGAAGAATTTGTTGAATCTTGCAGGATGACTCCTTATCAGCTTGCGAGTAAAATTGGCATGGATGTTGATTATGTTCAAGGGTTGATTGACGGATCACAAAGTGTTACAAAAGAATTTGCGAAAACAATGGCAGACCATTATGGGTTTGCTGATGATGGGCAGTTCTGGTTAAATTTGCAAGAAACATTTGATAAGAAAGTAGGTGATAGGGATGTTTAAATTAATAAAACGTCCACGTTCTGATAACGATAAATATACTAAATATGATGTTGTGCTTGATAAAGAATATACTGTAGAAGAATTTATTGATGCGATTGCAGATGGAAGAAATGGAACGCATGGTCAAATTACAATAAAAAATGATAAAGAAGCCATTGAATCACTTGTCTATAATATCGAGAGTATTGATTATAGACATTGTGTACTTCAAAATGCTGAAGAAAAAATTAAACAAGTATGGGCAAATGGTAGCTGGTTAAAAATCAATTATACTATTTTACTTGAAAATAAAAAGGAAACACAAAAAAGTGCGCTCAGATTTATTGTTAAGAAACCAGATGGAGAAGAATCAGTGGTTGTTATTTTTAGGAACAAGTCAGATAGCACATATTCATTTGTTAATTTGACCAAAGAGCATATTTGTTCATGTAAATTTAAAACAATCGATGAAGCCATTCAGGATATGAATGACCGACTAAAGAAAGGATTGATTGAGTCCTATGTTATGAAAGGAGAAAGAAAATAATGGATGTACATATTGGAGATTTTTGGCAGAGTAAATGTAATCCAAAAGTAATTCAACATGTAGTTAATTTTTCATTTAGAATGGGTGGATTTCCAAGTAGTAAAGATATGCTACTGATCTGTGAAGAATTTCATTATACAAAGATAGGTGAGAATCCTGCCTCTGTCGAAGAAGATTCCAGATTCTTCTCACATATTACAGTGGATAATTTTAAAAAGATGAATCAATGTATTCTAAGTGCTGAGAGGATTATGAAAGATACTCAGGCATTTAAAACAGATAAAGATATTTTGGATTATTTAACAAAGAAAGTGGAGGAGAAATTAAATGCAAAATAATGTATTTCAGATTTATCTTGCAGGCGGTATGCAGGATTTATCATTTGAAGAGCAGAATACTTGGAGAGAAAGAATTTGCAATCAAATTATTGCTATGCGTAGAATACTTAATGTTAATATGAAAGAAGTCAACATTATTAACCCCGTTGATTATTACAATTTTCAAACAGAGTTACATGATACAGAAAAAGAAGTAATGAGATTTGTTACAAATTTTGTTAGACATAGTGATCTTGTTGTGGTAAATGCGAATGATCCGAAGAGTATTGGTACATCTATGGAGATTGCAATTGCATATGAACGTCATATTCCTGTACTGATTTTGAATACAGAAAAGAAAAGATTGCATGCTTGGTGGGTGCAAATGTCTGACAAGATATTTGACGATGAGAAAAAATTATGTACATATATATATGACTTTTATCTCAGGATGAATCATAGTAGTATTCGAGCATGGGTGTAAATGCAATGATATGAAATAGGAATTTGAGGCAAAATGAAAGGAGTTGAATCACTATCACGGCAGAGAAACAAGGCAAGTTTATTATTTTCCATCTGGATGATGGTAAAACTTGTAAATATGATTTATCAAATGGTGATTGCTATGGCAAAAGTGGTAAGAAAGTGAAAGCTTTAAATAATATTCTGTCTGGGCATTCGGCTGATGAATTGGATAAATTATTTGTGTCCGATCCACATTATGCAGAGTTTTTAAAATATGTAAACTGGCGAAAAAATTGTGAAATGGGAAGAACTACATGGGGCTTCATTGATTATAATTTAGGAACATTGTTTAAATATGCAAGTAAATATTCGGTATGTGAGCAGTTCTTTGCTATAGGATTTACACATAAACAAGTCACAGAAGATTTTAAATATTCAATCAATGAAGTACCAAAATGGTTAAGAAATTATTGTCTTGGTGTGAAGAATAGACGATTGTTAAGTAATGATTTTGTTGATTTTTATAAGATGTATCCAGATTATGTACAAACGATTTTACAGACAGAGTATATGACATTAACTAAAGAATATTTAATAAATTTCTTCGAGGATAATCATAGATATCGTTTTACGAAAATTTTGGAGGCTTTAAATCAGGATTATGGCTATAATCTTGCAGAGGTGTTTGTTTATATAGATAGAATAATTACATTTGAAGCTGCTACCAATAGTATAAATTGGTTACTCGGAGAATTGCGTGATTATGCCCGTATGATGGACGCAATCAGTCATAAATTTGATAGATATCCAAGACATTTCAAAACAACAATGGATATTGTCACAAGAAATTACAAAAGATTGCAAAAAGAATTTTCGGAAGAAGTCTTTAAGAACCGTATTAATAAAGAATACGAATTTACATATAAAGGACTGAGATTCTTTTATCCAGATTCTACTCAAGACATTAAAGACGAAGCGGTGCAGCAAAATAATTGTGTGGCAAGTTACATAGATCGAGTCATTGATGGCGAATGCCATATTATGTTCTTGAGAAGAGTAAAAGAACCAAACAAATCGTTAGTGACGATTGAAATACAAAATGGACGAATCGTACAAGCACTGCAAAGATTCAATGATCCTCTAACTGCCGATCAACAAGAAGCGGTTGATGCATGGAATAAACATTTTAGTAAGAAAGGTAAGGTGGCAGCATGATTAATATTAATGAATTGACAACAGATCATAAGATTAAATTAAAGAAACCAATGGGATGCTTCGATAATCTTGGCGAGGTATGTGAGATTGTTAAGATTGATACAGATGAAAATGTTATTAATTTTAGATTTGGTGTAGATGGAGTACATCTTGGCGTGATGTCAGGAGATGAATTGGAAAAATATTTTGATGTTATTGAACCAACTGTTATTCCTGATGATTATGAGTGGCATCCATATGGTTTTATTGAAGATAATCAGGTTATGTATCATGCTCTTAAGAATGGTAGTATTTCGATGGAGACTACATATGATGGAGATGGAACAATTTCTGTTGTGTATGAGCACCCTGAAAATCCTTATCGGCAAATTAAAAATGGGCAAAGAGGTAGGTTTTATTGTGAAGATTTGAAAGTAGCATTTTTTAAATTAAAGAAAACATACTATGACAAATTATATGAAGATATACAAGAAGAAGCCATGTTGGATTTTGTTAAAAATAAAGACAAATTAGAGCCAGTTGAAGTCAATGAATAGTAGGATGCAATGATAGATAATGTTAAATTAACAATCAGGATATTTTCAATTGCTGTGTGCGTATTGTTGTATGTAGTTATCTTGGTTTGGTTCATAATTACTGGTTGTGATGATTCATCCTATTGGGATTGGACTAAATATTATAGGACATTTTTCTTATGGATTATGTTACATGTAGTATGCTTAATTGGAGTAATTATATAGGCTTGGTGTTAGAAAGAGGTGATAAAGATGGGCGATTTTAAAGTTGGAGACGAAGTGTATTTTGCTTGGTACGATGAACCATATACTGTTAAATCTGGAATTATTACGGAGATTAAATGTCTTGGCGATCTAATATATATAATGATACAAGACAGTATAACGCATGGTTTATATATGGTTCTTTTAGAAGAGATATATCGCACTGAATCAGAAATAAAAGCGGTTCTAAAACGAGAGTTTTATGGCAAGGTAAATGAGGTTAAAAAAGACATTCATACCTTAGAAGATTTGCTGAAATTTATGTATGACAATGGTCTCGTAGATTGGTCATCACCACATATAAATGGTTGGCAGACAGATTGGGTAAGTCGTGTTGCAGTACGAGAACTGGCAAAAGAAATTTGCGGTATTGAGTTAGGAGAGTAATGTAAATGAACAAGCTTTATCAATACAATGGAATGTATTGTCGAGCACAAAACCAATGTGATAATAAATGGTTTGTCGGAGCATATATCGGTAATGAGTGGTTGTTATTCCCAAGATGTGATAATGCTACTCTGTACGGATGTCAAATTAAGCCAGAGTCTATCTGTAGATCAACAGGCAGAGAAAATGAGTTTGAATATGATGTAGTACAGATGGTCGACGATGACGAAGACGTATATTTGATTATTTATAATGATGAAGATTTGGCGTGGCAGATGTTATCTGTTTATGGTTCTGATATGATTGATTTAGGAGAAATTAAACCAGATCAATATGTGAAACTTGGCAATATCAAAGAAGATGATTATTGGAGAAAGGAATGGGAAAGACAGAGTGAAAAAAGAAAATAATAAAGTATTTACATACGGGCAGTTAGAAGAATTAAGAGATAGTTTAGTAGTTCCAATGAGTGAGGTTGAATCAAATAAGCAAGATCATATACTTCGAAAATATTATAACATATGTAGTTTACTTGATACGTTTCAACTGACGAAACCGCTAGTTGATGAACTAAAATGTCAGCCGATTGCAGCGAGATATTTTGTTTTTTCGCTATGGAACGAATTGGTAAATTCGTGTATTAATGCTTGCGACACACTGACTGTGAACGACATAGAGAATCGAGATTCCAAAAACCTATTATCTACTAAAATCAATGCGGCACAGTACATCCATGTATTAAATGATATGATTTCCGTAAATGATTATACAACAATTCAAGATGAGGCGTTGCAGTTTGCAATTGATACAATTAAGGAGAAATATAATGGAGAAAGAAAAGAAAAGTAAATTACATACGCCAAAAGAAATTTTAAATGCACTGCATGTGATTCAGGATACGTGCGAATATTATCTTGTAAACGGATATGAAGATTGCAGAAAATGTCCTCTATGTACAATAGAAGAAGATTCTCCGACGTGTACGGTCACATGCTTTGAGCCTTATAATTGGAGTATTGCAGATGATCCAGATACTACGTGGCGAGCATTTGAAAAGTAGGAGGTGTGTATATGTTTGATAAAAATTATGGAGAGTATACAGAAGAAGCAGTGGCTGTTGCATTAAAAACAATTCAAGATATTTGTGCTCTTAACAAAGATAGTTGTGGTTGTAGTAGTAAATGTCCGTTTTTAGAATTGTGGGACGGGGGAGCTAGGCAAATATGTCATATCTCCTATAATTATCCTGATGACTGGAAATTAAACCAATTTCCGCCTAAACAATGGGAGCCTTTTTACAAGGGATAAATTGCATAAACACAAGTAAATAAAGGAGAAAATGTCGTTGAAATTAAATGACGAACAGAGAAAATTAGTGGAACAAAATCATAATTTGATTTACTCTGCTATGCGGAAATTTGGTATCCACAGACAAGATTTTGATGACTATTATGGATTCGCTGCTATTGGGTTGTGTAAGGCAGCAATTGATTATGATGAAACACGATCTAAATCATTTTCGACATATGCATATTTATGTATACAAAATGAGATAATGGTATATAACAAATATAGATTTCGGCAGAGAAGAAAAGGTGATATGAATACTATTTCATATAATCATATGTTAGATGATTGGGATGAAGACAAAAATGAAAATTCATTTCTTTTAAAGGATGAAGAAAATTTTGAAAAAAATATTATTTTCAAGTTGAATTTTCAAGATAAATGTTACACACTAAATAATAAGGACAGAATGATTGTTGATTTAAAATCAAAAGGTTATACATATCAAGAAATCGCAAAAATGTTTGGTACATCATTTCAAGCGATACAACAAAAGATTAAAAGAATGCGATCAACAACATTTTCCAGATTATAAAAGTTGAATAACGCAAACAACTTTTATTATTTTTTTTGACGCATTTGTTATAAACGTAATAGAACGATTATAACAATATAAGCCGATCAGATAAAATTATTTTTTGTTCCTGTTGGCTTTGGCAGAGTTGACAGTGGATATAAATTGATGACTTATTTACAAACTAAAAACTAATTAAACAAATTTAATAACAAGAGGAGGAATTCTATTTAATGAATTTTGAAATGACAGGAAAGCTCAGCATTAGCAAGGACACAGAAAAATTTCACCCTTACAGTGAGACAAAATATGAAAAGTCAGGCTGGGTACGAAGAAGACTGTTATTTAATGTGACATGCGGTGACAGTAGACATATGTTAACTGTTGATGCAGGAAGTTTCGAAGATGGACACGGTGATGTCTATACATATTCCAAACCAGAATACAACTCAAGTGGTAAGAAAATCAAAGATGGAGAAAAAATTCAGATTCCTTTTAAAGACAGATTAACATCTCCAAAACTGGAAGAAGTATCAGATTTCAGAAAATTTGTTTTTGACCTAGAAAAACCAGGAAGAAGATACAAATTAAAAAATGCCTTAGAAAAAATCAAAGAAGGTAAAGATATTACGGATAAAGATCTTGCCGAAGTTGGATTAACGTCCGTAGATGAGCTTGAAAAAGAGTACGAAAAGAGCAAAAAGAGACATCATGAGTTTATCTCTGAATGGGATTACGCAGAATTTATCAAAAAAGTCATTGATAGTGGCAAATATGATGATTGCAATTTCCATATCAGAGGACGTGGAGATTATTCATATTCTGATGACAAAGAAAGATTTTATGAGAATCTAATTCCTAACAGAATTTATCTCGCAGCAGATGATGATGAACCATATTCTACAGCAACAATGAGTTTTGTATTTGGAGCTGAGAGCTTAGACGAAACAAGTGTTGAGGAAGACGGTAAATATTACGTTAATGGATTTGTCTTTGAATACATCCAGAGCAGAAAGAAAAAATTAGCCGTTCCAACAACAATTGTTATTCCAGTTCCTGATAAAGAAAAAGACGAAAGCGGATACAAGAAAGCCAATGGATTAAAGAGAAAATTCATTGTTGAAGATGAAGATAAATACATGGAATACGGTATTCTCGTAGACATGATTAATGGTTCTCAGCGTGTAGAACTTACAGAGGACATGCTCTCAGAAGAACAGAGAGACGACCTTGAATGTGGAATCATTACTATGGAAGAGATTCAAAAGGCGATTGGCGGAAGTGCTTATGGAGATAAGGTCAAAGAGTATCAGCTAATTAAACCATCACGCAACGGTATCAAAGAAGGCGTTCAGGACACTGTTTATACAGCAGAAGATATGGAAGTACCTGCATTAGAGATTGATGAAAATGAAGATTTATTCTCAGAAGAATCAGTTAGTGATGACGATGAAGATTTATTTGATTAGAGTTTAGAGCTTTTAGCTCTTTACTCGCTTGATGATTTATGAAACAAAACACTGTCTTTAAAAGGAGAAATTATACATATGGAATTACCAGTAATTAACGAAATTAAACCAGATATTAAAAACCTGTCAATCTATCTTAGATCCATTAAAAAGTTTGGAAAGACTACATTATTCAGAGATGTAATTATTGCAAAATATGGAGATCCGTCATGTGGACTTCTCGTACAGTGCGGATTTGAAAAAGGAACAAAGATGTTAGATAACATCAACACTCTGCGTATTACATCTTATGAAGATGCGATCGAACTTAAAGAATACCTAATTAACAAAAGAGTATTCAAGAGAGATAAATCTGGCAAGATTGTCCGTAACGAAAAGAGAAAACCAGAATACATCCCAGTAAAACACAATATTCAGATGGTTTGCTTTGATACAGTTGATGAAATTTGCCCACTGTTTGAAGAAGAAACAATCAGAATCAGCAATAAAGAAGGACAGAAAAAATGCAAAACTATCAATGCTGCAATGGGTGGTTATCAGGCAGGACAGAGATACACAGCTGATATGATCAAAGCTTATATGGGTGATATTGAAGATGCTGGCATCGGTGTTTGGGGAATTGCTCATACAAAATTCAAAACTATCAGAGAAAAAGGTGGCTTAGAAGAAGATGGATATCAGCAGTTAACATCTAATCTTGTAAGTGCTTATGAATCTGCTTTTGGTGATATTTTTGATGTAACTTTCACTGGTGTAATTGACAGAAATGTTGAAGTCAGAGGTGAAGGTGATAAAGCTAAGAGATATGCTACAGATGAAATTAGAAAACTTTATTTCCGTGGAACAACATTAATTGATGCTGGTGGTAGATTTGCTTCTGATGCAGTTCCTGAATATATGGTATTTGACAAAGGAAACATGGGAGAAGATTTCATTGAAGTGGTAGAAGATGGAATGGAGAAATCTAAAACAGTTCTTTCTAAAAAAACTAAAAAGCCAACTTCTCAGCCAGAGCCAGAAGATGAGATCGAGGAAGACATCGATGATGTTATTGAAGACGATGTCGTAGAAGCTGACGAAGATTTAATGGAAGATGTCGTTGATGAAGACGTATCAGATGACTACCCAGAAGATTTAAGAGAACATGTAAAAGAATTATATAAAACTTGTGGAGACGCAGATTTAAAAACAAAAGTTAAAGGCATCATTAAGCAGTATGGAAAACTTAGCGAAGTTGATGATGATGGGTTAAAAGAAATGTATGATCTGCTGAAATAGGAGTCTGAGCAATGCTTGTAAAATGTAGAATTTGCGGCAAAAAAGTAGACAGAAACGAAGCTTTTAAAGTAGCAGTAGAAGGTAAACCAAATGCCTACTACTGCTCAGAAGCTGAGTATAACAAAATGATGGAGAACCGCAAAAATAGAAATGATACATATTATTGTATTTATGATATTTTCGGCTATACGGTAACGAACACTGTATTAAATAAGGAAGTAAATGCTCTTGGCAAGATTTACGGATTTAAGCTGATATTAGAATACTTGCATGACAATCAAGAATATTTAACAAGAATTGTTGGGAGAGAATATAATAGCGAGTTTGCTAAGATTAAATACTTTTCAGCAATTTTAAAAAATAGTCTGGTTGATTATAGGGATTCTGACGAAAAGATTCCGCAGAGAAAACAAGCTACAGTTAAGCACCATGATGTAAGCAAACAGATCAATGAAAATATCGGAACCGAAAAAACTAAATACAAAAAGAAAAAGAAATCTCGTAGATGTATTGACGATATTTTGACGGAAGTTGGTGAGAAAGAATAGCAGATTTTGTTGCAGGAGTTAAAGACAAATATCCGTCAAAATTATTAAAAGGTCGCATGGAGGCAGAGGGAAATGTAATCAGTTGTTTTTTTAAAGATATGTTGCTTTTGGATGACACCACATTCGAACAGCACGATTTCATTACAAAAGATGGGCTTTTTTACTTTTCTATGCTCAAAAAATTACGTGAACAGGGCTTCTATTCTCTGGATGAAATCACGATTTTATCCAACCTGTCTGAGAACGCTATAAAAAGATACACTGACATGGGAGGATGGGATTCTATTCAACATCAGATAGATATTATCAACACACAGAATTTTGATGTGTATATCGACATTCTGTATAGAGAAAACACTATGCTGAAGATGTATGATGATGGATTTAACCTGTTCAAAGAGATAGACATTGACGGCAAGAAAATCGTACCAGTAACACTTTTCAGAAGAATGACTGCCGAGGAAGTTACAGATTGGTATGATGCAAGACTAAGTACATATGGTACGGGATATTCCAGTAAGATTCTGGAAGAAGAAGAAATTGATTTTGATGATGATTTTATTGATTCCTGCGTGGAAGGTGAAGAAAATGGAGTTCCATTTGATGTGGCAGGGATTGATATTAATGGCGAAGAAATGAACTGCTTTCCGTTCTTATCCAGACAGATCATGGGTATTCTTGAGGGAACACTTACTATGATGGGTGGATTCAGTAGTGCAGGTAAATCAACATGGTTTATCACTTTGCTTATGGCATTGCTGAATTATGATAGGAAAGTATTGATCATTTCAAACGAAGAAAAAGTAAAGAAATTTAAAGTCAAGTTTATGATTTGGCTTTTGGCGAAGCATAATCGTTATTTTAAGTTGACAAAAAAGAAAATGATGTCTGGACAGATTGATGATGCAAGCCGAAGAGAACTAAAAGACGTGCAACAGTTATGGCGAGAACAGTATAAAGGCAGGGTAAAATTCTTACTTATCAATGATGCTGACATGACTGTTGTCAAGAAGAAAATCAGAGAGCATGTACTTCGCTATGGATATGACACAGTGTTGTATGACACTTTTAAGATTCAAGAAGGAGATTTTAAAGGCAATCGTACTGACTTATCTTTGGTTCATGACAGTCGAGAGTTAGATAAACTTGCGAAAAAATATAACATTATCATGCTGGCATCTGTGCAGTTAGCAGAGTATATGAGAGGAAGACTATTTCTTGATAGTTCTGTTCTTTCAAACTCTAAACAGATCAAAGAAGTATTAGAAAATCTTTTCTTGATGAGAACCGTGTATGATGAAGAGCTTGACGAAAAGAGCAAATTCTATTGCCGTCCATTTAGGCTAAAAAAAGTCAATGACAAATGGATTGAGGAGGAATATCATCCTGACCGCACTGCGGTATGGAGAGCTTTATTTGTTGAGAAATGTCGAAGCGGTTCAAACTCATCAGATACAGGAGTTGGTTATCTACTTAAATTCGATGGTGATCATTGTATCTTTAGAGAGGTTGCGCAGGCAAGATTTAAACATGGAGAGATTAAATAATTAAAATGTGCGGTGTGATATATGTTAGACAATATAAAAAAAGAACTATTGTCTAATCCTGAAAAAATAAGAGAAGTCTTGGAGCATTTTGATTATTGTCATGTAGTGATCAGAAACACATATATGTCATTTGGTCGAGATGAGGTTTCTTCAAAGAAGTCCATAGTAATCAATCTAAAAAATAACAAAGCGTTGTTTGTGCATGATTATGCTAGAGCAATCCAAAAAGATTTGTTTTCATATATTATGCAGCAACGTGGAGTTGATTTTGCAGAGGTTTTAGGAGTTGTTAAAAACATCTTAGGGATTACTGATTACTATGATTTCTTTGATAGACAAGGTATTTTTGGCGGATTTTATGAAAGGATTAGAAATCACAATGTAGTTCGAATCCAAACTTATGATGAATCTATATTAGATAAATACAATAATGTAGGGAATTTAAGATTCCTTAAAGATAATATATCACTTGAAGCACAAAGAACTTTTGGCATTCGGTTTGATACATCATCTCAAGGGATCGCAATTCCGATTAGAAATCAATTAGGACAACTAATTGGCGTAAAAGAAAGATTTAACTATGACGTTGAAGATGGTGAAATGAAATATTTCTACGATGTTCCGTGTCAAATGTCTCAAACATTATATGGATATTCTCAGAATTATCAGTATTTAGCCAACGGTGTTGTGTTGATATTTGAGGCAGAGAAATCTGTAATGCAGTGTTTTACATATGGAATTAGAAACTGTGTGGCACTTGGCAGTGGAACAATCAGCAAGAAACAGGTGCAATTATTATTGGAATTAAATCCTAAAAAAGTAATATTTATGCATGATGTTGGCTATGATATTGAGAATATTATGAGAAATATTGACATGGTAAAAGGATACTCAAGATTTGCTGAGATTGAGTTAGGATACTGGGACTTTAAATTAAGTGAGTATTCCAATAAGGTATCACCGTCCGATATGGGAAAAGAAAAGTTAAATTACATATTAGAAAACGAAATAAAAATGATAGGGGATGAAGACGTCGAAGAAGAAATATAACATTTTGAACGATTGCAGAGGACTTTTTGAAGATGAGGTATTTGAAATTATCATGCAGGAGCGTGGTATTGATGATCCAGAGCATTTTCTAAATCCTACGGAAGATGATTTACTTCCTCTTGATGACTTAAAAAATATTGATAAAGCATATAAGCTTTTGGTAGATGCAGTATACAAAGATAAACGTATTGCAGTACATTTTGACACAGATACTGACGGAGTTGCAGCGGGAACTATTATGACACGACATTTAAAAAACATGACAGAAAATCCAGTAGATGTATACATTAACCGAGGCAAACAGCATGGATTAGCAAATCAGGACATTGCTAAGTTTTATGGGTATGATTTACTGATTGTCGTTGATAGTTTGGATAAAGACGAGACTCAGTATAAGGATTTAAAAGAAACAGGAGTTGATGTGATTGTGTTAGATCACCATGCCATCGATCCAGATGTTCCTTATGACAACTATTGCACATTAGTTTCTTCTCAGAGAGAATATGAAAATCCACAGCTATCTGGCGCAGGTGTTGTTTGGAAGTTTTGCAAGTATATTGATGAGCAGAATGGTACAGATTATGCAGATGATTTGGTCGATCTAGCAGGCGTTGGGCTGATTGCAGATATGATGGATATGAGAGTAATGGAGAATCGTTACATTGTATCCGAAGCTTTGAAAGAAATTAGAAATCCTGCGATTAAGAAGATTATTGGTGGATTTGAATTCAACAGCACAGCAGTTGCTTTTAGTATTGCACCGTTGGTTAATGCTGCAAACAGAATGGATCAGAATGAAATTGCTCTAAATGCTTTCCTTGAAGATGACAATAAAAAGTTACGAGGATATATTAAACAGTTAAAGCAATGCAAAGAAGACCAAAATGAAGAGGTCGCACAGCTGATGCCAATGATTGCAGAGCAGTGTGAGGCTCAGAGTGATAAAAAGATGATCACAACTTTTATTGACACTGATTATGGTATTTCTGGATTAATTGGGAACAAGTTACTTGAAAAATATCAGAAACCGATTCTTGTGCTAAAGAAAAATGAAGATACATACGCAGGATCTATGCGAGCTGTTGGTGTCAAAGACTTTAGACAGATGTGTAATGATAGTCAATTGGCTGAAGCGAATGGACATGAACTTGCCAGTGGTATTGAAATTCCTAGAAAGAACTTTACCGAGTTCACCTCTTATATAGAAGAAACTCTTCCAGATAAACCAGAAGATACAACAGTTGATGTCGATATTATGCTTGATATTTCAGACATTACAAGAAAAATGGTTGACACGATTAAGAAAATTGATCGTATTTCTGGGCAGGGATTTAAGCCTGTAAGAGTTTATATTGAAGAGATTGACGACTATGACATTGGTCAGATGAGCAATTATAAACATCTTGTCCTGAAACCATGTAACAATGATAAATTGTGGATCATTAAATGGAACTATGATGGATCGTTTGAGGATATGGAAGACCATTCTATGATGAATGATGAGTTTTGTGCAGTTACTACACTTGATTGCGGATTCTTTGGAAGAAAGTTTGTGCTGAAAGCTGTGTGTGATTCACTTGAAGAGGTGGGATGATTATGGCAGGAAAAGAAGTATTTTGTTCAGTCTGCGGTTTATCATCTACTTTGGACGGACATTTTTGGAAAGAAAAGAAGTTGTGCAACAGACACAATATGCAGTTAGAAAAACATGGAAAACTGTTAGATAAAGATATAGTGATCCCTAAAAAGAGGCATAGATGGACTCCAGAAGAAGAAGTCAGATTAGAAGAGTTGTATAAACAAGGAGTTTCTTTTGAAAAAATTAGTAAACAAATGAATCTATCCGTGGCAGCCATAGCGGCTCGAAGTCGTCATTTGAATCTTGGCAATAAGTATATGAGGTCTAATAATCCTAATTTTAAAGCCACATATCAGGATTATGATTGGTGTTATGAAAGATATGTTGTTAAGGGAATGACTCATCAAGAAATGGCAGATGAATGTGGTGCCTCGTTAAGAGTTATTCAGAAATGGTGTTCTGAAGTTCATAAATTAAATTGTTGGACTTTCAAAAACAATAAGACATTAACCGATAAACAGTATCAAATTATTTTATTTGGCACATTAGGAGATGGGCATATTGATAAGAGAGAGACGCAACCTTTGTATATTGAATGTCATTCTATAGCAGAAAAGGATTACGTGTTTTGGAAATATGAAGAATTAAAAGATTTATGTAACTCTGAGCCAAAGTATTATGAAGGTGGCTATAAAGATTTTGGTTCTGGTACAAAGTATTGGTGTAAACCACATTACAGATTTGAGACAAGAATTATTAATCAATTGAAGGACATTCGAGACATGCCAAGAATCAATAAGATTTGGCAATTGAATGAATTTGGATTATCTCTTCATTGCTTAGACGATGGATGCAGAGGTAAATCAGCGTGGGAATTATGTTTGGCAGAATATACTCAGCAAGAAATTGATTTATATATCAAGCTGTGTAAAAAGAGATTTGGGTTATATGCTAAACAGCAGACAGATAAAAGATATATAAGATTTGATTCAGATTCAAGTAGAATTATTGATCAAATTATTTTAAACAATATTCCTAATTCGCTTGACATTATCAAAAAGAAGATATTAGAAAACGATAAAATTTCTAAAAAAGTAAGATACATTTATGTTGTCATGCAGAACGGAGAACAGATTGGTTTATCTACATATTGTAGATCTCATGGTATTCCATATGAAAAGACAAGAAAATATGTCATTGAGCACAATATCTCTCGAATTCAAGAAGCTGATCTACTAAATAGATTAAAAGCTGGAGGATTAATGAATGCGGTATAACAATTATCATAAACACGATCATGTGTCAAATATCTTTACCCCAGATACAAATACTAAACAAGAAGAGTATATTCTTAAAGCATTGGAGTATGGGCATACAAGTTATTATAGTACGAATCATGGCAGTTTTGGAGATATCTTTGAAGCCAGAACATTGTGTAATAAGTATGGATTGCGTTGTATTGCAGGCATCGAAGGATATATTGTCCCAAATGCGTCGCAAAAAGACAAAAGGAATTATCATATTATAGTGATCCCTAAAACCGATGAAGCCAGAAAGAAGATGAATTATGTATCAAGTATGGCAAACATCAAAGGGTTTTATTATAAACCAAGATTTTTTTTATCTGATTTATTAAAACTTGATCCCAATGATGTTTATATTACAACTGCATGTGTAGCAGGATTATTACGAGATGAGGATTCAATTAATGAGATTTTTATGCCTCTATATAAGCATTTTAAAGAAAATGTAATGCTAGAAGTTCAGACTCATGATGATCCGTTGCAAATTGAAATCAATAAAAAGGCAATATATCTGTCTGATCAATATGGGTTAAGCTTAATTGCTGCAAATGATTCACACTATATTGACGAATCAGGCAAAGAAGAACGTCTGGAATTATTGCGAGGTAAACATATCAATTACGGCAGTGAAGACGATTTTATATTAGATTATCCTACTGCTGAAACAATGATTGAAAGATTCAAAAAACAAGGCGTTTTGACAGATAGACAAATCTCAGATGCATTAAATAACACATTGTTGTTTGATGAATGTGAAGAAATACAACTCGATTATTCAATTAAAATGCCTACGATTTATCCTAACTTGACTCCCGAACAAAGAGTGGGTCTTCTAAAAAAAGAAGTAAATAAACGGTTCAAGGAGATTCGAAAAGAAGAACATATTGAAGGAGAAGAGTTTAAAAAATATAAAGATGGAATTCGATATGAGATGAAAATCATCGAGGATACTAACGATGAAATACATACAGCGGACTATTTTTTGTTTAATGAGAAAAATGTAGATCTTGCAGTTAATAAATATGGTGGTGTATTGACTCGTGGTGGAAGAGGTAGTTGCGGTTCCTTCTATATAAATAGGATATTGGGAATGACACAACTAGATAGATTTAAAATTAATCTTCCGCTTTTCCCAGACAGATTTGCTTCTACTGCCAGATTGCTAGAGAATCGCTCATTGCCCGATATAGATTTTAACGTAAAATCCCAAGAACCATTTATTAAAGCTTCAAGGGAATTGCTTGGTGAACACGGGTGTTATCCAATGTATGCACCAGGAACCATGCAAATATCTGAAGCATTTAGAAATGTATGTAGATCTAAGAATATGTCATTTGACGAATTTAATCATGTGGCAAAAAATCTGGAAGAATATCAAGATGATCCGAAATGGAAACCGATTATCGAAGAGGCAAATCGCTATGTTGGAACAATTATATCTGGTTCTGTACATCCTTGCGCCCATATTTTAAGCAACACTAATTTGCTTTATGAGTACGGTGTTACTCGTTTAGGTGAAAACGTATGTGTTTTAATTACTTCATCTGAAGCAGATGAATATAAGGTACTTAAAAACGATTATCTTATCGTCACGGTCTGGAAGCTTATTGACGAAACATTTAAAGAGATTGGAATTCCGATTATTAAGGCAAATGAATTATTGGATAAAATTAAAGATGATCAGAGAATATGGGATTTATTTAAAAATGGTATTACATGTACTTTAAATCAGGTTGATAGCGACAATGGATGTAGACAAGCAAAACAGTATGGTATTTCGTCATTTGAGGATGGCGCCCATATTGCAGCAGCCATAAGACCGTCTTTTGATTCATGGAGAGAACAGTTTTTAGATAGAAAACCATATACAACTGGTTCAGATCAGCTAGACAATGTTTTGAAAGATACTCATGGATACATTTTATTTCAAGAATCATTAATGCAATATTTTGACTGGTTAGGGGTTAGCCCAGCTGAATCTATTGGTTTAATTAAGAAAATTTCCAAGAAAAAAATTAAACAATCGGATTTTGATAATCTTGAGGAAAGAATCAAAAAGCAATGGATTATTAATACTGGCTCAGAAGAAATGTTTTCCGAAACATGGCATTTGGTACAAAGTTGTATGAGCTACGGATTTTGTTCAGCCCATGCAGCAGCAACCTCATTGGACATGTGTTATGGAGCATATCTAAAGGTCAATTATCCTTACGAATACTACAGTGTTTGCTTCAATAATTACGTTGGAGACAAAGAACGAACTAATAAACTGACAAATGAGTTAGAGTATTTTGGTATTAAATTAAGTGATATTAAGTTTAGGCACTCTAACTCAAAATATTCTTATGATAAAGAAACCCATACAATATTCAAAGGCATGTCTTCTATAAAATTTGTTGGGGACAATGTTGGAGAAGAATTATATGAATTGCGAGACAATCAATATGATTCTTTTATAGATTTGTTGCAAGATATCTCTAATACATCTGTCAATTCTAAACAGTTGGATATTTTAATTAAATTAGATTTCTTTTCTGAGTTTGGGGATATTAATTATTTGCTCAAACAAGTTGAATGTTATGACAAATTCTATGGCAGAAAACAGTTTACAATTTCGAAGCTCCAAAAAGAAGGCGAAGATATTGAATTAATCAAAAAGTATTGTCAGAAACAGACAGAAAAAACATTGAAAGAATTTGATTATATTGGATTTTTGAAAGTTATGACATCAAGTATGGCATATTCACCAGTTTCAATAACTGAACGGATGGATTATCAGAAAGAATATATTGGTTACATCAGTTACATTAACCCAAACATCAGCAAGCGATATTACTATGTCAAAGATTTATCTGTAACAAAATCCATCGTTAACATTCAATTATATGAAATTTACTCTGGAAAAACACAGAAAGTAAAAATGTGGACAACCCAATATAAGAAGAATCCATTCGATGAAGGAGATATTCTATATCTGAAATCAGTTGAGAAGAAACATAAAAAAGAACCAACTGGGGAGATCAATACAAAAACAGGAAAGAAAATCTACAAAGATGTACCAGATAAATTTGAGTTTTGGCTTAAGAATTTCACTATTAAAAATGACGCAGAGGAGGAATTAATATAATTCAATTTTACAAATATACCGACAAGGAAATCAAAGAACTCATCAGCTCGATGACAATCCTGGTTGACACAAGGGAGCAAAAGGCTGATCATATCATAGGTTACTTCGATAGAAAAAGCGTAAATCATAAAAAGAAAGCATTGAATTATGGAGACTACAGTTTCCTGATTCCTGCAAATGAAAAGCTTGGTATTCAGAGAGATATGTATTTTGACAGCAAAGTATGTGTTGAGCGCAAAGGAAGTCTTGAAGAAATCAGTGGCAATTTATCAAAAGATCGTGCCAGATTTGAAAAAGAGTTAAGTCTTGCACCAGAGACAAAAGTTATTCTGCTTGAAAACGCCAATTACTCAGATATTGCAGATGGCAATTACAACACGCAATATAACAAGAAATCATTCATCGGATCATTGCATAGCTTCTGGTTCAAATACGATGTGCCGATATTCTTCATGCCAGATAATAAATATTCTGGGCTGTTTATTAGATTGTATTTTGAGTATTACTTTAAAAATTATTTAAAAGGGAAATGAGGTGCTGCCTAAATAATGGAGAGTCAGACATGCGGAAAGGTATGCGAGTTTGAAATGATTCCTACATATCAGATATTTTATAATGAAGAATCAATGTTTGGTATCTATGCGTTTTGTACAAAAGATCAGATACCACAATTCAGTCCATACAATGATAATAAATTTGATGACTCAGGAGATAAAGAATATGTTGCAAGTAAACTTGTTGGAGAAGTTCAACAGTTATATATTGGGACAAAGTATAATGTAAAAGCGACATGTATTTATTCTCAAAAATATCATGAATATCAATATAAACCGATTTCGGTTGTTGCAGACGTTCCAAAAACACAGACTGATCAGCTAATGTTTTTGAAAACGCAAGCTAAAGAATTAGTCGCAGAAGGTTTGCTTGCCGTATATCCAAATATTATTGAGGATGTTATGGCAGGCAAATGTAAGACGATTGACACATCTATGATTAAAGGACTTGGCAACAAGACATGGGCGAAGCTCAGAGAGAAGATCATTAATAATTATGTGATTTCCGAGGTTGTAGTTATGCTACAGCCTCATGGGATTACCTTTAATATGATTAAGAAATTAGTAGAAGCTGAGCCAGATCCAGAAAAGTTAAAATATAAAATCAACACAAATCCTTACATTTTGACTAAGATCAGAGGTCTTGGATTTAAGAAAGTTGATGATATTGCTTTAAAGATTCGTCCAGAGTTGAGAGATTCCAAGTATCGACTTGATTATTTTATGACGTATTATTTAACGAATCTTGGCGAGAGTGACGGGCATACATATATGGCAATTGCCACGTTGCGATCAGAAGTTAGTGCAACAGTTGGAGAATGTCTGCATATATTTGACGATTATGTGGAAAATGATTTTCCTTCAGACATCTATGTTAGTGGCGAACTAATTGGTTTGAAAAAGTACCATGACACAGAAATGAATATACTGGCATTGTTGCAAGAACGCAGAGATACCAATTCTACCAAGAAGAAAGAGATAATCACTGTAAACGAAATTGGACAAGTTATTGCTGAAGTTGAAAAAGAAGAAGGATTTACTTTTAGTGAAGAACAAAACAAAGGTATTTATACTGCATTACAAACAAATGTCATCTTGATTAGTGGTGAAGCTGGAACTGGTAAAACTACCTTATTAAAGCCGATCATCAGATGTTATAAGAAAAGAAATTACAGCATTGCTGCATGTGCGTTATCTGCGAAAGCAGCACAAAGAATCCAAGAAGCAACAGGATTAGAAGCAAGAACTATTCATAGATTGCTTGAGGCACAAGGCGTAGATTCATTTATGCACGATGCCAACAATCCATTGCCAATAGATGTAGTTCTTTTAGATGAGGCAAGTATGGTTAATGCAGGGTTGTTCTATCAATTACTTTTGGCAATTCGTCCAGGTACAAAGATTATTATTAGCGGAGATCATATGCAGTTACCACCAATTGGATATGGTAACATTTTCTCTGATCTACTCAAAATGGATGAGTTAGATTCAGTGCAATTAACGAAGCCAATGAGACAAGCAGAAAAGTCTGGTATTCTTAGTGATGCTAGAAAAGTGCGTAGAGCAATTTCTCCAATTGAGGATTTTAGTGCTAAACAAGTTCATGGAGAGCTACATGATATGTTTTACATTTTCAGAAATAATCGTGAGAATATTTTTAATTTGGTTGTAAAGCAGTTCATGACGTGTGTTAAACAAGACGGTATGGATAATGTGGTTGTAATCTCTCCTCGTAAGTCAGGTTGCATAAACTCTACAGAAGAACTTAATGTAGCAATTCAGAAAGAATTGTATAAAAATAAATCCAATGCAAGGTTTGTTACATATGGCAAAACAAAGAAGTTTTATGTGGGAGATAAAGTGCTTCAAACCAGTAATGACTATGAAAGAAACACATTTAATGGAGATGTTGGATACATTACTGGCATTGATTATGATAAGAAAGTTGTTCACGCCATGATGAATCCAGACATGGATAAGAAGATGATTGAATATTCTTTCGCTCAGTTAGGGCAACTGCAATTAGCATATGCATTAACCACGCATAAACTTCAAGGATCGGCTGCACAAACTGTGATCGGCATCATTGACAACACACATTACAAATTGCTTGATAACTGTATGCTATATACAATGTTAACACGAGCTAAGAAAAGATTTGCGCTCCTTGCAGAACCAGAAGCGTTCAAGAGATGTATCGTAACAAATCATAATAAGAGGCGCACTTGGTTAAGCCTAAAAAATTAACTTTATTCTTTGCACCTATTGACAGGGTGCAAGAAGTATGATAAGATACCAATATGCTAAGGAAAGGAGATGTGAAAATGAGAAAAAGATTTTTAATGAAAGTGGTCTCGTTTAGTTTTTTAGCAATGTGTTCGGGCTTTATGACTCACACGGTTAAAGCAGAGGAGCGACCCTCGGTAGAGGCTTCAACCTTATCAACAGAGACAACTGTTGCAGAAAATAAGCAAGGCAATGTGATTTCAGACAATCCAATCAGCCAAAGCGTTGCATTAAAAGATGTTCATGAGCATTATCAGAAATGTAAGAAAGCTGATGAAGAGCAAGCAAGACAGATTCGATTAGAAAAACTTCGAAAGAAACGATTGCGAATTAAACGACAGCGGCTGAAGCGAAAGCGAGAACTTGAAAAGAGTTCACTTGGAACATTTTTGATCACGGCATATTGTCCATGTTATGAATGTTCTGAAGGATATGGATCTAAGATTGCTTGGAATCATGCATGGCATAAATTTGCTCGACCATATCATACGATTGCGGTTGATAAAAACATTATCCCTTATGGAACAAGAGTTAAGATTGAGGGATACGGTGACACAATCTTTGTGGCAGAAGATTGCGGAGGCAAAGTAAAAGGAATGCATGTAGACGTGTTCAAATCAACACATTCCGAAACAATAAATGTGCAACAGCACAGAAAAATATATGTAGTGAAGTAATTGGCAGTTACTGAAAGACATAGAAAACACAAATTAAAATAATTAACTAAACAATATAAACAAGAAAAGGAAAATCCAAAAATTATGAAAACTGAATATGTGAAAGAAATGAATGTCTTGATCGACAGAATCAATGATGCTTCATATGCGTACTACGCAGAGGATAATCCGATCATTTCAGATAAAGAATTTGACGATTTATGCGCTGCTTTAGAACGGCTTGAGAGAGATTCTGGTGTTGTTTTGAATAATTCGCCCATCCACCACGTTCAAGGATTTATAATTGATTCTCTGGCTAAAGTAAAGCATACACGCCCAATGTTATCAGCTCAGAAGACGAAGGATGTCAATGAGGTCAAAAAATTTCTTGCGGATAAAATTGGTGTTTTATCGTGGAAGGAAGACGGTCTCAGTATTGTTCTCAGATACGAAAATGGACGCTTAAAACAAGCAATTACAAGGGGAAATGGCGAAATCGGTGAGGATGTCACTCACACGATGAAAATGGTACGAAATGTTCCACAGTCAATCCCTGAAAAGCGTTATCTTGAAATTCGTGGTGAAGCAGTTATTGGATATGATGATTTTGCTAAGATTAATGAAAAATTACATGGCAAATACAAAAATGCAAGAAATTTAGCAGCAGGTACTGTTAGACAGTTAGACTCCAATGTGGCAAAAGAAAGGAAGTTGGCTTACAAAGTATTTGAATTAGTCAAACTTGGAGACACACCTGAATCAGAGATGCCAAGCATTGCAGATAGTTTTAAATATCTTGCAGAACAAGGGTTTGACGTAGTAGAGCATCAGGTCGTTAACCGAGATAATGTTGAAGAGTATATGGAAACATTTCAGCCAGAAGAATACAAATATCCTGTTGATGGTTTAATTATTTCCTACAACGATTATCAATATGGTAAATCGTTAGGAATGACGGGGCATCATCCATTATCGTTGATCGCCTACAAATATAAAGATGACCTCTATGAAACAACGATCAGAGATATTGAATGGAATACATCTCGTACAGGGTTGATTAATCCAGTTGCAGTATTCGATCCAGTTGATCTTGATGGTGCAGAAACTACAAGAGCCACATTACATAATGTAAGTTACATTGAAGGATTGGAACTTGGTGTAGGTGATACGATTCAGGTTTATCGAAGCAACATGGTAATTCCAAAAGTACACGATAATCTGACAAGAAGCAATACATTCAAGATTCCAGATACTTGTCCAACCTGCGGTGGCGAAGCAAAAATCATCAATGAAAATGGTAGCAAAGTTTTAAAATGCATGAATCCTGACTGCAAGGCAAAGCTATTAAGCAAGTTTGTGAACTTTGTTTCCAGAGATGCAATGAATATTCAAGGTTTATCTGAGGCAACACTGAAAAGATTTATTGATCTTGGATGGCTGAAAGATTATACAGATATTTATAATTTAGTAGAGCATAAATTTGAGATGAAGAACCTTGATGGATTTGGTGCAAAAAGTGTTTCTTCCTTATTAAATAGCATCGAGGAAAGTCGCAGATGTAAACTGGTTAATTTCGTAACAGCACTTGGTATTGAGCTTGTCGGGAAGTCAACGGCAAAGGATATTTGCAAGCTTATTGATAAGATTTCTCTATTGAATAACGAAAATCCATACGATGTGTTTATTAAAAGAATCAAACAGAGGAAATACTTTGGTCATATTGATGGCATCGGTATTACAACTTCATTATCAATGGATGCTTATTTCGGAGACAATCTTGAAATGGTCGAGAAACTAGCCGAAGAACTTGAATTTGAGATGCCAGAAAGCAAGAAAGAATTTGCTGTTGATCTTACAGGAATGACTTTTGTTGTGACTGGTAAAGTAAACAAGTTTGCCAATCGTAATGCGATCAAAGATGAAATTGAGTCCAGAGGTGGCAAGGTTGCAGGATCTGTATCAAAGAATACGAATTATCTTGTGAACAATGATGTGAATTCTACAAGCAGTAAGAATAAAAAAGCACAACAGTTAGGTATTCCGATCATTGATGAAGATGGACTGATTAAGATTCTGAAGGGAGATACGAGTGAATAA